AGCTTCTCTCTAGGCAGTTTAGAAAGGCAGCCTAAAAAGTGACCTAAAATGAGGCTAGAATTTCAACTTGTATGGGAAAAATGGAAAGCTCTATGTGTGTGTGTGTGTGTGTGTGTGTGTGTGTGTTATATATGGTGTCGTCATATATAATAAATATAGATTAGTTTTGAAGCCCTGTCAAAAAACTGCAATACATAATGAAAGTTTCCAATTCAAGTCATAAATTATAAGCAAAACTGATGGCAAGCATTAACCTGTTTAACGAGCATTCAGTAGACAACCTTCATAGGCTAACACAGAGGCAGAAGGATGCTAATGATAAGGAATGGTATAAGAGGAAGGCAGACCTGGTAGATAACTTTGGTTTATCAGGTAGAGGTAATAACCTGTTCAACTTCCATAATATAGGAGAATATAAGAGGAAGAAGGTTAACTATGACTTGTTCAATAATATACTAGATAAGAGTGAGCTAGGCTATATAGCTACTCAGTTTGAAGATGTAGGGGAACTTCCTGCTGATATATCTAATAAGGATATACTCTCTAACAAAATAAAGTTACTGATGGGTATGGAAGCTAAGATGCCATTCTCATATAGGGTGATAGCTACTAATCCAGAAGCTACTAGTAGGAGAGAGCAGACTGAAGCTAAGATGGTTAAGGAGTTTGTGACTAATGAGATAATGAAGCCTATAGACCAGATGCTCAAGCAACAGCAGATGGAAGCTACTAAAGGTAGGCAACTAAGTCCAGAGGAATTGAAACAACTGGAAGCAGAGATAGCAGAGCAGAGGAAAGCCATGACTCCTGATGAGATATACAAGTACATGGCTAGAGACCATACAGACCCTTATGAAGCACTGAATAATCAGATATTAGAATATCTAATTAATACAAAGAATCTGTTTGATAAATTTAACTTAGGATGGAAACATGCTTTGTTATCTGCTGATGATATATACTTTGTAGGCAGGCTTAATGGTGAACCTGATATAATACCAGTTAATGCCTTATTCTTTGAATATGATAGAGATAGTAGTGCTACTATGGTACAGGATAGAGAGTGGGCTAGGTATGAGTGGAGAATGAGTCCTTCACAAGTAATAGCCCAATATGGTAGTGAGCTTACAGTTGAAGAGATAGATAAGGTGTATGCTTATAATGAGAATCCTATGAATGTTAGTGATTCTATGTTTACCTTTGACCAGACTAACTTTGATGAAGGAGAGAGTTTAAGAGTAGCCCATCTAGTATGGAAGAGCTTAATGAAAATAGGGTTCTTGACTTATAGGGATAGAAAGGGGAAGCAGAGGATGTTGTTAGTAGATGAGAACTATAAGTTTAACAAGGGTGGTGGAGATATAAGGATAGAGTGGGAGTGGATACCTGAGACACATGAATGTACTAAGATAATGAATGACATTTATGTGATGGCAAGACCAGTACCAGATCAAGATAAAACTCTGGATAACCTATGGAATGCCAAATTACCTTACTATGGCTGTACATCTGATAACTTAAACTCTGTACCTACTGCACTAATGGATAGAGGTAAGGTATTCCAATATTACTATGATATTATAATGTATAGGATAGAGCTACTAATGGCTAGCGACAAGGGAAAGATACTTGCTGCTAACATTAAGGCTGTACCTAAGTCAGCAGGGATAAACACAGAGAGATTTATCTATTTCATGGAAGCTAATAAGCTAGCCTTCTTTAATCCTAATGAAGAAGGTAATAAGTCAGGCCCAAGAGAGATATCTAATATAGCTACTGTACTAGATATGAGTCTAGCTAATGAGATAGACAAGTATATCTCTCTGGCAGAATACATAGAGAGGAAGTGTGGTACAGCTATGGGCATTAGCCCACAGATGGAAGCACAGATACAACCTGATGAACCAGTAGGGAATACTAGACAGAATCTTGTGCAGAGTTCGCACATAATCCAGCCTTATTTTCAAGCACATAATACAGTTAAGAGAGATGCTCTAACAGCAGTACTTGAGGTAGCTAAGAGTAGATATAGTGAGGATGATGCTCCAGAGGTACTTCATTGGGTACTTGATGATATGAGTTTGAAGATGCTATCCTTGAACCAGAAGAACAAGGATATGCTAAGGAATAGTAGGATAGGGCTATATGTAGCTAATTCTGCTAAGGATGAAGATGCTAAGAATGCAATAGTTAATCTAGCTCAAGCTGCTATGCAGAATGATAAGGCTACTCTGGGAGATATTATTAAGGTTATGAAGTCTAATAGTCTACAAGATGTAGAAGAACAATTAGCTGTAGCTGATGCTCATGCACAGCAGAGAGAAGATGCAATAGCTAAGAGACAGCAACAGCATGAGAAGGAAATGCAAGCTATGGTTGCACAGGCTGAGACTGATAGACATAAGAATGCTATTGATGAGATAATAGTGAAGGCTAGAGAAGATAGGCAGACTAAGAAGGAAGTAGGAGCTATTACTGCTTTAGGCTTTGCAGAGGATAAGGATGTGAATGATAATTTAATACCAGATGTATTGGAAGTGGCTAAGATACAGGGAGACTTGGCTATTAAGGGCCAGAAGGCAGCAACAGAAGAGAGGAGTCAGTCATTGGAAGAGCAGAAATTTCAACATCAGAAGGCTCAGGATGAGCATCAGAAGAAGATAGATAAAGAGTATGTTGAAATTGATAGGAAGAAAGCAAGCAAACCTACTGGTCAAAAATAGGTGTTTGCTCTATAATCATTTAATCAAATAGTTCAGTTTCAATCTGAATAAAAGTTCAGTTTAAATCTTAAATTACAACAGGTTATGGCAAAGAATGTACTAGCTACCTTCCCACTTGACGATGGGGAAGAGAGCTTCTTCGGAGTAAAGGCTGATGCAGGGTTCAGCCAGAGTCACATAGACAAGATAATCAAAGAGGTAAAAGAGGAAGGAGATGTTACAGAGGATGAAGATGATGATGCAGGGGAGAAAACTAGGTTAGACGATGACAAAGCTAAGGCTAAGAAGGCTAAGGCTAAACCAGAGGATGAAGGTGAAGAAGAGGAAGAGGAAGATGTGGATTTCACCTTTGATGATAAAGAACCTAGTACAAAACCTAAAGCTAAGTCAGATGAAGAAGACAAAGCAGAGAAGAAGAAAAGAGAAGCTGCTAAGAGAAGAGAAGAGATTGAGGAAGATGATGATGAGGAAGATGATGATGATAATAAGGATAAGAAGGAAGATGGAAGAGCTAAGGATACCGCTAAGCCTAAGGCAAAGGCTAAAACTGATGAAGAGGATGATGAAGGAGACAGAGATGTAGATGAGGAAGAACTGAAGCTATTTACAGCTTTAGCTGAGGATTTGAAGGATAGGGGATTCTTCAAGGCTGTAGAAGTTAAGAAGAATACTAAGTTCGATGAAGAGAATTTCTTTGAAGCTGTAGATGGTGAAGTAGAAGGTAGAGTACAAGAGACCTTTGAGGCTTTCTTTGAGGAAATGAGTGATGATGGAAAAAGGTATCTAAAGTTCCTTAGAGATGGTGGTAATGAGGTAGATTACATTAACCACATGCGTCAGCCTCTGGATTTTAGTAAGTTTGATGAGAACAATAAGAAGCATGTTGCTAATGTGCTTCGGTACTATATAACAAATGTTGAGCAATTAGAGGCAGATGAGCTGGAAGATAGGATAAAATACATACAGGAGAGCGGAAAAGAGAGGGATTATGCTACAAGATGGAATAATAAGCTAAAAGCTACACATGAAAAGAAGGTTAAAGCCATAGAGGATGCTGTAAAGGCTAAGAAAGCCCAAGAAGATGCAGATACTCTGGAGTTTAACAAGGAAATTAAGGAAGTTCTTGATAAAAGCGATGAAATTAATGGTATAGAGATAGCTGATAAGAAGAAAATCAACGACTATATCACTAAACCTACTGTAAAGGTTGGAAAGAACAGGTTTGTACCACAGTTATTTGTGGATATACAGAAGGTACTAGCTGCTAACACCCAAAAAGACAAGAGAAAGTGCATCCTACTGGCACAGATACTCACTAATGACTTTGATTTCTCTGATATAGTGGCAGAAAAGGAGACAAAGACCTTGAAGAAGGCACAATCTAGAGTGAAAGAAGCCAGAGTAAGTGGGTTTAAGGGTGGTAATCTAAGAACAAATGGTGTTAAATCATTAAGTGATTACATAGATTAATTAAAAATAAATAACAATGGCGAGACTAAACAACAAACTTATCACTAAGCAGATGCCTTGGCACGCTAATATGACAGAGTTAAACCACTTAGGGGCTGCTCTATTGGCTAAGCCTACAGTATTTGAGGGTAAGATGAACCAGTTATTTACCGCTACAAGATACTCTGACAATCCATTGTCAACACTTCTGGCAGGTAAAGCAGAGAAGACAATTACAACAACACAGTGGGAATGGGATATGAAGGGAGCTTCTGTAAGACCACTGGTACTTGTTGAGAATGTTGAGCCTGATAGTAATACTACACCGGGAAAATGGAAGCAGAACTTCAAGATGAAACTTGATGAAGACTGGTACATTCCAGGTGATGTTATCCATCCAGGTACTTCTAACAAGAAGTTACAGGTTAGGATACAGAGTCAATCATTTAAGCATGGTAATGGGCATATCTATGAGGTTAGAGGTATGAGTGACGACCCTCAATGGTTTATGCCACCACAATACCTACAGCCCGGACAGCAATGGGCTAAGTTGTTCTCACAGTATGAAGAAGCTGCTGAACAATCAGGTAGCACACAGTATAGCCTTCCTATTAGCTTGGCTAGCAGGATGGGTAGGTACAGAAAGAAATATCGTGTAACAGGTGATGCTGCACAGGAAGTTCTTGCTGTAAAGATACCCGATAATAAGGGTAGACTGCATGATAGCTGGATTAAGTATGCAGAAGTGGAATACTGGGAACAATGGTATAGAGAGCTTGAAAGAGGCTACTGGTATAGCCGTAGTACAGATACTGTATTAGGTGCTAATGGTAGACCTATTTACTCTGGTCCAGGGGTACAAGAGTACCTTGAGGATAGCCATGTACACTACTATTCTGTTCTTACAGCTAGACTTGTAGAGGAATATCTTATGGATATTTTCTACTCTAGGGTGAAACCTGGGAAGGCTAGGCATATTAAGGGCTTTAGTGGGGAGTATGGAATGATACAGTTCCACAGAGCTATACAGGATTGGAATGAGAAGAGGAAAGGGTTTATTCAGGTAGTTGACCAAGTATTTATCAATAAGACTACTTCTGCCTATCATACTAATGCTTTGGAAGCAGGCTTCCAATATGTGAGGTATCGTATGGCAAATGGAGCAGAACTTGAGTTAATTCATAATCCACTCTATGATGATAGGGAAATTAACTTTGCTATTGACCCTGTTACTGGGTATCCAGAAGAGTCACAGAGGATAACATTCCTTGACTTTAGTGGACAGGGTACAGACTTTGGTTCCGGTAACATTGCTATTATGCACAAAGCTAATAGCTTGAAGTTAGCTTATGTGTGTGGTTTGCAGACACCTTATGGCCCAGCTAACAAGGGACAGCAGGCACACTCTGGTGACTACTATGAGATGCACGTTCAAAAGCAGTGTGGATTACACATTGAAGATATAAGTAAGTGTGGAGAGTTAATCTTAGCACGAGCTTAAACAAGAAGGGGGATTCGTGTGGGTCTCCCCCTTTTTAATAGGTTGAAACTACAGGTACAGGTTAAACTACATATATGATTAAGACAGACACTTTGGTAGAGGTACGCCCTCTAGATACAGAGAAGTGGCATGGCAAGAAGGGTAAGGAGAACTTTGCCCAGCCAAAGACACTAGAAGTTCTTTTTGATAGGAAAACAGGTGGATATGCTACTGGACTTACACCTGAAGAAGCAGAGCATTATGGTAAGATACTAGGAGTAGACTTATCAAATGTTTTCAGTCCAGATAGTCCACATCCTTATTGGAGTAGTAAGGCTTCATGGATACCATTACCTAATCATACTAAGGTTTTTGATATGAAAAAACCTGCTGAGTATGTGAAGATAAAGAACATGAAGGCTTCAAGTAGGGTAGCTAATAGCTTAAAGGACTATGAAGATGGTCTATATCCAGAGGCTACTCACTACATAGTAGATGAGGTAGAAGAGATAGCTGGTAAAGCTATTATGGCTAACCATAGGAAAGAAGCTTATCTTATGCTGGATAAGATGACTGATACTGATAAGACTTCTATGATACAGATACTATCTAAGAAGAACCTCAAGGGTAGGACAGCAGACTTTATCAATGCAGAGATAGACGAGATACTGCTAGATAAGGAGAGATTAGAGCCTTTCTTGAGATATGCTAAGATGGGTAGAGAAGAAGTCAATTTAAGAGCTACATTACTGGTTGGTCTATCACAGAATGTACTTACTAAAGAGGGAGAATCAATATTCTATATGAGTGAGTTACTAGGTATAGATATTGACCAAGCTATTAAGTGGTTTAAAGACCCAAATAATCAGAAGCTTAAAGTGGCGATATTGGATAAAATAAAGTAACATGACTATTAGGGAGATGCAATTTGACTTCAAAATGAAGTACAATAGTGTAGATAGTCAAAGAGATGAAGACTTTGAAATCCCTGAGATGGACTGGTTACTTAATGAAGCTCAAGAGGTATATGTTAAGATGAGGGCAAATCCAAAGATAGGAGCTGAATATGGATTTGAGGTTAATCAGAGAGGTATAGATGATTTAAGGACAATAGTAATAGACCAGAAGAAGGGAGTAGGGCAGGGTGTGGTAGCTTATGATACTGGGAGTGTATTGGCGGCTTTGCCACCAGATTACTGGTTTCATCTTAATAGTAAGGTATATGCTTCAAAGGATGGTTGTGAAGATAGGAGATTGTTCACTAAGGAGATACAGCATGATGATGAGCAGGATATGTCACCTTTTGACAGAAGTTCTTTCAGATGGAGAGTAGCTAATATAAGGTTCAATGATGGTGGTATAAGGATATTCAATAATAATGGTGAGTTTATAGTGAATGAACTATGTATAGAATATCTAAAGAAGCCTGTAGAGATGCACAATGCTGCTGATTGGATAGGTGGGACTTATAATAAGCTAGATGGAACTGTCTTAACTGGTAGGGCAGATTGTAAGTTACCAAGTAACACACATAGGGAGATAGTTGATTTAGCAGTAGTAATAGCTGCTAATGGTAAGAGTTCCCCTTACTATAATGTGAAGATGAACAAAATGAGTTTTGCAAGATAATTACATAATTAATTAAATAGATAAAAAATGGCAACAGAAAATCCTGTTTCACAAGTACTAGTAACTAGTGGTAATCAAGCTATCCTTGGACCTGGTTTGAGGGTTGATTCATTGAAGAATGGGCAGATTGGAATATTCAACTACCATACAGGGCTATCAGTTAATGGTTCAGTACTGGGAGACTGCCAAGACATTTTTATAGCTTTAGGTATCAATAGAACAAGTGGTGGTACTGCTAACATGGAAGACCTACGAAAATCAGCAGGTCAAGTCATACAAGCAAGGAACACAAAATCAATAACTGTTAAAGGTCATGTTGTTGAGATACCAAAGATAGTTGATGTTAGTGGCTATAGTGCCAAGTGTGATACTGACTACATACTTAAAGTAGAGTTTAGGTCTGTAGCTGCATACATGACTAATGGTTACAATAATGTGACTAAGAGTTATGCTTATCATACAGCTTGCTGTGCAGATGAGTGTGCAGATTGCCCTACAGGTGATTGTACAGAGTTGGCAGCAGGTTTAGCTGCTGCTATTAATGCTGACCCTGATAAGTTGCTTACAGCATCATTGTTATCAAATCAGATAGTAACTACTGTTACAGGACCGGCTTCAGCTACAGGTTCACTTGGATTTACAGTTGGAGCAGAGGCATTTACTGCTGCTGTTACATCTGCTGATACTGCTACTGTGATAGCTACTGCAATGAAGAATGCTATCAATGCTGTTTCTACTAGTAATTTCAGAGCTACTAGTTCAGGTGCTGTTCTGACTATAAGGAAGAAAAGTGGTAATAGCACAAATACAGAAACAATAGTGATTACTGCTCCAGTTACAGGTGTAGCTTTAACTGGTACTGCATTGACAAATCAAGTTGTAACTGATATTCCTACTTTCAAGACTACTTATCCAGGAGCTTGTCTTAATCTTAGGCTTACAGGTACTTCGGAAGTAAGACCTACATTTGGTCAGATAAATGTTAAGTACCATAAGACAGGGATGAACTTCATTGTTTCTTTGTCAGAAGGATTTATATGTAATGGAGTTGTTACTGTGTTTCAGGAATTGCAGTACTTAGAGGGTAGTGGCTATGACCTGAAACAAGAGGAATATGTAGCTGGTGGACAGAATGGTAATCCAGGTGTATATAGGATTACTATGAGTACTGGCTTTCCTAAGAATATTGAGTATCTGGCTGTAGAGTCAGCAATGTATAATACTGTAGCACTTGCCTATGACCAATTTAGCGTGGGTGGATGGCTGGAGTATCTCAATAACCTAAGAACTGTAATTGGAATACCATGTGCTGATAGTGCTACCTTAACAGGTTTAATTGGAGTCTTAGACCTTATCTTTGCAAATAGGTTTGGAGCTTTGACTGATGATGTATCTGCTATGGATTGTACAAATACTAGGACAGGCTTATTGCTTCCTGCTACAGATGGTATTGAGAGTCTTGCGTAACCTGTAGTTTTTCAAGAAATATTAAACCTAATGGTTTGATCTGTAAGAGGTGGTTTCAACCACCTTTTTTTGTAACATAGAAAATAGGATGACATGACAATAACTTATATAAGTAGTGATGATGTTCTAGTAGCTCAGTCAGATGAGATAACTAATCTTATAGCTACTATAGTAAGTAGTCCTCCATATAGTAGTGTTAAGGTTACAGGTACTTTAACCTGTGGGACAGAGTTTACACAAGAATATACTATTGCTGAACTAGCTGCTCCAGTAGTTACTAATAAGTGGTATTTAGACTTGAGTAATGGGTTATTAGTAGTGAATCCTCTATTCTTTGGTCTATCTACTTATACTGATGGGATATATAAGCTGCAAATAACATACTTCAAAGTAAATAATGGTGGCTACTTCCAAGAAATGAACTGTATATTTGTAGATATTACATACAGATGTAAGGTAGCTACCTTCTTAGGGGACTTGGTTGAAGAGACAAAAGACCCTTCAAAAGAGAAGATAGCTAGCAATATAATGTTACTACATTACGCATTAACTACTAGTAGTAACTGTAATTGTAACTGTACAGAGATGTGTGACGCATTTAATCAATTAACTATATTATTATCGGGAATAGACCCTCAAATATTAACTGATTGTGGCTGCTAAATCAAGTGCAAATATAATACTTAGAGGATACATTAGATATGTGAACTGTCCTAGTATGTATCTTAATAGTAGTGATTGTTATAGCACAGAGCCTTGTGAAGAGACTACAATAGACTTTGTGTGTAACATGATAGCTACAGAGATGGGCTTCACAGTACATGATGATGAAGTTACTGCTACATTTGATGTTACAGACCTTACAGGATACACAGACCCTCTTACTTACTTGTGGAGTTATGATACTAGTGTATTTGTAGCTACCTCTCCAATTAATCAGCCTACTATAACCTTGAAGCTACAGGCAGGGAAGTCATTTGACTATGTAGTAACTCCTCTTACACTTACAATAACAGATGCTAATAGATGTACAGTTACTAAGACATGTTACTTAGTAGCAGGTACTATGAATTGTACAGATGGTTATGTACCATGTCCTAACCCTAGAGGGTTAGTTGTAACTAACAAGTTTGTACAATGTTCTGGCCCATCTGGACTTATAGTTAAAAAGAAATGATATGGCACAATTTGATCTTACATGGGATAGTGATAATGTGGCAAGTAACCCAAATGCTACTGGTCAAACTGTATCCTATAGATATAAGGGAGATACTACTTGGATAACTACTGGATTTACGCCCCCTAATCCACTAGGGTTAGCCGTAGGAGCAGTAGTATCTCCTATACTTACTGATAATAGGGTAATAGAGTTTAAAGTAGAGGCTTTATGTACAATTAATGGACCAACTGGTAATGATAATGGAATACAGGAAGAGATTAACTTTGTATGTATAGCTGTTACTACAAGTGGAATTACTCACCTTCAGGCTACTGCTACTGTAAGTTTACTAAATACTAGCATAACTAAGGTTAGATTTACACTAAAGAAGTCAAGTGATAATAGTGTTATTGTAGTTCCTACAATAGTAGTTAGGACTGGAGATAGTGCTACTATCACAAAGACAGGCTTAATTCCACTTACAAACTACTATTGGCAAATAGAGCTATATGCTAATGTACAAGCTGTGGAAGTTAAGAGTTCAGATACAGGGTATTTGGGAGTAGCCTGTTCACCATATCCTTTTGTAACTAGTCCTGACCCTGTATGTGACCCAATAACAGCAGGTACAGTATCATCAATAGAAATACCTTAATAATATGGTACAAGTAACAATACCAAGTTTAACGCCAGCTACTTTACCTGCTGATGGTTGGAAGGTAAGATATAGGAAGAAAGGAAGTACGGGTGGATATACTATACCTACAGGTAGTCCTTTTACTGCTTTACCTATTATATTTACTACTCCTGATGATGCTGGGACTCTGTATGAGGTTCAGGTAGCTAGGGATTGTGGTAGCATAGAGAGTACCTACTTTAACTTGGTTACTGCATGTAATTGTGCAGGGGTAGGCTTTACTCCTACAACTAATGATGATTGTAAGAAGACTACTACAATAGCTGCTACGGTTTCTGCTTCAGACTATTGCTTTATTGCTAATCCATATCCCCCATACTCTTCTTATGGTAGTAGGATATACAAGCCAGGGTTTAGTAATAGTAGTATATTTCTACCTCCGGGTACTGTTAATGCCTTTGTATATGGGGAGATGACACTAACTCCTCAATGGTGTAACTCTCTAGGTAATTATGTAGATGGTCCAATGAATAGGGAGTGTGTCTTTGCTGACCAAGGTTGTGATGGTACTAAAAATAGTTTAATGTCTGGTGTAGCTTCACTTAATAATATAGTAGGTGGTACTGGATATGTAACTGGGTCTTATGTTAATAAGCCATTTACAGGTGGCTTAGGTACTGGAGCTACAGGTACTTTTGTAGTTGATGCAATAGGAGTTGTTATTAGTGTAAGCTTAGTCAATCCAGGAACTGGATATGCAATAGGAGAGATACTTACTGTAAGTAATACTCACTTAGGGGGCACAGGTTCTGGATTTAATTGTAGAGTAAATACTTTAGGTGGCACTGATATGACAGTATCATTTATGTATAATAATGCAGGTGCAGCAAGAACTGTACATATGGGTATAGGAGCAGATAATAGATTTAAGCTTTTAGTTAATGGTACTATGATAGCTGATAGTGCAGCTGCTGGAGCTGAAGTTATAGAATTTAAAATGTGGCATATCTTTCCAGTTACTATTGCACCTGGAATAAACTATGTAAATGCTGTTCTATATGGGTCTGGTACTATAAATGATGCTATAGCTATAGTAGGGTATGATAATACTGCTGCTCAGATATTTGCTGCTACAGATGATGATGACTTGAATATTATGTTTAGAAGTGGTTTACTAAGAGGTAGTGCATTTGAGATAGCTACTTGTCCAACAGGATACTCACTTGATGTTAGTGGTGGAGTTGGTGCTTATACTTGTGTTAAAGTTGAAACTAAACCTTGTAATACTCTTGTATGATAGACATAGCTAAATGGAAGAACTGTGGCTCTGCTAGCTCACTATCTAGTGGTAGTGGTAGTGGTGGCGCACCTATACCTAGCCTAACATTCAATATAAGGATTATAGGAGTTAATCTTGATGGTTTAGGTATGGTATTGACTACAGGGCAGAAAGGTTATATAAGGATACCATATAGTGCTGTAATTACAGGATGGGATATTATAGCTGATGTAGCAGGTACTTGTGTCTTTGATATATGGAAGAAAGCAGGAGTTAAGCCTACAGTAGTAGATACTATTACAGGAGCTAGTAAGCCTACACTTGCAGGCACAGATATAGCTAGTAGTACTACTCTTACTGGTTGGAATGTGAATATAAATGCTAATGACTATATAGGGTGGAATTTAGATAGTGTTACAGTAGTTACATCAGCAATCTTACAATTAACCTTACGTGCATTATAGATGGCTAATTTATATTTTAGGAATGCAGGCAGCTCAAGCTGGTCACTGGCTACCAACTGGTCACTTACCAATGGTGGACCTGGGGATGGCTATATGCCTACTGCTGCTGATAATGTATTTGTAACCTCACTTTCTTTCAATACTATAAATATAGGCACTTCTGGTGTTTGTGCATCTATTGACTTTACAGGATATTCAGGTACGGTTACTGGTGCATCTGGTTTAACAGTTTCCGGGAATGTTACGCTTAGTGCCACCATGACAATCACATGGACAGGTGCTTTGATAGTAAATGCAACAGCATCACTAAGAAGTAATGGTAAGACATTGAATGGCGGTTTTACTTTTAATGCAGCAGGCACTTATACGCTTTTAGATGATTGGAGGACAACTGCTGGCTTTACCAGTACTGTTGCATCAAAGGTGATAAATGGCTTTACCATCTATATAGGCGGCGGGCTTACTCATACTACTACTTCAGTAAATACATCAGGCACAACAAACCTTGTACTTAATGGTACAGGTACATGGAGCAGCTCTAATAGTTCTCCTATTCAGAACAATCTTACTATTGACACACTGGGAACCATTACACTGGGTACTAATGTAGCCTATAACACTGGCACACTTAGATATGTGAGAGGTACAATCATAAGCACAGGCAATACCCTGACCTGCCCTGCTGCTGCTATACCTACCACGACCTTTGATACCAATACAATGGTATGGAACAATGTAACCCTTAGTGGAACCGGCCCTTATACGCTGCTTTCTGATATGCGTATGGCAGGTACTTTTGCAAGTAACACCAATAGTAAAGTAATCAATGGTTTTACCATGTACATAGGAGGTGGCTTTAGTGTTATTGCTTCCTCTACTACCACATCAGGCACAACCCATATGATACTGAATGGTACGGGTTCTGTCCCATCAGGTAGCGCATCTTCCATCCTGCAAAATAACCTTACTATCAATACCACAGGCACGATAACCTTTGTTGGCATATTTGCTTATAATACCGGTACACTGACATATATAGCCGGAACTGTTATTACAACAGGTTCAACACTTAACTGTTCTGCACCTACAACCCTGAATACCAATGGTATTACATGGAACAATGTGACCTGGCAGGGAACCGGAACTTATACCCTGCTTTCCAATATGACCATTGCAAATACGTTTGTATGCAATACTTTAAGTAAGACAATCAACGGCTTTACTATTTTCATTGGTGGCAACTTTACCTGTACTACAGGTGCTACCATACACGATGGAACAACAGTACTTTATTTCAATGGCACAAGCACACTGAGTAACACAGGCACGAGTACCCAACTCCGGCTTAACATCATTATAGACACAACGGGTATAATAACCATTACTTCACAACTTGTATTTAACGGTGCAACCTTAAAATATATCAAAGGGACAGTCATAACAACGGGCAGCACTCTGACCTGTAGTACTCTGGATACTGTTCTGGATACCACCAATACTGCAACAGGAGATAAGATAACATGGAACAATGTAACCCTTGGTGGCAATGGTTTTACTCATACATTGCTTTCTGATTTGTGGATGACAGGACTCCTTACCAGTACCGGTAATGGAACAAGAACAATAAACGGGGCCACATTATACCTGGGCGGCAACCTTACGTTTTCAACTAATAACAGCATTACAGAAGGCACCACGCATATTGTTATAAATGGTGATTGTGTGTGGACTTCCGGTAATTCTACTTCAAGAGTACTTAGGAACAACCTTACCATTGATACACTTGGTAGTTTTGGATTAGGCACCAATGTAGGATACAACACAGGAACAGTCAGGTACATAAAAGGCACCATTAACCATACTGCCGATACCACAATGGGTGTTGCAGCCAATACTACGTTTGATACAGGTGGTATGCAATGGGTAAGAATATCAGTTACTACTACGGTTACATTAACACTGCTTTCCACACTGAACATGATTAGTCTGTTTTGTACCAATAATGGTATGGTAACCTTTGCAGGTGCCTTTGGATTTGTTACTGACAATATTAGCTTCACCGCTACCACAGCACAATGTGGGCTTATTCTTACGCCCGGTAACACCTACAGAATGACTACTGCTTTTGGCTCGAATAGCCAGAAGATAACATTAAGTGTAATAAAATCTGCTGTACCAGGTACAAGAGCCACTTTCTTTATGGATGAAGGAGCAGCCTGCAAGATGGGTTTTATTACCCTTACCGATATAGACGCCTCTGCCGGAAGGCCAATAAATACTTATATGGGTATAGTCACCAACTGCATCAATGTAAATGCATATGGTGACCCTATAATTACAATCGCTAAATCATTTGCCGCATGAATTACTACTTTAGAAATACAGGCAATTCATGGGCAGACCCGAATAACTGGTCGGATACGGATGGCGGGGCAGCTCACCCTTCAGGAGTAATACCTACGACCACAGATGATGTGTTCTTTACGGCTAATAGCGGCGATGTAATTCAGGACACGGGTGTAAATACTATTATAGGAAACCTTGACTGTACCGGATATACAGGCACCATGTCACTTACTGCTGCTGAAGGCATTCCATGTAGTTTAACGATGGGTGGCAACATCACTTTTAGCAGTACGATGAGCCTTGTTTTTGGGAGTTCCACATTAGGGATTATTAATGCCACAGCATCAACGATAACTACCAGCGGTCATATCATAAGGTCTTTTGTAATCAATGGTACTACTGCTCCGGTAATTACCTTGATGGATACACTTAATGCAGATCAGATAACATTTAATACCGCTACTACTGCTGTTACATGGACAGGCAGCTTTGGATTTATTACAAACAACCTTGTTAGTTCGGATAACATAGGCAAGACAATAACCTTTGAGGCAGGCAATGAATATAAGACAAGCAGCTTTACCGCTATAGCCAACGATGGTGCTTTGCATGGTAAAATAGTGTCTTCTGTACCTGGTACAAGGGCCAGGTTTACGGTTACGGGAGAGGAACAGGTTGCTTTTATGGACTTTACCGATATTGACGCTTCGGGTGGGAGAACCATTTACACTTTTAATGGCGTAGTAACAAACTGTATCAATGTTTATTCATTTGTTGAACCTATAGCCATACCTGATAGTACAGTAGCAAGTTCATTTGCAATATGATAGATATAGCCACATGGAATAGATGTACTTCTGCTGAAGTACCACTCTTTACAGCTATTGATGTAGGTTGGAAGGATACACCATTTAGTATATATGAGTTAGTCAATTTCTTATATCAGGAATCAGAGTTAATACGTACAGATACTATGGTTAGTTATAATGCTAATTACACTAATGCAGGGCCAAATAGGTACTTGGCACTTAGGTATCCTAATTACTTAATTAGGTTTAATAATTGGGTAAATACTGTAGGATGGAATTATGGTATAACTATACCTGACCAAGTATTTGACATATATAGGGATAGTAGCTACTTCTATATATACTCAATAGTTAAGCCAGCATTAGACCCTGTTAGTAGAATCATTCAATTTAGTTAAATGTCATATAATCCAGAAGCACATACTAGAACAAATAAGGCTATAGGTATAGCACAAGCTAACCCAACAGATGCTAGGAGTTACTGGAGTGACAATATTATATATAGGTTATATAATAGTACTACTGAAGTGCTATTACACTTAGATAAGCCAGAATATAGAGTAGGGCATTTCTCTGTTTATGTGAAGGATGGTGCAACAGTTAAGGAGTATTGGTTTCCTAATGTGACAGTAGATAGCCCACTTAATGATGCTGACTTAGTGGAAAAGAGTGGTGGAATACCAACACTAGATGCAGTATTAGGTGCCGGTGATACAGCTATAGGTAAGAATATAATATTAAAGAATACATTTGGTACTCCAATTATACAGTTAGATACAGATGCGTGGTTGGGGATAGTGTTAAAGTCAAATGCTGTTGCAGACCCTAGTTTTCACTATGTAGACTATAGAGGAATATCTATAGGTAATCAGTATGGTTATTCTTCAGCATTATGGGGGCCAATTACAGATATAGAACAGAACCAACAGCTTAGGATGCCTAACCTAAATGGTGGTATAAGAACAATGCCTGTATCAATTAATGGTACATTTGCAGATGGTAATGGTAATATTATTGTTCCTACTGGTACTCCTGTTCTTACAGCTACACAGGTAGGATTTGGTAGTGGTGCTAATCTACTTACAGGTTCACCTAATCTTACATGGACAGATAGTATTAAACAGCTAAAGGCTTCTGGCTCATTTGCGGGGGTATCAGGTACGGAAGGGCCGATACTACTTATTGAGGGAACGATTAATCAGGGGAGTACAGCAGGATATAACCTACTTAGAGTTGATGCTATCTTAAATACCATAGGGGCGGCAAGTTCAAATATTGTCGAATTTCAGGTAAACGGTATGAATAGATTTTCAATGAATAGTTTAGGGTCGTTTGTATTCAGCGGTGACCATAAACCTACCTTTTCGGGTTCAGGTGCTATATTAAACCTTATTCCTAAAGTAGTTATTGAGATACCTACCAAAACACACCTTTACGGGATAAATTCTAACGTAGAATTTACAACTACTGCCCCTGCTTTAACCAACTATTATGCCTTTCATGCAAGGGCTGACATGAATGCAAGTTTTACTGGAGTGATAACAGACTTTGTATTATATAATGCAGTTAATGGTATAAAAGGTGGTTCGACTATTACCAACGCTTACGGCTTTAAGGTTTCTGGCATAAGTCAAGGCATAAATAACTTTGGTTTTCATAGCAATTTGGTAGCGGCGGCAAACAAATGGAATTTATATATGGAAGGTACGGCAGCTAACTATCTTAATGGTAGTACATTGATTGGTAGTACCACTGACACAGGAGAGAAGCTGCAAGTAACAGGTAATGCTAAGATAACAAGTGTAGCTACATATGCTACTGGTAGCTATAAGGTAATGGTACATAATGCAACAACCTTTAGAGTGGAATCGGTAGATGCTTCTGCGTTACCTACCACACTTACAGCTACACAGATAGGCTATGGTAGTGCGAGTAACCTGCTTACTGGTTCACCTGACCTTACATGGGATGATACTGCCAAAATGCTGACAGTAAATGGTGCATTAAGAACCTTTACTACATCAGACGCTGCTAACTTATGGGTTAGTAGTGGTTCAGCCGGGAATGGTAGTAATATAGCAGCATACCAGTTTGGTGGGGCTACCAATATAATGCTCAGGATTGGTATGCGTGGAAGTACATCAGCACCTAACATTATACCGAGTTCAAACTATGGTTCACTGATAATAGGTACACAGGATACAACAGTGTACCCTGCTGGTGGTACTCATGGGATATTCTCACAGTTGGTAATAAAGCCTTTGACCATATCAGGTACAGGTTCTACAGTAACCAATTCAGCTACTCTTTATATAGCAGGAGCTGCAACAGGTGCTACTCAAAACTATTCCTTATGGATACCTGCAGGGTTGAACCGTATTGATAACAAGCTGACAGTTGGTGGTGTCCTTAATACAGATGCAACTAACCTTGGAAGAATAAATTCACATAGCGATGCAAGTATCTATGGTCTTTATGTGAAAGCTTATAATAGTACTTACGCTGCCCGGATAGAAGGCGATGTGTATAGTAATCGTAATACGGGTGTATATGTCAATAAATGCTCACCTGCTATCAGGATAGAGAACTCAACACTTGGTCTTTACTATTATACCAATGTTTACCCACTTGCTTTTGACCCAGCTATAGAGACCTCTTGGGCTTTAGAGTTGTATGTGACGCCACCTGCATATGGAGTAGATTATCCTACACTTGTTCATGCCGCTTTGAAGATAAGGGAATATACACCTAACTATGCAGTGAGCATAGGAACGATAGAAGGCTTGAATGTTGAGGTGCGATATCAGGGAATAGATACCATTACTGTTGGCGGTGCAAGAGTAAGCTTACGCAAAATGTATGGTATTAACCTAGCAATGAGCACAACTAATGGAACAGGGGGAGCTACACCCGGTTATGTGACTGATGCTTATTTTATTTATATGCCTGCTGGAGCGCTCATGGACAACCCTACCTACTATACTAATGTGTGGGGCATTTATTCAGCTACACCGAGAGCTATGCATTACCTGAATAGTAGAGTAGGTATTAAGATACTGCCTGTAGAGGGAGCTAGTGGTTATGACCTTCATGTTAATGGTACTAGTAAGTTTGTTAATACAGTAAATCTTGCTACTAGTACAGCACCTGCATCTCCTGTTAATGGTGATATATGGTATGATGGTACAAACTTGAAGATGCAGTTAGGTGGTACAACTAAGACATTCACAATAATATAATATGAAACTAGACTTTAATGTACCCATATATGGGTTAGATGGACAGGCATTACCTAATGCTAATTTAGGTAAGTTATTAGCAGAGACTTTAGTACATCAACCAGAAGGTGATGTTATCAAGCTATATGACTGGGGACTCAAGTTATATAATGGGGGTGTTATTGAAGTTGATAGAGCAGATCAACAATACCTTGAGAACTTCATTAAGAGTAGTAAGCAGATTACTCTGCTAGGTAAGAAGCAATTATTAGATATTGTTAATAGTACCAATGGTACTGAAAAAACTTAATACTATGAACTGTTATCCACCTTTAGATCAACAGCTTAGGATGGTAAACTGGGAGATATGTAGAGCAAAGGAAGTAATTGCTCAAGCTAATAATACTATCGCTTATGGTAAGTACCTACAGATGGAAGTAGGAGTACATCCTAATGTGGTAGTAGGTGGTACTACTATCTCACTAGCTGGGTACAACATTAAGTCTGATACTATAAGAGTAGCGTTAGATGGTACTGCACTAATGAGAGATAGGAATGATAGGATAACTTATGCTACACCTATATATGGTACTACTAACATAGTGTTGCACTTTAACCAGTTCTTTAACTTAGGACAGATATACGTAATAGAATTTACATACTACAATACATGAAAAAGCTCCTTAGCGTCTTAGCCTTCTTTTTGAAGCTCTTCATAATAGGTGAAGTACTAGCTCAGTCTCCAGTAAACTTTCCGGTAGTCACTAGTAATGGGTACTATAAGTATGGGTTTGTGGGAACAGATAGTGGATTTATATTTAAAGAAAGAGATACCTTTAGGACCAAATATCCTACTCTGATTAAGCACATAAATCATAGGTTCTACTATACTAATGGACTTGATAGCTCTTGGCATGAGCTTATAGGTAGTGGTATTGGTAGTGGTGGAGATGACTGTGCTATACCATTGGATGAGGTATTAGCGGCAGGTAATACAGCTACAGGTAAGGATATAATATTAAAGAATGGAAGTGGTAAGTCAATCATAGTAGCCAATGCTACTTATGAACAACTAAATGTATATTCCAGTGATGACTATTCAGCGACATTAAGTAGCTATGAGTTGATGTTTGGAAATAATACAGGTGGCATTATTAGTTTGAAGATGCCAGTCACTATAAATAATAGTGCTACACTTAGGCTACCAAGTTTACCTAGTTTTGCTACACGGACAATACCTATATCAGTCAATGGACTATTTGCTGATGCTAATGGTGCTATAACAGGTGCTACTTTAGTATCTTCCCAAGGAGGTCTTTTACTACCTAAGATGACTGCTATACAGGCAGAAGCTATAGTCTCTCCAGAAGAAGGACTTATGATATATATTACAGGTGGTACTGGAACTACTATAATATCTAAAGGATGGTGGGGATTTGATGGTACTACATGGGTAAAACTTAATTAACATGAGGATTATTATTCTACTTCTGCTTTGTTATAGTAGTTATAGTCAGGTAGGTACTTATGGATGGACTGGTGATATAGAAATTTCACAGCGTGATTTAACAGATAATATACACCAATATAAGGTACTAGGCTATAAGGGAGTTAAATTCATATCTAGATGGACAGATGACCAACCTACTCTAGCAGATGAATCTCATACTCTGTTATTAACTAACTTGAAGATAATAACTGACTCTGGGCTTGAGGTTGTACTTCATACTTGGAAAGGGGACTATGCCCCTATAGTATCTCCTAATAACTGGTTAGTAGGAGCAGGAGTACCTATATTCTTTACTACAGGTGGAAGCAAAGCTGGACCTTGGCCTGACTACTATGATGCAGACTATATCTTCTACTCTGACAGATATGATAGAACTCTAGCTGATAGTTTGAAAGCTTATATAATTAGGTATCCTACTTTCGCTAGTAGGTTTAAAGGATGGTTTAGTAGTCATGGTAGTACAGGAGATGAAGGGCCAATTAAAGGAGTTGCTCCACCACCTTATGATGATATAGATAATGATGCTACATGGTTTCTATATGTACAGGATAGACTGGACTTGACTTTTGCTAGGCTAGCTGGAGTTAGACCTTTAGCTCTTAATCCAGGTAATGATGCAGAGAATCTTCTAGTGTATCACACTAGATACCCAGGAGTGATATTCAAGCATGGTGATGCTTCACATGGTTATCCTGTTAATGGAGAGACTTATAGTATTAACTGGCTACCTAGTAACTACTTTGGAGAGTTTGATATACCAGTAAAGAATAGTCCTTACCCTGCTGACCAGTTTCAATGTATAAGAAGCTTCTTATCTTTGAAGAGGGCTAATGGACAGTTCTTTGATACTTGGGCATATCTTAGTCATACACCTTATATGGCAGCCTTTCTTAATAAGTACTCTAATCAGTTTAATCCTGTAACTGCTAATAAGGGATTTGTGGCACTTGCAGAGAAGGTTAACTTCTTAGATAGTGTGAACTATCCTGAATCCACATGGGGACAAGTCTTTACTGATGATGCTACTTATTGGGGGCAAATAGCCTTTGTTAATGGTAGTGCTGATGATACCTTTCAGAAGCAAATTAGATATGTGAATGTAGCTTATAATAATAGAAACTTATCTAGGGTAGCTGCATTTCAGGCAGCAGGGTATAAGTTATTACCTATACCTATAGTTAGTGAAGACCAGTTGAACTACGATAATGATATATGCTGGTACTGTGTTCAGAACTATAGTTTGAATATGACACAGATGTTAGTGTTTGAGACTTCTACTGGAGCATTAAGGATAGATGGTGGTAGCCTATTTGGAAGGAATGCTAGGATACCTAAGCTGTATGATGGGAAGACAGCATTATACTTTGATATTGATGATAACCTTATAGTTACTCCTGGGAGTGATGTTATACAAGTTAAGGTAACTTATAAGGATAGTGGTTATGCAGAGTGGGGAATAGGGCAAGCATCTAGGTGTGGTACTACTAATTATACAGTAATTAATACTAATACTAACCTATGGAATACTGTAACCTTTAACCTAGGTAGTTTTAGGAAGGGTAACAAGATGCCTAGGGTGGTAGCTGCTGATTTGGTTATAGAGGTATTTAGTGGTGGTGCTTTCCCAATAGATATGGTGGAAGTTGAAAACCTATCTAAGCCCTAAAAATGTGTGCATATATAATATGGTGTAAGAAAAATAATTATATTTAGTTATAGACTAAATCAGAAATCTAATTATATGAAAGTGAGAACCTACAGAGTACACCCATTTGTTGAGGTAAAAATAGTAGAGCAGGATTGCTCTGGAGATGTAACTGCTAAACCACCACTTGCAGGGTTATGTATAAGGCAAGATGAATGGTTTAACAGTGAGAATCCTAATATTGAATTTCTTACTAACGTAGATAATGTAGTGATAAGGCAATACATGAAAGATGTGTGGCCAGATGAAAATAGGTTTAACTTTAGTGTACTGAATGAGTGGAGAGAATGGAGAGAAGCAATGAAGTTAAGAGGTCTGGATATACACTTCAAACTAAGGCTTATATCAGGAGTGTTTGCGCCTAACTGGATGATGACTCAATGTGGGAAGTTTCCACTAGAAAAGAGTGGCTTTGAAACTACACCTGGATTTGAGGATGCTAGTGACTATTGTGTTAAGTTCTGGACTGATGAATATATGACCTTGTGGGAAAGGTTGATGCAGGAGTTATCTACTCAATTTGATGATGCAGAGTTTCTAAGTGAAGTAATCATGACAGCTTCAGGGCCAGGTACAGGAGAACCTATGATCTTTGGAATAGGTAATGATGGAGATGACCTAGTAAGACTAAACCAATATATAAGTGCTGGTTTAACAAGTGAGAACTTGGAAGCTTGCTTATATAGAAGCATAGATAGTATGGCTGCTTTTCAAAGAACTAATATAGGTATGGCACTTACTCAGTTTGAACATATAACTATTCCATTCTTCAAAGAGATAGAGACCAGTAAAGAGATAGGGGACTATATGGCTAATAGGTATGGGAGTAGGTGTATATTAGGAAATAATGGGTTAAGGACAGATCATGGTCCAAATGGACCTGCTTGGACTGCTCCTCATGGAGATATGTGGAAGTTACAGATGTTCTATATTAAGATGGCAATAAAGTATGGTAGTAGGATATATAATCAGACAGCCTCTGTTAATAATATGGGTGGTTGGGAAAATATGGTTGAGGTTCTAGATAGGGGACTGACATTTCAGGACTGCTTGCTAGAACTACCAAATCAGGAAGCAGATATAAAGAAACATCTTACACCACAACAGCTTAGTTACTATAGTAGAGAATATAAAGCTAATGTTGTATGATTAATACAAAGCAAATAGGGACTAATGCAAAGAAGATGTTCTCACCACTTAAGTTTGAGGCAAAGAGACACCTCTACTATATCATGCACAGCAATGGATATATGGAGTATCTACCTTCTGTATCTAGTAAGGTAGAGAGCTATGTACCACCATTTGATATGAATAAGTGGCTACCACTATGTGCTAGGAAGGAAGGTATGAGTGAAGCTGAACTAGCTCATAAATGGCAGACTATAAATAAGTTAGCCTGTGACTTAGGTACAGAGACACATAAATGGCTAGAGAAGTGGGATGGGTTTAAGACTCCTAATACGCCACAAAAGGAAGCAGGAGTATTATTCTTGAAGTCAATTCAGAATAGATATACTATTATAGCTAAAGAGTTAAGAATGTATCACAGGAAGTACAAGTATGCGGGGACTTGTGACTTACTCCTGTATGATAGATATAGTGATAGCCTAGTACTTGCGGACTATAAGACAAATGGAGACTTATTCAAGACCTTTGATATGATGAATGCTCCTTTCGGTTATCTGCAATCTCACCCATATAATCATTACCAGATACAGTTATCCCTATATAACATCCTTCTGGAACAACTAGGCTATCCTGTTTCTAATAGGTTGATAGTACACCTAGACTCATTAGGACAGTATAGGACTTATGATGCCTATTACTTTAGGAATGAGCTTGTAGGTGAATTAGATAGAAAACTTAAAACCAAACTGGCAGCATGATCTTAATAGAAGAAGCCATACAAACAATACAATCTATTTATAGTAAGGGATTGCAGAGTAAAGATACTAGGCTGGTTAGCAGGCATATATATAGTGCTGCTATATCAGCTAGAGCTACACTTATCAGGCAGAGAAGTAACAATGGACAAGCTATAAATAGTGAGTGCTATCAGGTATTAACTTGCGTAGAGATGGAACAAGCAAGTGCTACTGAATGTAACCTTATACCTGCTTCAAGTTCTGTAGTATTGCGGAGCAAGCTCCGACTTCCTGCATTTATTACAGACTTGAGCAGGGATTTAATTAGAGACATATATGCAGCAGATAGTGGTAGTGGCTTTGATATAATTGAATATGAGGCTAGTAAGTATAGGAAAGGTAATAAGTACACTTCTAATAAGCCTGTAGTCTTCTTGAGAGATGGGAGATTATATATTACTGTACTTACTCAACCTACTACTCTTGTAGTAGATGGGCTATTCCAAGACCCATTGGAAGTACACGAGTTTAGAGAGAAGACTGATTGTGCTAGTTGTAAGTGTATGAGTGCCTATGAGGTAGATTTTGCCTTTGATAGAGAGCAAATGAAAGCTCTAGGTCAGCTAGCTATGCAAGAACTAGTAATACTATTTACTCAAATGAAAGAAGATAAGGTTAATAATGCTAGTGATGATATTACCATATCTGGTAATATGGTTCATCAGCCTCAACAATATCAGCAACAACAAAGAGAACAAGATGATAGACAAGCTTAATATTAGGGATGATGCCTATGGGTACTATCTTAAGAACTATCCAGAGAAGGTAGGACAGGAAGTATATGCAAAGATAGTATATGGTATGATGAAGATGATAGTTGATAAGATGTTTGATGAGGCTACTGATATAGTCTTACCTTTCAGGCTAGGTATGTTTTGTATAAGAGGAGAACATATAAAGCCTATTATAGTTAAGGAAAAGGTTAAGAAGATGGTAGTGAATGAGAATGGAATAGAGGAAGAGATAGAAGTAGAAGAAGAAAGGATAAGAGGTATAGCTCCTGATTGGGGAGCTACCCGGAAGCTATGGAGAGAGAACCCGGAAGAAGAGAAAAAGAAAACTAGAATATTCTGCTTTAATGAGCATAGTAATGGCATCAAGTACAGAATACTTTGGTTGAAGAGGGGAAGTCTCTTCAAGAATAAAGGGGTATATGGCTTTGCTGTTACTAAGGATAATAGGACAAGGTTTGCAGCAGGAGTGAAGGCAGGGAACGAGTATCTGGTTAGTGATAAGCCACCAGCTAAAGCTCCTACACCTAATAGAAAGAAACGTAAACTTGTAAATAGAGAAGTACCTGTATGGGAGGGATAGCTTATGGCAAAGTCATCTAAGATAAGAAAGACAATGAGGACTACCTCTACCTCTATGACAGAGACTAAGCAGAAGGAAGTACCTAAAGGAGCTAAGATAGTAGATAAGACAGTAAGGACAGAAATAGAGGAAGTAGAGAATGGCTGGCTTATAAGTAAGAACTATGACGTTACTTATGAAAAACCTGGAAAGGAAGGTGGTAGGGAATATGCTTACTTTACAAAGAAGTGGTATAGTAAGGAAGACCCATTGGAAATCAAGTTAAATAATGAGAGCCTTTCAGATGCCTTCGGGGAGGAGGATGAAGAATGAGATACCAATATACAACTATGGATACCATATTCTCTAAGATGACTAGAGACTTTGGTTCTGAATGGGATGAAGGTGATGTTATAGAGTGGACAGGAGAAGCTCTAGAGCATAGTGGTGGAGTTAAATCCTATGAGGAAGCTGTAGCCTTTATGGAAGTAAAGAATCATCAGGTAGAGATACCTAAATATATGCACTCCATTATACAGATAGCAAGGAACTGGAAATGGACACCATATAATTGTGAGCCTCCAAAAGTTATAGTAGAGGAAATGAACTTAGCTTATAATACAGTAGGTTGTAATGGATGCAAAGACCAAGGCTATGTAGTATTAGACCAACAAGGAATGCCACTTGTAGAATATGATGTAGCTTACTATAGACCATACTTTGATCTTATAGGAGAGTATTACTTATGGTCTAATACTTATAAATATATGAGTGACTATACACCTGTAAGGTTAAGTAACCATAGCTTCTTTAATAGTCTGGTGTGTACACTTATAGCTGACCCACTTAATCCTAATAGTAAGCAGGTGTATCAAGAGCCTAGAGGAGATGATGAATATACTATAGTGGCAGGGAAGATTCTACGTTTCTCGTTCAGAGAAGGTTATGTGGCTGTAGCTTATACTAGACAGGTAGTAGATAAGGATACAGGTTATCCTATGGTTCCAGATAATATATCTTTCAGGGAAGCTATTACTATGTATTGTACTATGAAGATACTAAGGAGACAATGCTATGCTGGAAGGCAGGGTACTTGTAACCTAGCTAAAGAAGCAGAAGACCAGTGGGATTGGTATTGTGGTCAGGCAAGTAATCTGGATAAGATGCCACATGGGGAAGATGAATATCAGAATCTATTAGAGCAGAGGCAATATATATTGCCAAGGCAGAATAGATACTATGGCTTCTTTGGTAATCTAGGTAAGAAGGAGTTTAGGAAGTTTAATGACCCTAATGGGAGAAGTAGATTATACACTTATGTAAGTTAATAACATGGCTAAGAACAATGGTAGTGTCCTAACATGCGGCAAGGGGATAGACCTAGACAGTGACCCAGTTAATCAATCTCCTAACACTAGGAGATTTACTTTGAATGGACTAGTTGGTTCTATGGATGGGAAAAAGTACCAACTAGGGATGGATATGTCCAACTATCATACTACTACTATACCTGATGGCTTCTATGTTATAGGAGAGAAGTATATAGGAGATGATACTATAGCTGTCATATTAACTAATCCTAAGACCAGCAAGACAGAGATAGGTTTAATAGATAAGAGTGATAGGTACATAACTCATGTTAATACAGGTACTCTAACTACTAAGCTAACTAAGCAATGTGATATAATCTATAGGTTAAGAAGAGGGAATCAAAGAATTATATACTGGGTAGATGCTGATAACAATGCTAGGACATATAACTTTGATAAGCCATATAACTACTATGATAATGTGTATGCAGCATACATTAGAAATGGTGGAGACCCTACTACCTACACTACAGAGAAGTGGGATGGTACAGCCTTTGACCTTATTAAGACGTATAGTAAGATACCTTCTTTTGAAGATGAAGAGATAATAGAAACTGGTAGCATACTTCCTGGGTCATATAACTTTGCTGTCCAACTAGTTGATGAAGACCTTAATCCTACTAACTGGATTACTAGTTCTAACACCATAAATATCTACAATGATACTACTACAATGAACTATGAGAGGATAAGAGGTAGTAGAAATATACAGACAGATTCACAGACATTCTCTAGGGCTAGTAAGACGATTAAGCTTACTATGGGTAACTTAGATACTAGTTACCCTTATTATAGGATTGCTATTATAAGGTCTGCAAGTAATTCAGGAGAGCCAGATAAGGTACTCCTGTCAGAGTTGTTTTCAACATATGATGATACCTTTATCTATACAGGTAATGATGCTAGCTTAACTGATGGTACTCTGGAAGATGTAATGATAGATAAGGAAGTTATCTATAAGCCACATCATATAGAGCAGTTAGAGAATAGAGTTATACTTGCCTATAGTCATGGTAAGGGGATTGACTGGTGTACCTTTCAGAGATATGCTTCTAAGATAAAGTCTGACTTAACAACCAAAGAAGTATTGCTAAATACCATAGAGTCTGATGCTAATGTTAAGAATGCTAAGTCTACCTTCATGTTCAGAGGATATATGCCAGGTGAGGTATATTCCTTTGGTGTAGTGTATATCTTCAAGGATGGTTACATATCACCTGTATTTCATATCCCAGGAAAGAATGCTACTGTAGTTAATGATATGGCTTTCCATGAGATAGAGGCTGTGTACCTTAATACACATAACTGTGCCATGAATAACTATTGGGGGGCAGATATTACAGGCAAACCTCTAATTGGTGAGAAGGTTAGGCATCACAGATTTCCTTTTAGGAAAGATGTAGGGAAGCCATTGATAAGTAAATCTGGTGTTACTACTCCTATAACTAGGTATAGACTTAGGGTTGTAATCACACTTAATCCTTTACATACACCTACACCTGAATATCCAGTAGATGGTACTAGTGGAGACCCTTTAGTAATAGGTGCTAACTATGTTTATAAACTAGTAGATTTGCCTAGTACAAGTAGTAAGCTTGATAATGTTAGGATAACAGATATGGGTATAGTCAAGACTATATATGATGATACAAATGAGCTTGACCCTATATTTAGTGGTGGGGCATATGGAGAAGTAGACCCTGTTTGCCAACTAGGAGATATACTTGATGATGGTAATAGTCCTCTTCTACATACCTTTACTTATGATAGCTATATACTTACTACTTCTAATGATATTGATACTGCTGAGATATTTGGTATAGAGTTTAGCAATATAGAGAAGCCTCATCCTGATGTTATAGGATGTTATATAGTTAGAAATGAAAGACTGGAAGAGGATAGAATAATAGTAGACAATGCTATCTTTGGACCTATGACACAGCATCAGCAATATAGGTCATTTGGTCTTATAACCCCTAAGCAGTTCTATACTGCTACCAACTGTGGTACTAGTACTGCTCCACCGGGAACTCCACTTGAATACTATAAGAAGGGTATATGGTTCTTTAATCCAGAGTTTGAATACTATAATAAGAAGACAGGATTTGATAGAGTAGAGATAGAAGGTAAGTACTCTGAAGCTTTGGTTAGTATGCCTACTATTGGAGATAATGATACAGCTTGTACATTTGGTTTAGCTAGAGGAGTAGGAGTACAAGATGTACAGGCAGGTACTTCCTTCAATGGTGAAGTTAATACTGGAGAAGATAGTGATGGCTTTGATCTTCTAGTAGGATATAGGAATACAGATATGACCTATGCCATAGAGTCAGGTGTAACCTTACCAGATAAGCTCAAGGAGATATATCTTAATGCAGCAGCATCACAGGATGAAGGTAGTGAGACTATGTATAATGTATCTGTAGATAATAAGATAGGTATGTATCTTACTGAAGCTGACATAGATATAGAAGAACTACATGAGACAGCTACTAATAAGAATAATCTACTATATGGCTCATTAGTAAAGAATAATACTTCTAGTTATAGTAACTTTATAAATAGACCATACTATAAGGAGCATAATAATCTTATAGAGTTTGGTAATAATAGTATATTGAGTGGCGTGAGAGTGTACAATGGGGATGCTCAAATATCTGCTATGCACTTTGTTAGTAGTGTATATTATGATACAGTAGTAGCACAGAGAGATAAGAAGACTAAGGTATGGCAGATAGTAGCTGGAGCTATACTTGTAGTAGCAGGTGTAGTATTAAGTGTAGTAGGAGTTGGTGTAGCTATAGGAGCTTTAGGAGTTGCTTTAATAGGACTAGCTGTATCAATGGGAGTATCATTAGCAGTTGCAGGTCTTAAATTTGAGCAGTATAAGAAGATGATTAATACAGATTATAGTAAAGGATTAAAGGAAACTGTAGTGGATGGTGGAGTATATGAGACTATAAGAGATACTATAGCTGTGGATGATGATACTATAAGATGGTTTTCTGATAGGGTATCTAATATCTATATGGAGAGTACTGTAGCATTTGGATTAAGAAGTGGACTTACAGCAGGAGCTACAGACTTTGTAGATGCTCCTAAAGCATATGATGAATATACCTTTAGGGATTACTTAGTAAATAAGTTTACTGTAATAGATAGAGACCAAGGTAGTGGTAGGCTCTATAAAGGATATGCAGGAGCAGAGGTATATGATATGAATCTTGACTATCTAAGGTTTAATAAGCAGAAGATATTTACTCACTTAGGATTAGAGTATGACTGCTGTGCAGATGCTAAGGAAGTATTTCCTCTACGTAGATGGTATTCAGAGCAAGCCTTTCAGGAAGAAAGAGTAGATAACTATAGGGTATTCTTACCTAATAACTACTCTGATATGGAAGGAGAGCATGGTGAGATAACTGGAATGTATAGGTTAGGTATCAATCTATTTATACAGACTAGAGAAGCAGTATGGCAGCAGCCTGCTAATATGCAGGAGAGAGTGACTAATGAGATAGTTAGTTTTATAGGGACAGGTTCTTTCTTAGCTATACCACCTAGGAAGATAGTTGATGATAGTATGGGTAGTGCAGGTACTGACCATAAGTGGGCTAACTTAAAGACACCATTTGGAGTTATGTCTATTAGTGAAGTAGAGCATATGGTTCATCTTCATAGTCAGAAGTTAGAGCATTTAGGAGAAGGTATGTCATCATACTTCTATGATGAACTAAGACCCTTCTTATCTAAGCAGCTACATGACAACTTAGGTGTAGACTTTATGCACAATAATAATCCAGCTAATCCTAATGGTTGTGGTTATACTTCTGTATATGATAGAAGGTTTAATAGATTTATTATCAGTAAGAAGGATTACTTGATACTACCAGATAAGTTAGCTATATTAGGAGTGATTGATAAGATACCTTCTCAGAGAAGGACAGTAGGCGGAGTTTTCCCTATCCCACATGATGATGATGATGAGCCTATACCTGTACCTACTGTTGACCCTGTAACATTCAACTATTGTTTACAGGATGGGAGATTCTATCTAGGCACACTACCAGTAGATCTCACCAATAGGAATTACTTTGAAGACAAAGCCTTTACCTTGTCATACTCTTTCCTCTCTAGGTCATGGGTAGGCTGGCATAGTTACTTACCTAATTACTACATTAGAGGGAAGAATAATTACTACTCTTTCATAGGTAGCAACTTAGGTGAACTATGGAAGCATAATATCACTCCTATTGGTAGTGGTTCATATAGGACATACTATGGCGTTGAATATCCTTTTATAATAGAGTTAGTGCTTACTAATGTAGTAGAGACAGCCATACTCAAAGATATTAAGTTGGAGACTATAGCTTATAGATATGATAATGTTAGCTTACAAACTGTGCCTATTAATGATGTTACATTCAATAAGATAGTAGCATATAATGGTAGACAGAGTACAGGAGAACAAGAGCTTGTGATTAAGTTGAAGGATGCTGATTATCTTAGTCATAGGATAGTTAAGCAGTCAGGAAAGATAGGCATTAGTAAAGAGAAGAGAGATTGGTACTTGAATGAGTTCAGAGATATGGTAGCAGACTATGATGAAAGTCTATTTACTAGAGAGTGGACTAAGAGAGAGCCAGAGTACTTCATTGATAAGGTACTCAATCCACTAGCTATAAGTCAGGCAAAAGATTGGTCACAACTTCAGGTTCTAAGAGATAAATACGTTATCTTTAGATTTAGGTATGACAAGACTGATGATGTGAACTTAATCATGTATTTTTCAATTCCATCTGAATCACCATCAATTTAAATAGCATGAAAAAGAAGATGCCTAGAATGTCTGCCAGAGAGAGGTTGGATAGGTATGCTTGTGGTGGAGAATGTGAGCATGAGGAGACATATGCTTATGGGGGAGATGATGATAAAAAGAAGCCTATACATACTAGTGATAAAGGTAAGGTGAAATCTTATCAAGATAGTTTAAACTTATATAACAGAACTGTTGGTTTTTATGATAGACCTTTTATAGAAGGTACTATTAAGAGAACTAGGAGTCATCCCTATACAGGTGAACCATCAGATTTTTTCAAGGGGTCTGATTATGATAAATATAGGGGGGATAAAACTATAGCTCCTATTGCTAATATGTGGGGGTTAGAAAGTGAGAAAGCTGAGTATCCTATATACAAGAAGCCGGTACAACCTATAGTATATAAGAAGAGACAGCAGTTCCCTAAAGGAGAACTCACAGACATAGATACTAGTCCAAAGTTACCAGCTATTCCTGCAATGACTAAGACACCTTCAATGACACTCAAGCCTGATAAGACTCCTTGGTACTTTCAGTATGCAGATAATGGACAGCAGAAGTTACAATACTTCCAGACAGAAGCAGACTATGATAAGGCATTGAAAGACATAAGGGAGAATCAGGCAGGTAACTTTATGCACGATACTACTACTAAGGAAGGTAGGAGTGCTACTATACGTAGGAAGTATGACTTTGCAGGCCCAGTAGTAGGTGCTCTAGCAGCTAATGATCCTGTTGGGTCTACTAGGGATGCTAATAAGAAAAAGAGACTTGAGAATGCAGCTGGTCTTATAGATGCAAATGCAGGTGGCATATCAGATATGGTTACAGGTATGATAGACCTGCTAGGACAAGAGTCTGTAGATAATACACAACCTATATTAACAGCATCAACAATAAATAATATGGCAAATCCTTATTCAAGAACAATGGCCTTTGGTGGGGATATAGAAGACCTCACTCAAGAGGAGTATGCACAGCTTGAAGCTAGAGCAGAGGAGATGGGGATAACTATAGAGGAACTAGTAGAGCAGATGCAAGGAGAATTAGGATATGAGGGTACAGATATGGGAGAAGAAGCCTATATGCCAGAGGAAGACGAAGAAGGTTATGGGCTTCAAGAAGAAGAGAGTGTGGATGAATATGGTAAAGGTGGATGGATTAGGAAGGCGGCAGCTTCCATTAAGCGGCGTGGAACTAAGGGGAAATGCACACCCATGTCAAAGCCCGGATGCACAGGCAGAGCTAGAGCTTTAGCTAAGACCTTCAAGAAGATAGCTAGAAACAGGAAGAAAGCTTATGGTGGTGGTAGTGGTAATAATGCCATAGAGGTAGAAGGTAATGAGATAGTACATGAGCCAGGAAAAGAGCCTGTTAAGGTTAGAGGCCCTAAGCATGAACAAGGTGGAGTAGATATGAATGTAAAGGATGGTACTAGGATTTACTCTGATAGGATAGCTATTGATGGAGAGACTATGGTAGATAGGAAAGCTAAAAGGGAAGCTAGAATAGAGAAGATAAATAAGCTACTAGATAAGTATCCTAGTAATAGCCTTACTAGGAATACAGTTAAGAGGAGCTTAGAGCATATTGATATGGAAGAAGAGAAGGACACTGCATTACAGAAGATGGCTAATGATATGTATTCACCTGAAGGTACTGCTTATCTTGGAGATGAGATAGACCCTGAACTTGACCTGACAGGTATGGGTGGTAATCCATACATACCTAATATAGCGGGTATGAATTATAGGGGTATGCCATCATTAGGTATATCTGGCGGTATAAATGTACCTTCACCTGAGAGTGCTATGTTTGATTATCAGTTTGCTAATAGGACTCCTAACTATAAGCCTATGGTTAGTCCTAACAAGAGGAGTACACTTAATAACTACCTTACTAGGACAGATAGAGCCAATCCTCTTACACCTAAGGGCAATCCTATGTATGGAAGGAATGTGTTGAATACTGTGATGGGTAATACACCTGAAGGAAGACCTGACTTGGTTGCAGGACTACATATGTCAAATGATGTAGGAGACTTTACTACTGAACCCCCAGACCCAGGAAATCCTGCTGACTTTACTACTGGAGATTACATTGGTATGGCAGGTGGTATAGGTGGAGCTATAGCTCCTTTCCTTACTAGTGGTCAGGCTAATAGGGCTACACAACCTGTAATAAATAGGTACAAAGGATTTGGTAGAGATGCCTTAGCAGCTAATGCTACAGCTCAATCTCTAGCTAGTAGGAACTTGGGAGAAGGTCTTATTGATGTAGATAGTGGTACTGGCGCTGCTATAGGTAGAAATAGGAATAGTGCTATGGGAGTAAATACACAGAGAGTATTAGATACATCTACCTACATAGGTAGTAACAGAGCTAAGAATGCTCTTAGGAATGCATGGGTTAATCAGATGACAGGACTATTAGGACAGCAGAGTGGGTTAGAGAATGTACAAGACCAGATGGTAGCTCAAGGACAGACTGCTGCTGACGTAGCTACTCAACAGAATGTAGATAACTACTATACTCAAAGAGCACAAGATGTAGCTGGTGCATTCAGTGGAGCACAGACTTTAGGTAGAGACTTGAATACATCTTGGTCAAATAGGATGGATGTTAATCTACTAAGACAACTTAGTGAACATGGATTAACCTATGACAAGTATGGTAATCTTATAAAAGCAACATAATGGGAAGATTTTATAGGACAGCAGCAGCCAGACCTGTGGACTATATGCACAGGTTGAATACTCCTTTAATGGAGAGGGTATTGGCTGCTAATGAAGGGTTTATAAATACTAGGCTAGACGTAGCAGATAAACTTGCTCAGTTTGACTATGAGCATATAGATAAGGATGACCCTGAAGCTCAAAGGTTAATTAAAGAGTATAATGACTATGGAGAGATGCTATCTAGTGGTATTAGGGAGAACGCTGCTAATTGGAGAGAGTTTACTCCACAGATTAAATATGTACAGAACAAGTTACTTAAGGATTATAAGACAGGTACTATAGGTAAACAGGTAGCTAACTTTGCTGCTAGGAAAGCAGCTTTTGAACAAGCTGATAAGGATGAAGAACTATATAGAACTTCAGGAGGAACAAAGGGAACTAATCCTATAGCTGTACAAAAGTATAAGCAGTGGTGGGATGATAACTTTACTGGTACAGGTACTCCTGAAACTGGTGGTTATAATCTATATCAGGGTGGTAAGACTACACCTGATATAGACCTTCAGAAAGTACTAGGAGAAGGACTTGATAAGGTAAAAGCTGATAAGACTAATGAATATAGTATGGATGAATATGGTAATCACTGGTTCTTTAATAAGGAGACTGATAGACGAGAGATATTGACTCAAGATAAGATACTAAAGATAGCTGCTGATAAGGTAACTCCAGCTATGTTAAACTATCTGTATGAAAGGCAACAGATAGGAGAAATAAGTGGAGCATTTAAAGATGGTAAGTTCATAGAACCTTATCAGTATGTTACACCGGGTATATCATCAGAGCAACAAGTTAAGATAGATGAGTATCAAAAAGATATTAATGACTTTAAGGGTTCAGCAGCGGATAAGAAAGCAATGCAAGATATATTGGATGCACAAGTAAAAGAAGCAAAAACAAGACAAGAAATAGAATGGCAGGAAGGTCATCCACTTACAAGTCCACTTAGAGGATTATCTAACCAATATGCTTACTCTGATATTGAGAGAGGTAATGTACTGTCTAATAATGCTAAAGGAGCTACATTATTTAGAGCTGCTGAAGCTAGGCATCTACAGAAGGAAAGACTAGATCAAGTATGGGATATTCATATAGATGATATGACATTTAAAACACAGGAAGCAAAGGATAAGATGGAGTGGGAGAGATGGAAGCATGACAATCCAGTAGTCAAGAGTCCATCTTCAGGAGTAGGTGGATTACCCGGAGTACCGGGTGTTACTGATAAACCTGTAGAAACAAGTCTATCTAAGTTTGCTACTAGAAGCTTTGCAGGTTGGAAGACACATAAGATTGACCCTAATACTGGAGCACCTGTTGTTGATGCACAAGGTAATGTTGTAATGGTTGATGTATTCTCTAATGATGGTATAGCTAGTAAGGTAGTAACTACTAGGAAAGATTTAGAGAATGCGAATAAGAGAATGGAACAGCTTCAGAATGAGTGGGATAATACGAAGAATATGTCTCCAGAACAGCAGTCTCTTAATAAGGCAGAACGTCAGAAGCTTGAGATAGAGCAAAGGAAGTTGTCTTCTGATCTAGAGATGTATAGAGCATGGTATACGGCTGCTGAAGATGCTACTCTAAATAACAGAGCAGATATTAGCAAGGTATCTATAAGCCCAGAGGAGAAGAAAGAATATCTAAGTAAAATGCAGAGTGACCCTAGAGGTCAGAAATTATATGCTAACTATGAAGCTGTAAGAAAGCAATATCCTGATGTAGTAGTTGATCGTAAGACTGTAGCTGGTAAGGGGGTAGAGATTACAGACTTATCACCAGAAGCTAAGGCTGCTCTTGCTCCATATAATAAGTGGATGGGTTTAAAGCAGAAAGTTAATACTGGTAAAAAGAACTTCTATAACACAGCACAAAGTGATGTTGTGGATAATGATGCTATACATCTTAGTACAGCAGATTCAGAAGAGGTTAGTAAGATGATTATGGCTAACTATCAAGGTATGAAGTTATATAATGAGTTTGGAAAGACTGTTGATAAAACACTAGATAATAAGTGGTTTAACTTAGGTAAAGACTATGAGCTTGGGTTTGCAGGAGAGCAGAACCTACCAGGATATATAACTCTACAGAATGGCAGAGTAAAGATGACAGTTGAAGATATAGGTACTACTACTAATATGGGTGATGGTCATGCAATGGCTAGAGTTAAGATTGAGGATGATACAGGTGAGATACCTAGTGGTACATACTATGTAGAACTTAATGATGGCGTACAAGCACAAGTAGCTGATAAGTTTAGTAAGAGTAGTAATAAGGATATAGCTTATCTAGGTAAGGCTATAGGTGATGGTACAGCTAATAATATAAGAAATCAAATGATTAAGCCACCTATTAATAGAGTATTAGGTAGAGATGGAGCAGAACCTAATGTTTATACTATAGAAGTAAATGATAGGACTGGGGCATCCTTCCCATTGAAGGTTAGAAAGATAAAGGAAGGTAATGCTACTAAGTTCTTTATTACAGGAAATGGAGTAGATGGCAATGAACAGCCGTTCCCTAGAATACCGGGTTCAGAAGGGACTGATGGTAACTTTAATGGTATGGAAGATTTCATAAAGGCTTATAAGTACTCTGTAGGTGAGATAGATGCAGATATGTTAGGAGGTTCTACTGGTAGACCATCTAGAACTAGAAGGAAGTCCTTCTATGATACTCCTAATAATTATGGTATAAACATAAATCAATAGTAATGTTCCCACCCAAAAAAGAGGCTAAAGGGCCACTGCAACCAGCAGACTTCTTCTCTACTATAAAGGGTACGGAGAGTGTATATGGTGTACCTCAAGCTAAAGAAATAAGTAGGGAAGGTAGCTTTGACCCTAAGCACTATAGACATGTTAAGGGAGCCACTTACTATGATGACCCTAATAGGTTAGCTACTCTTAATACGATTATGCAGCCTACTTCTACTAGGTTAGCTAACATGGGTCAGAGATGGGGAGCTGGCTTCTTAGCTGGAGCAGGACAATCACTAGCTAATACCTTTGACTTACATAGTCAGTTTAATTCAATCAAAAGCATACTTAATAACGAAGATGTAGAAGACTTTAGTAGTAGTCTATTTGGAGTACCCACTTCTAGAATGAGAGAATGGGCAGCAGGTATAGATAAACGTAATCCTATATATGAGGAAGACCCAGGGTCTGTTAATATTACTGATGGTGGGTGGTGGATGAATCAGTTTGCAGGTACGGGTCTTGGTGCAGGTATGGCAGCAGGGTCATTAGCTACTACTGCTTTGATTGAAGCTGCTACTCTTGGTGTAGGTACTGGGTCACTCTTTGCCAGTGCAGGTGGAGCTATGGGTAAGATGCTACGATTAGCTAAGGGGGCTAAGACAGTACAAAGGGCACAGTCTCTTGTTAAGGCTGCTAATGCAGCTAAAGGATTAAGAAGTGCTGCTATAGTATATGGTGTAGTTAATAGGCAGGCAGAAGCTACTATGGAAGCAGAAGCTACTTATGCTACTATATATGAAGAATTAAGTAGAGAACTTAATGCAGATAACTCTCCTAAATATACAGAAGAGCAGAAACAACATATGGCTTCAGAAGGAGCTAAGAGTGTATATAGATGGAACTTGGCCATGATACCGTTAGATATACTCTCCTATAGAGCTATGACATTTAATCCTATTAGTGGAACAGGTACAGGAGCAGTTGAGAGAGGATTAGCTAAGTTAGCTGCTGGATTTGGCAAGAGTAGAATAGGCAGAGCAACAGGATGGGCAGCTAGTAAGACTTTGGCTACTATACCCGAAGGCTTTGAAGAACTATATCAACATATAGTACAGAAGGAAGGAGAACACTATGCTAGAGTAGTTGGTGGTGAAGATGATGGTAGTACATTTAGTGAGAGATTAGGTATAGCTCTAGAAGACCCTGAAACTTGGAACAGCTTTGCAGGTGGTATAATAGGTGCTCCTGTTATTGGCGGAGCTATGAACTTAGTAGATAGACTCTCACATGGTAGATATAGGAGAGAGATGGCAGACTTACATGCTGACTATATTAAGCATGTAGGCAAGATGGATAATGATTTAGCTCAGTATATACAGTTAGCTGAATCAGCAGGATATAAGGAACAGGCATCTAAACTTAGAATACAGTTTAGTGCTGACAGAGATTTATCAGCATTACATCTGGATGCTAAGACTGATAAAGATACTGCTTGGGAAGCTAACATAACCTTTAAGGAAGGAATGTTAGAAGCATTAAAGAAGGGTGATACTAAGGTTATAGAAGACCTAGGCATAAAGATACAGTCACCAGAACATATGCAGCAACTGTTAGTGGAGTATCAGGCGATGGTAGATAATGCACATGAGATGAAGTCTATCTATGATGGAGTGAAGAATAAGTATCAAGCTAATTTTGTACCACAAGTAACAGAATCTCATTTCCATCTTAGACAGATGGTTAAACAGGAGAAAGTTGTGGATGCTAACTTAAATGCTGCTAAGGCTAAGTTATTTCAATTTGACCAACTATCAGCTACAGGTAAGGAGCTATTTGATCTTGACTATAAGGCTAGGGCTTTGCTTAAAGAGAATGATAGGTTACAGAAAGAAGCAGCTAATCCAGAAGATAGTTTTGAGCAAGAGAATATAAATGCACAGTTAAAAGAGAATGAGGCAGAGCTTAGAGCTACTAATGAGAAGATAAAAGAGATTACTTCAGAGGAATATAATACTTCAAAAGAAGGAAAGAAAGATGCCTTGATAATCCATGCTATAGGTGATAATGTGGGGTATGAAGAAGCTGCAAGGAAGAAAGAGGAGATAAGCAATACTATAGACCTTCAAAGAAGAAAGGTAGCCTTATGGGATAATGAGAAGTATATAGAACATAAGACAGATAAGGCTATAAAGAATGCAAGGACTCAAAAGCAGGCTGATGATGCAGCTAAGAAAGCTACTAAGAAACAGAAGAGAGATGCTAAGGCTAAGAAGAAAGATATAGCTGCTGATGAAGCTGCTGCTGAAGCTAAGAAAGATGAAGAGCTAAAGAAACAAGAGGCTGCTGCTAAGGCTGCTGCTATCACTAAGCCTGAAGAGAAGATAGGAGATGAGAGCTTATTTGATGATGATGAAGTTATGGCTGCTGCTGCATTGCAGAAAAATAAGCAGGCAGGTAAACCACCTGTTGTCACACCTGTTACACAACATAAAAGAGAAACTGCAAAGGAAAGAGTACAAGGAGATATAGAGTATCATACGATAAGAAGTACTACAGCTACACATGAATGGGAAAAAGACCAGTCAGCAGCATGGCTTAAAATGCTACAGACAGACCCTATCAAATATTATGAGATGAAAAGAGATATGAAGTCAGCGGCTAAGCCTGATGAATATTTCTTTGGTGAAGAAATAAGAGCAGAATACGACTTAACTATTAATGAACTAAAAGCACAACAAACAGGTACTACTGTTACTCAACCTCAAAACAAAGCCGCTAAGCTAACCTTAGAGGAACAAAGAAGAGAAGAGCTTAGTACTGTTCTACAGCCTGCTCATAATAAGGCTGCTATGAAGGGTAAGAGAGGTATAGTAGAATCAATAACAAAAGATAAGTGGGGATTTGTTAAACCTGATGGTACTATAATATGGAGTGATAGTAAGGATGCGATAGAGGATATGATATATGCCAAGTATGCTGCTAAAGGATTACCTATACCTGATAGAAGCACTGGTAGTCCTTTTCAACGTGCTCCTATACAGTATGATATGGAAGGCTCTCCACAAGAGGCTAAAGATCAGATTAAGGGAGCTATAGGAAACATACTCAAGAAGATGGGTGGTAGTCCTTCTTTTGAAGACCTTGTTAGACGTTTGATAAGGATATATGGTGGTGGTCAGATTGGTATGGATGAAGTAGAGGATATGTGGAACTCTATTGTATATGGATGGGAAGCTAATGAAAATGCTAAAGAAGATTATGATAGAGTGTTTGATATTGTCTTTATGAAAGATGAAGGTGCAGGTTTGAAAGCAGCTACAGGTGCTCTTAGGAGAGCAGATAAAGATATGTCAGAGGCAGATAAGGAAGCAGCAAAGCAGAAGGAAGAGTTAGATAAGCAGACAGCAGGAGTAATAGCTTCTGAAAAGAAGCCAGATGGATTTGACAATAACAATAAACCTACAACTAAGCCAGAGACTGAACATACACATAAATATGATGGGCCAGTATCAAATGAAAAAGAACCTAAATTATCATATACATCTAGACTTACTAAGAGTACTGTAACTATAGATGAAGCAGGTATTCATAAAGTAACTCATAAATATATAGATGATGACTTGAAAGCTAGTGATGGTATAATTGATAGCTTGCCATTACTAGACCCTGATAAGTTCCTTCCGGGTACTAAATTGGTTATTAGAAGACCTGCTAATTACATGGAGATACTAGTTCCAGTATTCTATCCTGATGGAACTAGAGAGAAGAGTATTCCATTCAAGCAATATGTAGATGAAAGGAAACTTACTCCTGATATGCAAGAATATAAGGATAAGATTCCTTTAGTTGTATATGCTAGTGAGGATGCTAAGATAGGGGTGGCATGGGTACATGATATACATTGGTACAACAATGTAAACTTTAATCAGGCTAAGCCAGAAGATAAGGCTACTGCTATAGCTAATACCAGAGCTATGAGAGAGGAAGCAATAGCTGATGCTAATGCTGGTACTTTTACTAGAGCTACTGTTACAGGTAAAAGACAGACTTCCTTCAAAGGATTAAAGTTACCTGAAGGTAAAGAGATAACTATAAGACAAGCTAATCCAGAGGCTACATTTGCTTCAACGATTAATGAACTAGGAGCAGGTGACCTATATATAAATCCTGGAAAGAAGTTTGGAGATGATGGTAATGTTATATCTAATACAGAGTCTTGGGATGAAAAGGGAAAGGTAGTAGATATAAGGAGGTATGGAACTAAGAATGGTAAGAAGACTTGGATGGCTTTTCCTGTGATAAGAAGACCTATAAGCCAGAAGGTTAAGACTAGTGTGATACAAGCTATATCTATTTATGCTAATAGGCTAAATAAGAACCCTGCTGTTAGAGCTAAGCATGACCCTATTATAGCTAAGATAAAGCTACCAAAGGAACAGGGTGGAATGGGTATAGACATTACTGAAAAGGATGGACTACCTAAGTACCTAAAGCATTTCATTAAACTAGAGAATAAAGCTGGAAGTACAGCAGAGGTTGAAAGAAGAGCTAGTGTTGAGAGAGCACATGGTGTACGCTATATAGCATTTGTAAATGATAATATAGTATTTGGCATTAATGGTCAGAATGCTTTTCCTAGTAAGGATAAAGATGGAAATCCTATAGCTGTAAAGTCATGGTTTATTAATCCTAATGTAGCTGATGCTACTATATCAGCCAAAGCTATAGCTGCTTTTGCTAATGAAAATATGATAGGATGGTATGCTCAAAACTTAGGGTTAGAAGCATATGACAAAGCTAACAATACTCCTGTTATACTTATTGATATAGATACTAAGAGTGGTAATCTTACAGCTAATACAGTAGCCGAAACTTACCATGATTTCTTAATGGATGAATTTGTAACTAATGTACAGAGTCCAAATATAGGTACTAAAGAAGAACCTAATCATGTTACTAATCTACAACCTGTAATAACATTTGATACAGATAAGAGAATAGCTGCTAAGACTAAGACAGATACACCTACTGACACAGCAGAGAAGATTATAGATACTAAGGAGATAGGGAAGTCTACAGAGGAGAAGAAAGAAGAGAAGGTAGCTTCAAAAGAAGAGACTCAACTAAGAGCACAATGGAAGGAAGAGCTTACTCCATATACTGTAGACTACATTGAAAGTCTATTAAAGAGTACTCACCTAGAAGGTAATAATGATAGACTTATACAGGCAGTAGTTAATCTAGCAGGACTAGGCAAATATCAGGGAGATGCTCAGGTAGGAATGATAGGAGCATTGAATAAGAGAGGTCATGTAACTAAGAAGAATTTATTAGAAGCAATATATAATGTATATGGAGAACTAGTTGGAGATAAGATGGCTCAACTACTTGAGTCAGAAGAAAGACAGTCAGGCTTTGAGTATGAAGAAAGATTAGTAGAAGGAATTAACAAAGAGTATGAAAGGAAGCTGGCAGACTTAAAAAAGAAGGAAGGTATTCCAGATATAGAAGAAGAACAAGGAGAGACTACTAAGGAAGAACTTAAGAGTGATATACATGGCCTATCTGGTGAAGTAGGTATGGACTATAACAATAAGAAGTTCATGGACTTGACCGAGAAGTTAACAGGTAAGAGACACTTAGATGATATGAGTGAGGCTGAACTACAGACTGTATTTGAACATTTAGATGATATTAGATTAAAGTTAGAAGGAGTAGAAGTTAGGAGACAAGATGATTTATATGAACTTTCAGAGGTAGAAATAGAAGCAGAGAGAGAACCTGTAGGTATAGGATTCTATGAAGGTAGATTTGTAGGGGGGTATCGTAATTCAGATGGTGTTGAGGTAGAACAGTTTGAAGCTCCTACTATAGAGGAAGTTAAAAGGAAAGTTAATCAAAGATATGATGAAGAGAGAGCTGCTCTTAGGGGAGAACTTGTAACCAAGGAAGATATTAAGAAAGCAGAGGAGAAGTTTGATGCTACTAAGACGGAACAGGAGAAAGAGAAGGAGAAGAAAGAAGCAGAAGAGAGGAAGGCTAAGGAGAGTGCAGAAGAGAAGGCAGCACTTGATGCTTTAGCTGAACAGATGCTTAAAGATACAATGAATGACTTAGGTTCTAGCTTTGACCCTAATGCTAAGAATAACTGGGCACCTATGCCACTTACTGAAGAAGAAAGACAGAAAGCTGTAGGTGTAAGAGTAACTATAGAAGGACTTACACATAATCAACAAGGTGACATAGTAAAGTATATGTATCACCATATTTCTGCTTACATAAGGAAGAATGGTACTATAACTATAGAGCAAGCCCATGCAGAGATTAGAAAGGCATTTGAAGAGGTATATATTAAGGCTAAAGAGAATTACCAGACTAAGGTTAATACTATGAAGGCACAGCTAGCTGCACATCCAGGTCTAGCAGATAGAGGGATACCACTTCTTATAGCTAACTATGAAAAGATGATAGCTAAGATGGAAGCTGTGGAAAGGCAGTATGATACATTAGTGGAAGACACGAAGGCTAGAGTGGATAAGAAGACTAATATTCGTGTTACAAAGATAGAAGCTAATCAGGAATATAAGGGAGAGAATGAAGAATATAAGGGAGATGATGCTAATAGTGATATAGATGATGAACCAGAGGCTGCTGTAGACTTCTGGACTGATGTTCTATCAGAGAGTCCAGAGAATAGGCTTACATATAAGATGCGTATGTTCTTTGATGGCATAAAGAAAAGAACTAAAGATGGAGCTTTTGTAGCTGGCTTTATGGGAGTAGATGGTTATGAGGAATCTGGAGAGATAATCAGAAAGCTGATGGCTACACTAGCTGATGTACCTTCAGACTTTAATCTTATGTTAGAGAAACTAAAGGAGAGAAGAGAAGCTTTACCTTGGATGGATGATGTTATAGCTAAACTTGAAGCTGCTAATGATGAAGAGAAAGCACAGTTTACTACTATAATGAGTCTTACTTCATTGAGGATGAGATTCTCTATGCTTAGTTATAACTTCAAGACTAGTAGTTGGACTAGTAGGATATATGAGACTAACTTAGGTGGTATAGCTGATGCTGTTAGAGCTGAATGGAAAGATAACTTGAATGCAGGGCCACTTGTAGACCAGAATAGTGATGGTCTACATACTCTTAATGTAGCTCAGGCACAGAAGATGATAGATGAGTTCAGGGGATGGAGAGGGCTTAATTTAGTTGAAGCAAGTGTACCTAAGACCTTATGGGATGACCTTGTAAGTAAAGTTAAGGATAAGAGTCCAAAGTTCTTTAAGCTCGAAGAGATAGCAAAGAAGCTAACTCCTGAACAACTTGCTATATTAACAGCACAGTTACAGGATAATCTTAAAGAAATATCTGATAGAGTAACCTTCTCTATGAGTGGGCATGACTACCAGATAAATAAGGTAGATGATACAGGTCAATATATAATGAGTAAGCTAGTTAAACATAGTGCTACAGATGAGGCTGTAGCTAACTGGTTAGCTAAGTTTGGTATTACTCTTAGTCCTAGGACATTAGTAGACTTACATAATAAGAAGTTCACACATAATCAAGTAACCTTAAATTGGAATGAACAATTTGAGATAGGTAGTAGCAATGGCTTATTCGGTATCTTATATAATAAGCTTGTGGCTTTAGTAGACTTGTCAAATGAAGGTGGAGTATTATTTGAAGAGCAGGGTAACTCCCCACTAGATGATAGTGTAGTTACATCTCTAGCTAATCTTGAAGCTAAGTACAATGACGTAGTTACTCCATTTGCATTTAGGGATAATGGTAAGTCATACTTTGCACTTACTATGCCTAAGTTTATTACAGATAGAGCTGCTGACCTAAAGGATGAAGGGGCTGTAGGTAAGGAGACTAGAAGGCAACTACGTAGTACTTCCTTCTCTGCTTCTGCTATGCAATTATACTTACTAGATAATCCTGCAAATGAGGATTATAGGTCTAAGTATAGGGTAGCTCACCTAGGAGCTAATGCCTTTAAGGAACATGGTAAGAAGTTATTTAGGGATAATGGGATAACTAAGCTGTCTGACTTAGATCATGAATTAACTAAATTGATTATGTTCATGGATATGAGTCAGGGAGAGGTTAAGCATGGAGATAATCTTAGTAGAGAGTATGGTGGAATAGCTTTAAGGATGGCTACTATGTTCAGTCCTACAATGTCAGATAAGGATATGATGACACTTGTGACTGCTGCTGTACTTGACTTAAAGACTAGTGATTTAAGAAATAGTGATGGTACTTTTGGCATTAATGGAGCAGATAATAAGGTTAAGAAGATACTATATGAACAGCTAGTTAAGCCAGAGCTGATGAGGATGGCTAAGTTCCATGCTGATAAGAAGAGGAGAGGCAAGGGTACTAACATAAAGGGATATGATGAAGGAGCAGCACAATTCCTGTTCTTACCTAACATGAACTTTATAGAGTATAAGCCGGGTTTAAAACTAATTGATGCTATAGCTAAAAATCCAGAGACATTTACAGCTCAAGCTGTAGAGGCTGATGAGACTCTAATGAATAGTTTCTATGATAAGATAAATGACTATGTATTAGGATTGACTAATGAGAAGTTGAAGGTATGGGAGACAGATGGTATTATTACTCCTGATGTAGAGAAGCCAGAGAATACAGAAATTAAGTTCTTGGATAAGAAGTACATGGAGAAGTTTAAGACCAATAGTAGTACTGAAAGAGCAAGGATGGCTGCTATGGATTATGTTATAAACTCCATGATAAGTAATGCTAATAGTTTCATGACTATGATAGGAGACCCTGCTCTTTACTATAAGAAAGAGAAAGAAGGAATCATAGAACAGATAGAGAGAGACTTTGAGGAAGGAATAATAGATGAGACTGAAATGGAAGCACAGATAACTTTAGCTCATATTAAGTCTGCATTTACTAACTTAGGTAAGAGGTTAGCTAATCAGATAGCTCCTGGTACTCCTATAGCTAATAGTCTTAATGATAAGTATATACAGTTGTTCCTGCAAGATAGGAAGAGTACAGCTAATAATATAGCTTATCTGGAAAGAATATTAGGTAAGAATGAAGCCTTTGCTTATACACAGATAGAAGGCTCTGATGCACAGGAATATACTACATGGCAAGAACATTTACATATCATAGCTAAGATGGGTAAGCTGTCTAATGATTTGATGCAAGAGGAGATAACTACAGAGGAGATAGAAGAAGCTAGAAGAATGTTCTCTGACCCTACCTTGACTAAAGATAGAATGACAGACAGGCAACTAAAGATATTAGATAAGGTAGCACAACCTATTAAGCCTGTATATACTGGACAGATACATGACCCTGAGCAAGATGTTATGAGGACAGTATATATCAAGTCTTCATCATTTCCATTGATACCACAGCTTACAGCAGGACTTGAGATTGATAAGCTAAGAGAAGCTATGCAGAAGATACAGGATACAGAAGGTAAGAATGTTAGAGCTTCTTATGAGACTGCTAATAAGGTAGGAGCTATAAAGCTATCTAAGACAGAGAATCTATGGGATAAAGAGACAGGTAATGCAAGAGAAGATGTATTGGGTAGATTAATGGATAATCATCTTATCTTAGATAGGAGACACTTTAGGATACAACAAGAAGTACCATTTAAGTCAAGTAAGAGGAAGTCAGATACTATTACTCTTGGTACACAGCTAATGAAGTTATTATTTGGTGATGGCATAATGGACATAGAGGGATTTACTTTTGAAGGTGTAGAGAAGACTGGTAGACAACTTCATCAATTATACAATGATACGTTCATTAGTTTAATAGAAGGAGCAAAGCAACAACTATTTAGTGAGCTTGGGCTAGATGAACAAGGTAATATAGTAGATGCAAAGAGGACTGCTGAGAAGCTACAGACCTTATTGAAGGATGAGGCTGAAAAGAGAGGCTATCCTTTACAGGATATAGAAGCACTTAATCTTCATGAGGTTACAGATAGTACAGGTAAGGTACTAACTTATGACTTTGCTATGCCACTATGGGCTTCTACTAATTCTAATAGGTATGAAAGCATGTTAAATGCTATAGTAACTAATAGGCTTATTAGGATGAAATTCCCAGGGAATAGTTATGTGATAGGGAGTGAGGAAGGATTCAGGACTGCTACAAGAAAGAAAGTAAGTGCTGCATCTAAAATGTCTACTAAGGAAATAATTAATGAATTATTCAGTAAGCAAGAAAGAGGACAGATAGGACTAGCTGGAGAAGATATAGATACTATATCTGATATAAGAAAGAATGAAACACCAGAGTTAAGGAAGAAGTTAGAGGAGATACATATAAGTTTAGTAGGTGGTTATCAGGAAGATGTATTTGATGAAGGACTGACAGAGGAAGAAGCTAGGCAAGCTAGGCTAGAGCGTAAAGGGATAAGAGAGGAAGGAGAGCCAGGTAGTGAGCTAGCTTCAAAGATGATATATACAGATGCTTGGAATGGGAAAGAGCTACAAGCTACATATACAAAGGATGGTAAGCTAATTAAGGCTCAGGTATTTGCTGCTAGTAAGTTTAGAGATAATGATGGTAACTTAATTAACCTACTTAGTCTGAATGAGGATGGTAAGACATACAAGTACGTCAATCAGGATGCTGCCACAGGTAGATTTTCTTTGAAGCCAGATATGTTCGATAAGGAACTCTTATCACTTATGTCATTTAGAATCCCATCATCTGGTCTTCAATCTGGTAGTGTAATTGAAATAGCAGGCTTCTTACCACATCAGAGTGCAGACTTAATGATAGTACCTAAGAATTTCACTAAACAGAAAGGTTCTGACTTTGACATAGATAAAGAGAATGCTTATCAGTTATTCCATAGGATGAATAAAGATGGTAAGTTTGAGGTTCTAGCAGAGAAGCATAGAGATATTATGCTAGCTGAAGCTGATAGATTGATGAAGGATAAGAAGATCAATGATCTTAGGAAGGCAGTTAGAGAAGCAGAGTCACAGGATAAGAGATACTTTGCTATGAAGGAACTTAGAGATGCAATAGCACAGGATAAGTTCTTTGAGTCAGTATTTCAGTCAGTAGGAATACCTACCTTTGATGAACAAGACTTAGAAGATGCTCCATTCTTAAAGAAGATGAATGCCAAGATAAATGAGATGCTTGGTAAGAATACTATCATTAAGATTAAGCAGGCTGTATATAGCCATGCTAGTGACGAAGTACAGAAGAAGATAGCCAAGGTACTTAGTACAGATTTTGCAGAAGGAGAAGCAGACTTTATTGATAGGCTTAAATCTAAGTCTGGAGTAGATAATAACTGGACAGCCTTATCAGATGAATACCAGAAGCAGAAGATGATGAGTGGAGCTAGTGGTAAGACTGGAACAGGAGCTTACTCATTAGATGTGGTTACTCACTCACTTGTTCAGCAGCTTAGAGCACAAGGTAAACCTATTACGTTAGAAGAGAATATATACGATGATGAAGGAAATATTGTTGGTACACAGACTAAGATATGGTCATTTGGTAATGTTACAACTACTGGTGTACTAGGTGGAGATATGACACTAGGGCCAAATAAGACAGTTGGTGATAGGAGCATAGTAGATTTATTAGTTGAAAGACAGAATATAAATCTAGATAATGAGAAACTACAAATCATAGGAAGAGTAGGTATTGATGAAATGACTATGGATGTAGATAAGATTTTTAATCTGCTTGGTGTAGATAAAGGTAGTGATGGTCATAGTATTGCTATGCTGTTTCTTAGTCAGCCTATTATTAGAGATTATGTTCTATATATGAAGAACGCTAACTCTAATATGTCACATGAGTTCTCTGCTACTAAGGAAGAAGATATACGGAAAATGCTTATTGATAAATATGGTGGAGAAGAAGAGACAGCATCAGATGGCATTAAAGGAGACTATTGGAGTATAGCTTCAGGACTAATGACTAATGATGCCTTCATAAGAAATATAGAGGGTACTATATCTAATCAATTACAGAGGGCTGTGTTACGTAGGTTCATAGAGATGAAAGAGTATGGAGAATCATTGAGGAATGTACAGACTGCTATTAATACAGATAGTAAAGGACTAGGTAAATCTACCTTTGATGTAATAGAGAGAAAGAATACTCTGAACAGGTTAGGTAATAACGGTAAGATTAATGGAGCATCTAGTCTTATAGGAGACTATAAGCCTATAACTGATGAGATGAGTGATGATGAGAGAATAGATTTAATTAAGCAGGGTTATGTTGATATAGGAAACTTCCTTGTTAAGCCAACTACTCTATCAGGTGCTTTCAGTATTCAGGGAGTAATGACAGCATATAAGCTATGGAGTAGGTATATGCCTTATGATTCTGAAGTTCTTAATTCAGCATTTGATGAACTACTACCTCTTATTGGTAATGGAGCACTTATGAATGAGAGTAAGAACGTAGAGCTAAAGCAGGAGATATTTAAGCACATGAAGAAGTACTTTGCTGCTAATAGGTTAGGTGGTATAATGGGTAATACAGATGATGCTAATACAGAAAGGAAGAGATTATACATTGATTATGATGGACAGATAGAGCTTATAGAAGACCCTAATGCTGTAGTTACCCTACAGAATGAGGTAATTAAGGAGCAGGAAGTAGAAAGAGTAACTGTTACTGTACTCTCTAACGGTAAACCTGTAGGTAAGTTCTCTACAATACCTAGTAACCTAGCTAAACTAAATAAGGTAGATATAGGTACAGCACAGATACATAAGGAGGGTGACAAGTGGGTGCTATATCATAAAGGAATAGTAGAAGGAACAGCAAATACCTCACTAGGTACTTATATCAAGAGGCTGAAGGCTATGAATCATCCTGCTGTTAATGAGTTTATCAAGACTAATATGCTATTTAATAGGATAGAGGTTGTCACAAACAAGAATGGACAACCTACTCTTATTAAATACAATAATGCAGCAGGAGAAGAGTTTGATGAGAACTACTTATATGAGGCTCTTAGTACTCTGTTCCAACATGCTGATGTTGAGCTACCAGAGATAGATAATAAGAAATATACTCTAGGTACTCTTGCACAGGATATGATAGCATATACTATGTTAGGCAACTCTACACAGGAAGCCATACAGTTCTCTAAGTATATACCTGTAGGTTACTTTAGTGCAGTAGGTTATGCACAGAGGATGAGAAATATAACTAATGACTTACGTAATAATAATACTACTCTATTAGGTGCATCTACTAACTGGAAGACAGATGCTCCTAAAGAAGAAACAGACTGGCAATCAGGGTTAATGGATGATGATGGGCTAGAGCATTACCTAAGTGAGTTTGCTATACAGTTTATACAACATAATCCAGAGAGATTGAAAGCAGGAGGTAAGCTGAAGAAAAAGGACTTAAAGAAGAAGGTTATACTTACACCTGGAGTACTAGGTAACTCATATGAGAATCTGAAGTCATTTATTCCTAGAGGCCCAGAGAGACCACCATTCTTCTCTATGTATGACAGTACTATACCTAAAGGTGATAAGAAGTTCAAGCTATATTGGTATGATGGTGAGAAGTACATACAGATACCAGTACTAGGAGTATTTGGTATGGATGAATACCAGCCATCCTATGGTAACAATGAGTTCTCTATAGGTAAGAGTCTAGTTAATGGTAGAGTTCCACTAATGCCTAGGATACAGAAGAGTGTACCTAACAGTAAGACAACAACAACTAGTGATAAGGATTCTTTTGAAGTTAATAGTGGAAATATTACTACTGTATTAGAGAATATAGGTAAGGGTAATAGTAATATGGCTATGCTAGCTAGAGCTTTAGCACCATTTGCACCTGCTGATTATACTATAGAGTGGGCTGATAAGACACCTGAAGGTGAAGAGGGATTTGCTGGAATACATAATGCAGTTACTAAGAAGATTTACATTAATCCTATAGTTACTGAAAGAGGTAATGATTACACAGCTTCTATTATACTACATGAGATAGTACATGCTCTTACTGTAACTCAGATAGATAAGTTTACTACTACTTATACTGGTGGAGAATTGCAAGCAAATAATGGAGCACCTACAGCAGTAGTTGAACTAGTTAGGCTATATAATGATGTAAAGAGTAAAGAAAATGATGCAGAATTACAGGAGTTAATGAGTAGGTTAAAAGCAGCTGGTGGTGGCATGGCTCTTAATAAGAGAGAGTATAACCTATATGGTCTGACAGATATTTATGAGTTTATGGCTCTAGCTCTTACTGAACCTAAATTTCAGGAATACTTAGCAAGCAAAGAGTTTAAGCAATCTGGTAAGACACTCTTAGAGAAATTCCAAGAGATAGTAGCTAACTTGTTAAAGAGTATTGGAGTAGCATTTGAATCAGATACAGCAGCAGCACAGGCTATAGCAAATACTTTCCAGTTTATAGAAGAAGTTAATCCTACTAGTACTAGTGAGAAGAGTGATACAGCATATAATGATACAAGAACATTTGGAGATTCAAATGAAGATAGTGATGGTATGGATAGTGGAGATGAGTTTGGTAGGAGTACTGGCCCACCACTAGGTAGACGTGCTCCGTTAAATAGTCCTAGTACTAAATTTCCTAATAAGAAGTTAGTTATAAGAACAGAAAAATGCAACTAACATGGCATGTAAGTTAGACGTCAGGACAGCAGTGTTCGATAAAGTATTTGAAGAACTAGCTGAAGGTAGATATAGCTTCTCTAGGACTGGAGAAGATACTATTAGAGTTAATAGTAGAGGAGACAATGCTAAGGCTAGAGCTAAGTCTACTAGTCAGGCTAAAGCTATGGCACATGAGATGTTAAAGCGGGCTAGGATTTCTTTTGAAGGTCATGTAGATGGTTATGTAAATCAGCACTCTACTTATGACCCTGTTACTATTACATTTACTGTTAGTGATGCCTATGTTCAGCATGAGTTTGATAAGTTAAATGTATCTAAGGATACACAGGCTGCTCCTATGGAAGCAGAAAGAGACTTTATAAATACTAGTACAGACTATGATACAAATAGAAAGATAAACTTTGCACCTGCTACCAGACCAGAATTAGGCATGTTTGCTAAGTACCTAGAATTTAAGCAAGCTATCTTAGATATTTATCAGAATAAGCTACATAAGGTGAGGATGGATAAGAAGAAAGTGGGAGTATCAATAGAAGAACTAAAGGCACTTAATAAGGAAGAAAGAAGATTAGAGCTTTTCATTGAAGGTAGTCCAGAGTTAAGGAAAGAGGGTCTTAAAGACCAAATAACTAGACTATCAAGTGAGTCTGCTATAGAGGCAGTAAGAGACTATGTAAGGAAAGACCTTGATAGACTACCTAAGCTAGTTCTATCTGATGATATTGATGATGTTAGAGAGGCAGAAAGAATAATACAATTCTATAAAAATGCAGGTAACTTTACTGGCAAGGATGCAAGTAATCCTACTGGTAGGGCAGAGAATCCATTCTTTCCAGAAGATGCAATATTCTTTAGAGATGATGAAGGAGAACTAACTACTGTGTACAAGTTAGGAGAAGATATAAGAAAACAGTTCATGGAGTGGAGAGATGAAGCAGATGGTTATACAATACAAGCAGAGAGTAAGAAGAAAGAGATTACTGTTAGGATGGTTAACTCAAACCCCGGTGTAGTTAATACCTATGGTAAGAACAAGAAGTTTACCTTTAGCGAACTAGTATATGAGAAGCAAGGACTTGAGGATATAGAGTGGGTAACAATGTGGACTATGGATATAACTAGTGGGATATTCAGTCACAATGGATTACTACCACAAGTTATATTCTCTCACTTGAATAATAGTATAGAAAGGAAGGCTGAGTGGGCTAGGGCTGCTGATGAAACTATAGATAAACTAGCACCTAAGGCACAAGAGGCAATAAGAAACACAGGTGACCCAAGATGGACTCATAAGGGATTAGGTATAAGGAGACTTGGTGGTACAAACTGGAACTTATATAAAGAGACTACTAAGAATGGTAACGAGACTAACTGTTTAGTACAGAGATTTACAAGAGAGTTTAATGATGCCTATGATATAGCTAAGGCTACATTCCAAGAGGTATTTGATAAGGCAAAGGTTATATCTGGAATGAGTGAGAAAGTTACACTTGCTTTTAGGGCCTTGAATATGTGGAGAAGACAGAATACTATTCTATTTGAGATTAATAGGATGGCAGAGATATTAGATGACCCTGAATTAGCAGACCTGTTTACTGAAGGTAAACCTGTTGCTGATGCAGCTTATAGGCAGAGTCTTATTGATATACTAGGAAAGGATGGATATGAGGAGCAAATAGAAGAGCAGAAGAGAATGCTTAGAAAGTATCTAGCTGATAGGCAGAATGTAATAGATATTGCATTAGGTGATGAGGGTAAGTTTATTGAGAATGGTACTAAAGATGATCTGAATGATGCACATAAGGCTGCTCTTCAGGAATGGGAATATAAGAATGACCCTCTTATTGGAATAGAAGGGTACAATAGTACTACAGGATATATCAAGGATGGTCTTACAAGAAATAACTTCATGGGTTATAATAACTTTATAGCTAGGAAGAAGAAGGCTAATGTGACATATGCTACTGATAGTACTACTGGTAAGTCAAAATTTGTAGTTACAGAGACTAATGAAGATACTGACTACTATAGTGAGCAATATGCAACTATAGAAGCAAATGATGACTTACTTGCTTTCTACAATGTAATGAGAGATGTATGTGTTAAGATAAAGGAGAGCATTCCTTATCACCTTCAAAAAGATATACCATCACATACTCTACCCGGCTTAGAGAAAAGCATGGGGGAAATGCTAGCTGATAAAGAGATGGGTCTACTAAAGAGGATATTTAGTAAGAATGGTGCTATAGCTGCTCTATGGGAAAGGATTAGAAGAAGTGTAGGAGTAGTTAATCAGGCTGATGTATCTAGTGCTAAACAAGACCCTATTACTGGTAAGTATAATAATACTGTAAATGATGCCTTCTTAAGAAATAATAGTAAATCTATTAAGCAGAGACAGACTATAGAACAGCAGAAGTTTCTAATAGCCTATAACTCTAATAAAGCAGATAGTGATGTAATTACACAGATAAGGAAGTTTACTATACTGGAGTTAAAGAACATGACTCCAGATGCTCTATTACTCCTAGCTCAATATACACATACTGATTTGAGTGTAGCAGATGCTAGGTCAGGTAATATAGCTGCTTTACAAGCTAAGATAGGAGATAAGGTAAGTGTAGGTAGGATTATAAAAGAGTTCTCTGTCCACTCTATAGTACAGGCTCAATCATTTGACTTACCTAAGCTAGCTAAGTACTTTGCTAACATGACTATGGCTTATGCTGCTAGGAATGAAGCCTTACCATTCTTAGAGATAGTTAAAAAACACTATGAAGATATACAAGCCCCTAGAACTAATAATGTAAATAAATCTATACGTCATAGGTTTAATAAGATTATAGGTAAAGTACAGATGGAAGGACCAAGAGAGAATGCTAGGAAGCAAGTAGAGAACTGGTTCCAGAGAGTAGTACTAAATAACTATGGTGTTAAGCATAAGATTCTATTAGGTAAAGAAGATGAGGGGGCTAGATTTGGTAGGCACATATATAGTAGAGAAGAAAGGAAGAGGCTTAATGAAATAAATAAGCTACTTGAAGACCCAGGAGTTAGTGAACAGGTTAAGGATGAATTAAGAGCATCTAAGAAAGCAATGGGTAAGGTTAGGACAGCAAGTGCTTTAATAGAAGGGATGTTTAGTTGGATAAGGTTCTTAAAGTTGGGCTATAATTTGCCTTCTTCTATTACTAATTTTATGGAAGGTGTAACCTCTAATGTAATACTAGCTGCTTCAGGAGAGTACTTTGATGAAAAGGAACTCATGTATGGTTATAGGGTAGTGAGAAGTTCATTTGTAAGAAACCTTTCATTTGGACTTACTGGATATGAACCTAAGCTGGCTAAGAGATGTAGGAAGCTGATGGATAAGTTCAATGTTGTAATGGATAGTAAGAATGAATTACAGAGAGCAGAAAATAGTACAGGTAGTAATAGACTTAGTTGGTTAGGTTCTTATGAGCTTAATCAAAGAGTAGAATATATTAATCAGAGTCCTTTGATGGTAGCTATGCTAAGGACTATGAAGATAAAAGATAAGAGTGGTGTAGAGAAATCTGTATGGGATGCACATGATGAGAATGGCGACCTGTTACCAGAGTTCAGCTATGATGAAGCACAAGCAGATACCTATACAGATGAACAGAGAGATAGACTAATACAGAATAATCAGGACTGGAAGATGCTAGCCGGTGAGAACTATGAAGTGTTTAAGAATAAGTTAAATAAGGTTATAGGTATAGGTCATGGCATGGGCTATGATGAATTAAGAGGAATGATGGCTAAGTCTAGTCTTCTAGGTAAGGCTGCTATGATGTTTAAGACTTGGATGCCGTCACAGTTCTATCAGAGATTTGCTGTTGAGCAAGATGATATATCAACTGGCACTATAGGATATAAAGGAAGATACTTATCTTATGGTACAGGTACAGCTACAGTAGCAGGATTGGTAGCAGGAGCAGCCTTATTTGGTACAGGTGTAGGTCTAATTGGTATGGGAGCATTAGGTATGATACTAGGTAAGTATGCAACAAAAACTAATACTGATATAAGCTTAGTGAGAGAGATGGCTACAACTACAGGTTATCTCTTCTTAAAGATGTTGGGTATGCCTATTAATTTTATAACTGGATTTGTAGCTGGAAAACAGGTTGTACCTACAGGTAATAAAGCATTTGAGAATTGGGTAGGTAAAGGAAACTTTACAACTAGAGATGCCAAGAATCTAAGAGCTAACCTAGCTGATATGGCATTACAGTTAGCTTGGATAGCACTTACTATGATGGTCAAAGCTATGCTATATGATGATGAAGATGATGATGATAAAGATAGTCCAGCAAGAGCATGGCATAATATAATAGTGAATAAGTTGATTCAACTATCCCACTCTGCCTCTATGTATTGTAGCATACCTGAAATATGGAGGTCTACAGTAGGTAGTCTATCTATTAAACAGTATTTAGATGATGTAGTTAAATGGATGGATGCCATACATAAATGGTCTATTGACCAAGACTCAATAGCAGGTGGTGTGAATAGAGGAAGGTCTGGATTAGGGCTAGCAACTGAGAAGATATTTATGCCCGGTCTATTTAAAGACTTACCATATCTAGGATTTGAAGCACAAGCACAGAGAGTATTTGAAGAACCACCTTGGGCTAGATGGTTTAAATCAGAGAAAGCAAATGATGAAACTTATATTAGGTCTGCTAGGTCAGGTAGAAGGTTAGAACTTGAGAACTATGACCAGATAAAGGCTATACAAGATGAGAAGTTAAGAACTAAGACTATTAATAAGATATTAGACTATGAGTTACCAACTGTTAAGAAGCTTGAGAAGATGGGTAGAACTAGAGATGAGTATGAGGATTGGTTAGAACAACAAGAGTATGAAAAAGTAGAGGAAGAATAGCAAGATGGTCATGTAAATTTTTTAGTAAGCCAGTTTATAACTAAAATCTTTAATTAATATGTCAGGCTATAACGTCACAAAGATAGAATTACTCAATATAGAGAGAAGGTCTGGTTATGTTATGGTAAGATTAGATATGAGTAAGGGTAAAACACATGTCTATAAACTATGGTTAAATAACTACTATTATATAGGCTGTAGTACTAATCTTAATAACCGGATATATTCACACATTAACATAATAAGTCAGATAAATAGTAGAAGCTATCTGAATAAGCCTACCAGAGAGACATACAGAAAGTTTCTAGCTGTTATGGAGTTATCAGACTATGTAGAGATAAAAGTAGAGATACTGTTTTCTTCTCTAGATAGAAATGAGGCATTTATGTATGAGAAAGACCTATTACATAGTAAAGATAACGTATGTAGTTCCTATTCACTCAATAATGTTAAGAAGAAATATAGGAACGAAGCCTCTGAGGTTGCGGTAAATGAAATCAACTCGTACCTTAGTACACTCCGTTAAAACGTCAGAGCCTTCGTTTAGGCATAAAATTGCCCCGCATAGAAATGCAGGGCTTTTTAATCGAAGTTTAACTACCTATGTATATTAGAATGGTGGGTCATCTCCTTCCTCCCACTCCTTCTCTTTTCCAAACTCTTTTCCTAGGGTATAAGCTACCATATCAGAGTATTCCTTATCATTAACTGTATCAAATACATGATTACACCTATAACTTGGGCATTGATATAGTACCTTTCCATCAGTATCATGTAAAATTACCCTACTAAAACTGGTAGGATTATTTTCATCCCAGGCAAAGTTCTTCTTAGCTATCTCTTTCATCTCTGCTTTCTGCTTATCAGAGAAGACATCCATCTTGACTATATGAGCAAACACATCATTGTACTTCCAACTGTACCCACAATGAGGACAGTTTCCTAGTCTATCTAGCACCATAAAATTACTATTTTTTGATTATGAAAAATGTTGTTGCAGCTACAATAATGAAGAGAAGATACCAGAAAAAAGGCTTCAGATTGTAAGTAGATTCATGGGTAATATGTACACTCCTATTCCTATGTATAACGCTATCCTTACCATCAACTGTAGTATGTATTGAGTCTATTGTCACTATAGTAGAATCAGTAGTGCCACCAGGTTTCTTGATGACACTACAGCCTATTAGTAACAATATGATGATAAGTATTCTCATAGCTTCAAAAGAAAGGGAGCTATCGTAGCCTTCCACTATCTGCAAACTTCTGTAGCATAGGGAGTAAGTCTCTCACTTGCTCCATTGATAGGTGCATCCTGCTCTTAGCAGTCCAGTTACTAGGTAGGTCTACCTCTACATACTTACCTATTGCTTCATCTTCAGTAATAAGTATCTTTGGGTTATCAACTCCTAACCAGATGAAATCACCTGATGCTCTGCTTGACTTCTGGATAGAGCATAAGCCTCCATTGCTGTCTACAAAGCTTCCACTAAGGAAACCTCTGCCATTTGGCTCTAATTTAATCATTGTTTTCTGTTTTGTGGTTATCATAATTATTGGATTTATTGTGTGGGTGTTATTGGTTTAGCTCTCCAGTGTGTAGGATTAGGTGTTAAGTAGTTAGTGTCACACTCTACAGTTCTCCATTCATCATGGTCATTACACCACTTAGCCATAAACCATATCTTATCATCTTGCATGAAGCATACACATATACCATCAGGGTTAAACTCCTTATCTATCCACTTCTCATGGTAACCAAGTACCTCTAGTGCTGGCTCTGGCTTCATCTTCTCTGTTAGATACCAGCCATCTATGTTAGCATTAGTTAGTATCTCAAAGTAAAAATCTATCCTTGATTGTTCCTCATCTTCATCTACACTAGCAAGTGTTTCAGCAACCTTCAGGGCATTTATAGTTATAATCATAGTTTTAAGTTTAAGTTAAAGATAAAAAAAAAGGAGAGTGGCAAGACTACCACCCTCTCTCTGTTTTTAAACGTTGCCATAATAAAAATCAAAAGTACACGAACCTAGTTTACAATATCGGTACTGCCATACCCATTCTCTGCTCTTGCAGTTTCAGGTAGATGGTCAGCTAACTTAAATTCTGCTGTTTCAACCTTAATGATTACTCCCTGTGCTACCTTGTCTCCTTTAGTTATATAGACTATATCCCTAGAATGGTTAACAAGTATTACTCCTATCTCTCCTCTGTAATCCAATTTTGTTATCGCTAGGCTCTTTATCCTAACGTCTGCATCTTCTTTTGTTATACATGCAGTTCAGACTATATCATCAACTTTCTTTCTAAGTTGTTGGGCACTCGTGTTAGCTTCATCACTGTTCTAGTGGTATGCTATTAGTCGTTGAACCTTCTAGGTATCCCTACCTAGCTTGGCTGCTGATTGTCCTCTTCAGGATTTTCCAGCAATTCACCCAATTTAAAGACTCCAATTATTCTACCATTAGAACTATCTCTTATGATCTCATGCTTGTTATTGTGCAAACTAGTATGTTCAGCTCTACTTAATATCTCTAAGTTAGAAATATCATTATTAAGCTTGTTCTCATCTTTGTGATGAACATCATATCCTTCTTTAAGGACTATCCATCCATCTACTTCTTCAAAGAACTTACTGTCAAATAACTTATAGTTTCTTTCTACAACTAGCCTATGCTTCTTAACTCTAGTACCTTGTACATGTTGGTCATGTGGTCTAGGATGATTAGGACAGTATTCTAACAAATAACCATAATTAGTAAGTGTATCTTCATTTTTAAATGAAGAATTATTATGTCCTGTTAAACCATATTGATGGTTATTCTCACCTGACATAGTTTCTTCCTTTAATTTATAGGTACACTCTAGGCTACAAGTTATCTTACCACCTTTTAGTCTCTTAATCCTATAAGGTTTAACTTTAAGTTCTTTGCCACATATTACACAAGCTACTACCATAAGAGTAATCCTTTAATTCTGTTTAGAGTCTATAGTCCCAGGACTATTTAATACTGCTATCCCTTTAAGTAAGGCTAAGCCACTCCTAGGTCTTATATCCATTGCATACCCACAAGGTATAGCTATCTTAAAGCCACACATTATAAGTAATCTTGAACCCGGGAACATATACATAGTCTGTATCTCTTCTCCATCTCTAGGTATATTAGGGTCAGTTGTAAAGTCTCTTGGAGTTGCATTACCATCCTGATAATATGTCTTGAAACTGTCTACTCTTAGGTCAAAGCCTGCACTTCCATCTGTAGCATACTTAGGGATATGTACCCCATCATGCTTCCTTTTAAACTTTATTTCCATAGTGGTACTCTATTTGTTTAGTTATGTAATCTTGCATATCCACTACTTTCTGTGTACGCATCTCCTCTGGTTCTATCCACCAAGGAGAGTTTTGCCAGAACTTAAGTAGTATCTCTTTAGGTAAGTCAGTAGCCTTCTCTATCTTCTTTTCTCCATGCATCTCTAGTACTAGCATCTCATTTTCTGTGAAGGCATCTATCCTTACATTAGGCTTATCTGATAGATGCTTTATAGCATCAAAAAGAGCTGTACCTTCTACCCATTGTAGGAAGGTGTCAAACTCTGTGTGCCTCACATTATTAAGTGGACTTGCTTTTAAGATTGTTGTTTTCATTGTCTATTAGCTCCTGTAGTTTAAATAACATTTGGACATAAAGGATATTCCAGCCTGTAAGTAGTTCTATCAAGCTAGCATTTTGACTCTCCACATGGACTATTATATTTTCTTCTGGTTTATCCATTGTACTGTGCTATTATTTTACACATCTTGATGAATGATTCTTGACTCATAGACCCTCTAGCCATATTAACATCTTTATGTACCCATTGCACATTCCCTCTTACATATCCTAGGCTATTATCTATCCTGTCAAGTGAAGCTGTAGATTTATGTATCTCTTTGTATCTTTCAAATTTAAGAGGTACTCCTGATATTGCACATTTACCATCCTGCTTAGAAAATAGTTCTTCTAGATACTTCACATCTATACTACATTCAAATCCATTATTACTAGCTCTTTCCTGTACCTTCCATTTGAAATATCTAGCTATATAGGTATCCTCATTGAATACTGTTTTGGCACATGACATACAAGCTTTAGTTTTACCATTTACTAGTGTATAAGCTCCTCTAAATGTTTCAGCACCACAAGAACATCTAACATGCCAGTACATATTCCTGTCTTTACTACTATTAACTTTTGTCCTATCAGAGATAACAGTCCACTGCCCGTAGATAGCCCCAATTACGGGGCTATGTTTTATATTGTTATTCATAACCTATAGTTTTCTAACAAGCAGAGTGCCCACAGGAACTACATTTTCTGCATCCTTCCTGATATACAATAGTAGCTTGTCCACATTTGGGGCATTTTTCTCCTGTTGTTCCATCTGGTATATATTGTTTAAGTACTCTTGTTATTGCCTTACCAAAGGAGACTACTCCCACATTAGCCTTCTCTACTTGGTCTATTATGTACCTAGGATTCATCCCATGTCTTAACATACCTGAAGTAAACCTAGTTAGAACCTGTATATCTGTAGGTGCTTGTGATACTTCTAAGTGGTCTATAGTATATCTGTTAGAATTGAACTTATAATGACTACCATTTATCTTAGTAACTTCCCCTGTAGTATTCTCATAGTGAATAGGAGCAGGGAAAGCAAATATCTCATATGGTTTATCATTCAATAATCCTACTACCACACCATAGTTATGACCTTCTGACATTACAGGCCAATAGTTAGCCTTCAAGCTACTTGGTCTCTTTATTGAATCAGTATATCCAAATTCATCTACCTGTGCTACTGGCTCACTAATCAGTACTCCACTTCTACTCCCTTCTCTATATACAGTAACTCCCTTGAGACCATTCTTCCAAGCCATGTCATATATATCTTTAACTACATTTTGTCCTACTTTAGTAGGTAGATTAATAGTAGAGCTTATAGCATTAGAGGTATAGTCTTGTATTACAGCCTGTAATCTTATCCTAGCTTCCCAGCTTACATCTTCTGCCTGACTCATGAACCAAGGTGACTTAGCAAATGCTGTGACTAAATCTTCTTTTCTAGTAATTAGAGCTGGCTCAGGATAGCGTATCTCTAACCACTCTTTGAACTTAGGGTGTAACACAGCATACTCCTGCCAACTATCTCCATTCTGGTCTGTAAAGTCTATCCTTGCTCCTTCTTCATTAGCATTGATCTTCTTCCTTCTTATATAGAAAGCTTTAAACAAAGGCTCAAGTCCACCTGTAGTCTGTGTCATCAATGATACTGTACCTGTAGGAGCAACTGTACTCCAGCTTACATTCCTTCTTCCAAAGTTAGCCATTCTCTGAGCTACATCTGGAAACTTAGCTACTATAAACTCATAGAATTTATTCTGCCCAAACATATTGTTATCTTCATCTACACTAAACTCCTTAGTCCTATCCCATCCTACAAATGTTCCCCTAAGTAGAGCTAAATCTACACTAGCATCTAACTCTGCTTCCATCTTAGTTTTCATCACAAGCTCTACCATCTCTAAAGCATCATCACTACCATACTTCATATTTAATGCAGCTAACATATCTCCTAAAGCAGTAAAGCCACTACCTGTCCTCCTACCATTCTTAGCTAATTCCCTTATATTCTGCCATAGATTTATCTCTGTTATCTTAATATCCAATGGCTCAGGGTCTCTATCTAGCTTATTCAATATCCTATCTATGTACTCTACTTCTAGGTCAACTAGGTCATCGCCTAATCTCTGCTGCATATAAAAAGTCTCATACATAAGGTTGAAATCTATGTATGAGTCTTCAGTAAAAGGTAACTTAACAAAGCTAAATAGATTAGTAGCTATAAGCCTACATGTATCATTCCTATGAAACCATTGTTCTCCACAAGGATTGCAAAGCTCTGGTTCATACTGTTCATATACTCCATCAGGAGCATAGCTTGTAATCCTATCTATGAAGGCTACACCTGGCTCTCCATTCTTCCATGCCATCTCTGCTATCAAGTCGAATAACTCTCTGGCATGTATCTTCATCACATGAGTAACATATCCATCTTTACCTACTGCACATGATACTATATTATTATACCCATCTATGATACCTTCCTTAGTCTTCTCTCTGTAGTCAGAGAATCTGTTCAGGTCATCATCTATTGGAAACCTACAATGAAAGTCTCCATTGTTCTTGACAGCTTCCATGAACTCATCTGTTAGCATCACACTCACATTAGCTCCTGTAACCTTAGTCTTATCATCCTTCATGGTTACAAACTTAAATATATCAGGATGCTTACAAGACAGGAGTAACATGAGAGCACCTCTTCTGCCTTCCTGGGCAACCTCTCTTGTAGTGTTAGAGAACCTCTCTGCAAATGAGGTTACTCCTGTTGATGATCTTGCAGCATTGGATACTGGAGCTTTATAAGGTCGTAAGTTATTAAGATGAGTACCTACCCCACCTCTTCTTTTCTCTAGATGGGCTATATGTTCATCAGTTCTCATTATACCTGCATAGCTATCCATAGGTGGAGCTATACCAAAGCAATTAGAGAGAGACCCAAATACATACTTGTTCCCCAAGTTAGCCATTATACTACCTTGAGGAACTATATACTTGAACTTGTCAAAGTAAGAAAAGAGTTCATCTTGTATCTCCTGCAAAGATTGATGAACTCTTTTACTATGTAACTCTAACCCAAACTCAGACAACTGATTTATGTATAATTGGGAACAATTCTTCTCCTTATCTTGGTAACTCACCTCTATCCTTGCAAACTCTCTGGCTAGCCTTCTGTGCATATCAGCTGGTGTCTCTTCTTCTAATTCACCCTTATCATTTCTGATTGCATACTTATCTTTCCAAACATCCGCCGCCATTAAATCATGGCTAAAGTACTCTAGCAAATTGCTAGGCAAGTTGTTAGTTGTCATAGAAAATGAGGTTTTAAAAAAACAGGAAGGAAAATAAAGGTAAGAAATTCTAAATCAAGAAGTTAGAAGGTGGATAAGTTTATCTCGATGCAGGATTTCAGATTAATCTGAACTAGCTTCTTCTACTAATCATCCTAGTCCTTGCATTTCTGTATATTGTATCCCTATCTTTCTTGTCTAAATCTTCCCTTCTTAGTTCCTTATTGTACATGGTGTAAATATATAGGTTTTCTGCTAGTGTAATTAGTCCTACACCTATGATAGCATTAGCATCTATAATATTATCTATTACTCTTTCTACTGTGAGACCCCTCTCTATCATTAGAGAGAGGAGTTCATCATCAGTTAGTTCCGGCTTCTTGGTTTCTTTCTTCATTATGTGTATTGTTTAACTCCTTGTTCTCCCTTATTGGGCTTCTGTCTGTGGCAAGTAGTAGGTTTAATTGGTATTACTACTCCTACTAGTTCTCCCTTAGTTCTGGTTGTAACCTGTCCATTATCTTTCTTTGCTATTAGTTCTGCATTCTCTGGCCTCACCCATACTAATCTTTTAAAGCCAGCTCTACTCCAGTTCTCAAGTATATAGTTCAGATTGAAAGCTCTAGGTCTATAATCAGATGGTATCTTAGGTACATACCTATAAGTAAGCATCCTCTTTGACCTCTTAGCTTCCTTTCTATTTGAAGCTGTAAAGTCTCTCTTCTGTTCTATCTTAGCTACAAGCTGTTCCTTGTCTAGCATAACAAAGTAAGTATTAATAATAAGTACAGATAGTATCTGTGCCTTTACTATTGATTGTAGGTAAGCTTCTACTATAGCCTGATTGTACTCATGTGTACCTCTCTTAAATTCAGGATGCTCTTCTTCTACTGTAGCAGCAAAGCTTTGTAAGTGTCCATCAAGTCTATCTGTCTCTAGTTCAGCATCTAAATGATCTAGTGCAAGTGCATGATTATAGCTACCATCTTCTATCATGTAACTTATATTACTTTTAATTATAGCTTTACATAGTAACTCAAGCTGGCTAACATTGGTAGAACTAGGATTAGAAATGTAGATACTAATTATACAGGTATCATCATCTATGAACTCAAATGGATATACACTTACATTCTTAAAGTCACTCCTATGTGTAACAAACACTACTCCTTTATTTAAGAATCTAATAAATCCTCTCTCACTTAACTTCCTCATCATTTCTCTTAGATCAATCTGTATGCCTCCAACTAGACTTGCTGGACTTGATTTTTTACCTGCTGCCCACTCTATCATTTTTACCTGCTCTTCTCCGCTTATTTGGATTACATCCCTTTCCTTGTATTTATTGTATAAAAAACTTAACTCATTCATAATGTCTCCTTTTTAAGTATGTTATTTACTTCTGTAATAGCACTATTTTCTACTAGGAAGCGTTTCAGTAATATTAGCTTTCCTTTTAAGATTGAAATATCTTCCTTTAGTATTCCTCTTTCTGCTTCATCATTTTTACTAGATTTCATTACCTCTTCTAGCCTTCTTTTCGTCTCTTCTTCAGAGTTACTTAATGCCATTATTATTGTACTACGTATCATAACATTGAGTAAGTCTTTACTTGGTAGAAAATCAAGTGATTTGATGATTAGATTAAAATCATCTTCTGTTAAGTTCACTTCTTGTATGTTCATTCTTCTTGTTTTTTATCTCTCTTGAGATGGTGGTCAAATATCTCTAGTTCTTCCCTAGGCGGGAGATCTAGCTCTCCTTCATAATCAGTAGCAGCTATGTTAGTACCATATATCCTGTTCAACTTCTCTGTGAACTGAAATACATAGTTCCTATCTTTGACTACTACTTTAAGTATATCAGGATGCTTATCAAAGAACTTTCTTATCTGTACATCAGTGTACATCTTACTATACCCACCCACATTAAACTCATCTAAAGCCCCATATAATTCCTCTGGGAACTTGATGATTATCATGTGTAATGTGGACTTCTGTAAATTCCCATAAGGATAATCATCCTCATAGCAGCCCTGTGTTCTTATCCATACAATGAACTCTAAGAAGTGAGCAGTAGCTATAGCTGTATCTATTAGGATAAAGATATGCTTCTCATGTACTTTACCTGCATTCCTACATATCATGTCTCCTATGCCTACAGCTACCTTAAATACAGTATTCATCATGTTAGTAAATCTAGGCCCATAAACCTTCAATGCAGGTAGCAAATACTTCTTGGTCTTGTTCTTGTATGGATAGATAATAGCTTTCTGGTTTGTTACTTCTGTTAGCACTATCTTCCCTATTTGAATTTTCATTACTAGAATATTTTATTGTATGAGTAATCATCTTCAATGAAAATTATACCCTTAGATTCAGAGAACATCTCTTCTATAGAGAAGTGCTTATCTTGCCACAGCTTGAATAAGTCTAAAGCCTGTGTCCATCCCATCCTATACTTACCATCTCCAAATCTACCTATCCTTTCAGCAGCAGTAGTAAGTATGAATATCAGAGGTGTAACAGGTCTTACTGTAGACTCTACTATCATAGCATAGTCAGCAAACTCATAACCAGATATGTCCTTACCTATCAAATCTGATAATTCACCTAAGCATTTCCTTACAGCATTAATATACCATGACCCCTGGAAATCATACCTTCTATCCCGGATTTGCCTATTAAACTTCAAGATAGAATAACCTGTGGACTTAACATCAATAACAAATACCTTTCTCCTGTTATGATCTATCCTTAACAAGTCTATCAAAGCCTTACACCATACTGCTGCCTCATTAAAGTAACAGGGAAACTGATACACTAAGTCTATTCCTTCCTGCTCTTTAAATACCCAAGCACTATATGGATGCTCTAACAGGGAGCTTGCAGTACCATGTTTAATCCTATTACCATCTCCATCTACTACACCTATTATCTTAGATACCTCATCATCAGACAAAACTTGCTTACCTCTGGCAGCTATTAATTCTCTCCAATACTTCTCTGGTAAACTATTCTTACACATAGTAGCAAATCTGGTATCATCAGCTTCTGTAGCATCCTTCTTCTTAGACCAGTGCCTATTCATATAATACTGATGATTGTCCATAGCCTCTAGCCCCTGAACAGGATATAGGGCTAGAGGTCTATAAACATCTGGATTCTCTCCCTCTACTACCATCCCAGCAGTAACCAAATCAAATACCTGCTTGATGATACTCATCTCTACAGGTGTAGGTTTCTTAGGCATCTTACTTATCAGATACTCCTCATTGAATAACTCCTGTCCAAAGGTGATAATAGTATCTACAGCATGACCTACTACAAAATGCTCCTTCTCATCGTAATACTTATCTGATCTGATTAGGTCATCTTTCTTATCTATGAATGCCTCTATGCCATCTTCAGCAAGAACCTTCAGTAATGACTGATTAAGATATGGGCAATCTTCATACTCTTTTACCTTTTCTCTTGTGTTCCTGTAAATCATAAATTTGTATTTTAAAAATTAAACAATAGTTCTGTCTAGAATTTCTTCCTGTACAATAGTGTTCATCTCTTCCTGTAAGTGAAGCATCATACCATCTAGTCTGGTAAACTGTGGTAGTTCTATCTTAGAAGCAAATGTCAAATCAAGCATCCTACTAGTATATAATACATCTATCTCACCAGATACTATGTTCAAGTAGCTTCTCTTTATGTTCCTATACAGGTCATTGTGCTCTATGATAAACTTCAAATCAACTAGTATGGTAAACTGTCTTACATCTGGATTACTCCAATCTACATTATGGAACTCTGCTGTCTTCACACAAGTCATCATCAATGGTACTATCTCATACATATGTGGTAGATACCTGTATATCATGTTAGCAGTAACATAGTAGTTCTTATCCTCATAGTCTCCTCTTACCATCTTCATAGCCCAGTTGTTATTATGACCATACAGAGTATCACAGAATAAAGCTATCTTATTAGTCTGGTGGATATAGTTAAGGTCTGCCACATGACCTATGTGATACATATCTGTCCTACTTATATTACTGATAGTACTTAAACCAGTTATAGGAATGTACTCACTATCTCCTACTCTACCAGCTAGCTGTGGTATCATACTAAGTCTCGGTATCCTTATTATTGATGGTGTCATTGTCTCCCTCCTTTCTGGTAGTGGTTGTAATTGTCTCATAGTATTCCTCCTCTGTTACTAAATTAATTGGTATGATATATTCCCATGAAAATGGTACTGTCCTATCCATATCCCCATTAGTTATATTAGTTATGTGATTAGTTAGAAAGGCTACTATATGAGAAGCTATCATTACTGCTGAATGAGTAGTTTGTTTCATAGTGCATGGAGCTTCCTCTATTTCACTATCATCAAACAACAATTTAGCATAGTTCTCTATATCCAGATGATTATTTTTTACACAATATATCCACATCTGTTCAGCATTTAGCCTACCATCTATGAATAGACTATTCTCTGTGTTACCTCTGCACCAACTTTCAAACATATCCCTTCTTGCCTTCATGTTATCAAATGCAGTAATTACAAAATCATGAGTAACGGTCTTCTCATCTACCTTCTCATTAGCTATAGTAATAATATCTCCTGTAAGGTTGAGTATATTGTTCCTTAGTGCTTCTACCTTTGGCTTACCTGTATCCTGTACACTATAAAATTGACCACCTATGTTAATCTCTTCTACAGTATCGTGGTCATATACCATAACTCTAAATCCTGCTCTGGCTAACAGGAATGCTACCCAGCTACCTATACCACCAGCCCCTCCTAAGAGGATGGTGGTAGAGAGTGCCAGAGGATACCAAGGGGCATCCTTAAATCTCTCATGATGTTGTTTGCTCATGCTTGTCTGATTTTTTTGGATTAGTAAATTCAATATACATCTTAGTGAAAGTACTGGCTAAGTTCTTGCCAAATGTGTACTGTGTATGGAAGTGTGTATTCTTAGGTGTAAGCTTAGCTAGATAGGACAAAGCAAAGGTAAAGATCTCTCTTATGTGTTCATCCTTGCTCTGCATCTGACTAAAACCTGGCTTGAAGAACTCATCATAATACTCATAGAAGTTAAATCTCATACCATCTATTATAGTATCTGCATTGATGTTAGACTGCTCTATATCATCCAGCACATCTTTTAGATTGTCATTGATTACCTCATAGCCTAACCTTAAAGCATAACATAAGAACAGTTCATCCTGTGTCACCTTCTCCTTTGGTGGTACTATGGTATTGTTCCCATTATTCCATTTCCAAGTTGGTGTATCTACAGGCTCTTTCTTAGTCTTATCATAGTCTGGATATGGTATCTGATTAGGCATCCCCGGAGCTACATAAGGATTTGCCTTAGCTTTCTCCTTTGCCCTCTTCTGGAACTCCTCTTCTACCTGTAGATACCTTTCTTTGAAGCCATTATCAATAATTAACTTATTCCCTTCCTTCATTATCCTACACTCATACCAGAACATTGTCTGGTCTGCTTCCTCTAGTATCAGATCATATCCTTTACCAGTAAAGTCCTTACAAGGAAACCTAGTGACACTACCTACAAATGCTACCCTAGCCATCATCTCCATGAAGTTATTGACTATCAAGGATAGATAGACATTGTGTAATGGAGAGTTATCATTTAGCTCACTTACATCAGTACCAGAGAAGAACACATCCATAGTATTATGACTATGTATATGTCCCCACTTCCAATTCTCTGCATCTTCATGCTCCATCATATAGGTGACTAGCTCTTGTCCCCAATCAAATGTAGTTCCACCCTGAGTTCCAATATCCATCAGGAGTATATCCATGACTACTAACTTCAAGTTAGTAATATCTTTCATTGTACCTTTAACTGCATACAATAATATACCTGACCACTCCAGCCTAGGTTGTAACTGGCACAAATATAGAATCTTCTCTTGTATTTTCTTCGACAGTATTACCTGTATCTTGCCTTCTAACTGTACCTTTCTTAATGATGGCATAGTTGGCGATTTTTTCAAGTCTGTATTTGACATAATTGCTTAATTTAGGATTAATGTATCTTGTACACTCAAAATCTTCTGACATTTCATTATATACTTTATATGGTATCTTCTTACCTTTGAAGGTAAAGGACAAGTGCTCTAAGCTATCTTCTGCTATCCTAGGAAAATCCCTCTTGATAAAGTACGTTCCTGTGGCATCTTTACAGTACTTAGCTTCAAATGGAAATATATTTACTAGCCAAGCCTGAAAGTCCTCATCATCTTCTATGTAATATTTACTATCCCAGAAGCCCCAGTTGCACCTCACATCATAAGAGTTCCTTATTCTCCTTAGTAATTCATTATGTAAGTCTACCATAGTAAGATCTGATATAGATTCCATAGTATGGTCCATATTCACTAGCTTACTCATACTGATATATGGTGTACCTTCAGTAGATTCCCATCTTACAAAGCTATCTATCATCCAGCAGAAAGCTTCAAACTTATCTATATCCTGCTCATCATTAAAGATAGCTCTAATAGAGCTTGTATCTCCAGTACCTAAGCAGAAGTTCTCCCATTTAGTAAGGTCATTGTCATTAGGTCTATACATTCCAGGTACTACTGCTAGAGTAGATAAATGACTATGCACATAACCACACTTTAGTTCCTTATTAGAATAAGTAGTTCTCATTCCTTTAATATCACCTATAGATATGTCATAGCCACCACCATCTTCTTGTATCTTTGTCTTAAACCTAACAAATAAGTCCTTTATTATGTGTGCAAGTCCAGCAGTATTAGTAATCTCAATTTCTGGAAAGTGGATAACAAATGTGGTATCTGTTGGAGTAACTACTAGCCCTTCTACTATCTGTATAGTATCACGATACTCAGGATACAGAAACTTACTCTTCTTGTCTCTGGTGTGTGCATACTCTTCATCTGTATAGAATAGGTCAAGTATGCTTACATTTGTATCTACAGGGAAATACTTTGTTCTATGTGTAACTGTCCTTTCTCCTATATGAATATTATACCCTATACCTATCCTATTAGGAAATATACTTTCAAGTACCTTATACATCTCTTTCATCCTATCAACTAAAGTAGCAGAATACCTCTCTCTTATGAGCAGATATAGCAACCTCATCTTACTCTCTATTGTCCTAGTATCTAGTTCTCCCTTAATCCTAGCTATTTGTTCTCTATAATCTTGTAATGTTTTCATCTTATTATGGCTTTGATTGTTTAAAAAAATAAGTAGCTACTATCACTAGCAACTACTTATTTACTAGGAAGATTAGATGGTTAGATGCGTACATCCCTTAACCCTTTAGCTAAGTCTGCAATTTCCCTACGGAGTTCATCTCTGGTTTGCTCTTTCTCTGGTACAGGTTCAGGGATAGCTTCAACAACAGTAGCAATAACAGCTATCTCAATAGGTACTTCTTCTGCCTTAGCTTTCTTAGATTTCTTAGCAGCAGCAGGCTTTGCTTCTTTCTTAGGTAGTTTCTCAACTGCCTTTTTAACCTTAGCTACTACCTTTGCAGTAGTAGCTTTCTTTTCAGCCTTAGTAGGAGCTTTCTTAATAGGCTTAGCAGCTTTAGCTCCAGATTTAGACTTAACCGGCATAAGGTAGAGCTTAAAGTCCCCTACAGGCAGGATAGCATCATCATGCTCCAAAGTACCTTTCTTAACTCCTTCAAGAGCCTTCATGTTGCTAAGGCTGTAACCATTCTGTGAAAGCACATTCCTAAGATGGCTCCAAACTGTAACATCAGTTGTAATGGTCTTCTTTTCACCAACTGATGTGATGACTGTAATCTTCCTTTCTACCATTGGTAGTGTGATTTGGTTTTCTGACATGATTGTGTGGTTTTTAATTTACCAATTAATAATTGTTTCTTTCTTGTACTTCAGTATCTCGTTAGTTAGACTGAAGTGGTTACACCCTCTGAACTTATAATGACTATCTGGATGACTATCTGCTGCTGGATGATTAGCTTCTAACACATAGTTATAGTCATCACCCATGTACTTATTGTTCCATCCATAATAGTTATGTATAAATCCTTTGAAGGCTTTAGCTTTTGCCCCCCATAGTAACCATACAGGTTTCTTGTCACTGTGCAATGATATGGTCTTCATAATTTCTCTAGTGAACCATGACCAATATCCTAGATGAGTAGCTGACTCTCCTACCTTTACAGTAAGTGCTGAATTTAAAAGGAAGATACCTTGTTGTCTCCAATGTTTAAGTTCCTTCCATTCTGGACTATCTATACTAACAGATGCTAGCCTCTCTACTCTTGTATCTACTATCTCCTCTTTAATAGTCCTTAATGTAGGTGTAGTCTTAGTTGTAGGTGGTATAGCAAAGGCATATCCTATAGCTTCTCCCTTATTGATATATGGGTCCTGCCCTAAGATTACTACCTTTATAGCCTGTAATGGCATCTTAAAGACATTGAACATATCCTCTGGCTTAGGGTAGAACCTTGTCTTCATTAGTATGTCATACTTTAGCATCTTCATCTTTGGGTCATCAAACAGCTTCTGTAGGTAGGGATGCCAACTTTCATGTATCTTATCTGGTATCTGTTCCATGTGGTACCCTCCTTATTACGTTTTTCATGTCACTTTTTTCAAGGCTTTCTTCCCTTAGATCAACTAGCCACTTCTCCCCATTTTTAGTATTAATTATAGAGAAGATTGCATCAAACTTTTTAATCCTATTTAATGCCTCTATTGCAGCCTCTTCTGGAGTGTTAGTAGATAGTACACACTCCCATATTACTATATAACTCATAATTTCTCCTTTATAGTTTATCTATTACTCCTCTATATAGTTCACCATGCAGCTTTACATAGACTTCTATTTGCTGACCCATCCTAATAGCCCCATAGTCAATTACTATCTCAAGGTCTGTCTCATAGGCTTCCTTACTTATTGTAGTAGACATTGCCTTATTACCCTCATTAGTACTTACTGCTATAACTATCTTCATAATATTTGATTTAAAATTTTACTAAACTCTTGTCTCCCTTCCTTATGTACATACATTCCTGGGTCTTTCAGGTAGTATCCATACCTATTATATATTACTTGACTCCTAGGTATAAAGACCATCCTACAACAATTACTTCTTATACCATTAAACACCTTTTGAAGCTTCCTAGCAGCTCTCACACCTGCTAGGTCACTATCATAGAAGATTGTTATAACATCAAACCTCTTTGTCAAACTCTCAAGTGTAAGCATATCTGGAATACACCCTTCATTTTGAAACCACACTACATTGTCCCTGTACCTTAGTTTTGAAGCTCTAGACATATTTCTCAATACTCTATGGTCTTTGTATCCACTAGCTATCACTACTTCTTCTCCTTCTAGTGGTAAGCTATCAAAGTTACCTACACGGTCTTCATCACAGTTACTTAGCCACTTATACTGTGAGTTATATGGTTGGTATATCTTTACTGAACCAATAAGGTCTATAGCATAGCATAGAGATACTGGACTAAATGTAGTACTCTTCTTTTTCCTTGTATTCTTAATAGTTACTCTATCAGTAGGAAATACGTTGTCCTCTAGCAAGTCTTCTTCTGTTATAAGAAACTGATTCCAGAACTTCCTATCTCTCCTTGAGAACATAACTTTTCTGTAAGTAATAATTACCGGATTGGTGGGAGCTTCAAAACTAAGGAGAGGGGATGTGGTTGGTGCTACAGCTTCATAGTCTGTCTTGTTACCTGATAGCCTAAACTCCTTTACCAACATATTAATAGCCCCAGTAAGAGTAACCTTATGTTTATCCATGAGCATCGAAAAACAAGTCCTGTGTGTCTTGAATGGGTCATTAAAGTCTACAAAGAGTATAGTTCCATCCTGTCTTTGTTCAAATCTGCAACCTGGCTTAGTATCTATTCTTAGTGGGGAAATGTATCTATCAGTGAAGCTAAATGGCAAGCCTAAAATGAACTCAAAGATTTGCTCTTGAGTTACCTTCTGTAGTAGTTGTTCGGGAGATATATCTACATGGTCTTCGTATTGGTACATAGGTAAATAGTTTAAAAGGGTTACAGTCATACCCGCCTCCTTGGTATGCAAATCAGATGTAACAGGTAATACTAGTATTAGATAGCTATGGATTTATAGATATGACCTAGCTAAGTTACTTAGTCTCCTGAATGGCCTTTGAACCTGTAACCCTTTACTAGACTACCATGCAGCCGGAGTAGTAGATGGAGCATTCATAGGGGCAGCTTCTGTAGCAGCACTTGGAGCTTCACCAACATTAGATGATTGACCAGTGTCATCAACACCATCAATACCATCTGTCCTTTGATTAGCAAAGTGACTACCCATAAACCAACCATTCCTAATGAATAAGTGCTCCTGTCCTTCCTCATTAACATACCACATAGCCTTCCTAGTATTGTCATCTATGTTTTCAGCCCTCTGCTCCTTCCATTTACCTGGTTGAGCAGGACATAAGAACTTCCCATAAGACATCTTCTTAGGTATCTCAAGGAATGTCCTCTTCTGATTCTTAGAAGGCTGCCATTGATACTGAAGGAATATATCAAGTGCCTTAGTTTCATAGCCCTGTGGCAATAACCTCTGCACTATATTACAGAACTCCTTGAAGCTAGGAATAGGTCTTGCAAGAGCAGTCATCAAGGTTTCCTTACTAATAAAGCAGTGCATGATATGTGTTACTCTTGAGTTAAAGTCCAACTGTGCATCCTTGAACTCCTTAGCATTTGGGTCTGTAACTGCATTGTTGTTCTTATCAAAACCCTGCTTAACTGGGAACATCCTGTAGCCTTTCTCTACATCATTGATTTTGAACTTGATTTCCAGAGCTTCACCTTCAGCTCCATCTGCACCCCCATTGGGTATCCATTCAAGCTTCACTAAGAAGCATTTACCAAAGTTAGCTCCAAAGCTAAATGGGCTAACTTTCACTTCATCGCTGGCATAGCCATAGCCAACATTAACATCATGATTTTCTGCCATAAAATTTAATTTAATTTTTAACCTGTAATTTAATGAAAAGAAAAGGGTAATAGACTATCTCGTATTATCTATTACCCTTATTCTTATGTAACAACTTAATTACCAACCTGCTGGTTCTGCCTGTGGAGTACCTTGTGGAGCAACATCTGGCATTGGTGTTTGTGCCTGCTCATAATTTACTCCATTACCTTCTGTTGGAGCATCCTTAACTTTCTTTACTGATTTACCCTTTGGATAGGTAAGCTCCACTTCATCGGGAGCATCCTCTATGATTTCAAAGGTTGTACCTGCATTTACATGAGTTTTCTTACCAATCAATTTCTTGTTCTTAAACAAGGCTTTGGTCTGAACTCCATTAAGCCCATATTTAATACCAATATCTTTTCTGGTAAGTCCTTCTTTCAAATCTGCCAATACACCGGCAATGGAAATCTTTGGTACTTCTTTATTCTCTGTAGCTTGTGTAGCTGTAGCTACTGTTTGTTCATCTGACATAATCTGTAGTTTTAAAATTTTAATAATTGAAATGTTATCTGAGTGTTCAACAATACAAATGTACTACTTTTTTTGAATAAAACATCAACCCTTATAATATTTATCAACTTTTTCTATAACTATACCCAAATCATTGGATATAAGAAGAGTGTCAAACATACCATAAGGGGATTTAGGTGAAGTATAGAACTCATCTTCATTAGTAAGATACTGTTTTACAACCTTCTTTGCAGCAGAGTCATAAGTAGACCTACCTACTAATACTACATCAAACTTACCTTCTGGAGTTACATACTCATCTACCATTTTACCTGTAGTTTTCATCTTGGTATAGATTCTACCATCAGGCTGTACAACATCTTCTCCATGAGCAAGTACAATGATATTCTTCCCAGTCTCCTTATATAATTCCATTGCACTAAATATCTTACCTATATCCATGCCTATTTTCTTAGGAGCATCCCATCCTGTCCTATGAGCATTGGCCATATACCAATCCTGCATTACATAATTAAAGTCATCTATTACTATATCCTTAACAGCAGTTATAGGAACACCTGCTAGCTCCTTTAATGCTGCTTCTATGTGAGCAGGGTCATTGTCAATTATCCTTCTCCCCCCTCTTACCATGTTCCAGGGAGTTGTTTTATAGAGTGTAGCACTATTTGGGAATGGGAGTTCTCTGCTACCTACTGTGATTAAAAAAGTAGTCTTTGGGTCTAATCCCTTTAGACCAAGTTCAGGAGTAGCTCCTATTCCTGTACTCTTACCAAATCCACTCTTACCTAAGCCTAAGATTCTAGCCATATATTTTAGTTTAATTGGTTACTTAATCTATGATTGTTATCCCTTCTCTCTCATCCTTTGAAGGTGTCCTAACATCTCCATTCTCATATAGCCTGTCAAGTATGATTTTACACATAGCCATCATATCAGCAATCTTATCTCTCTCTATTACTCCATCATTAACTACAACTGCTATCTTGAATAGTGTTAGGTCATCAGGCATCTTAAATCTTTCTTCAGTTGTCATTGCTACTCCCTCCACTATCTGATGAGCTATCATTAGATGAGCTATCATTGCTACCATAGTCTGAACTAGCTCCCCCTCCTCCACTAGAGCCACCATCATAACCACCAAAGCTAGTATCTCTGTCTACATCTAGAGCCTTATCATCATTATCCCTAACATCATCGAATCTTGGCCCACTGTCAAAGTCACTATCATCTGGTGGATTCCTATTCCAAGGCTCTGCTTCCTTGGTTCTATGTGAAGATACCTCTTCAGCCATCTCCTCATAGTTGTGTATTTCTTCCTGTAATAGAGAGTGATAAACGAAGCCAGGAATTATCTCTCCATGAAAATGCCATACTCCTTCGCTACCTTGGTAGGTATTAATACATCTGTAATTTGCCATAATTAAACTGTATTTAATGGTGTGAATAAATTTATATTTCCAAACATATTAACCTGCATATGAACAGGACACTCTGTGTACCTACTCTCTGTGATATGCAAGCTCCTGTAATTAGGGTAGTTTTCTAACTCTACTCCAAAGTGTTTCTTTAGGTTATACTTTTCATCTGATGGATTAAATAGAGTCATCAGTATAGTACTCTCCTCTGCTAAATTACCTGTATCCTTAACATCATCAGCAGTTGGGAAGATATACTCTCCTGCAAACTTCAATCTCTCCATATTAGCTAGCTGTCTGTTACTATGACATACATTTATGAATGTAAAAAAACATAGATTTCTTAATGTAGTGGTATATTCTAGCCACTTATCCATGTTCTCCTTTAATGTGAAGCCCCTTTCCTTCCTCCACTTCCTTATGTGGTCTGTTATCACTACAGTAAACTTGTGAGGATTGTTCTCTTTATACCCTACTATTCTTCTATGCTCCTCTACCTTATTAGTATCTGGATTATGCCATTCAAAAGATTCATATATAAACTCTCCATGCCTCTTTGCATATCCCATTATGTACTTGTAGCCCCCTGTAGGATTAGTAGGTTCTTCTATAAAGAATATCTTACCATGCCTGACCTTCCTTCCACCTTCATCATACTCCCCAAACATAGGTACAATTCTACCTAGATAGATAGCTTTCAGCTTATCACTATGCTCTTCTGTTAGTTTAATTAGCTCTCTAGTACCATCCTCATTTACATGGAACAGCTTACCCATTAGATAGTCCTGACAGATTAGATACCTAGCTCCCTTATACTCAAAGTCAAATAATCCATAATCGTAGTTCATAAAATAGGCTGCTATTTTGAACTCCTTGCTCACTCTATCTATCTCATAAGAATAGTATATCCACTCTATGTCATCCAGCCTATTTTGGGATAGCATATATAAATATGGAGTGATTAAGAAAGAATAGTCCACAAGAGTAGTCTTTCCAACTTTTGGTTGAGCAGCTACACCAATAGATGTTTTCTTTTGGAGTCCATGAATTGCCTTATCTAATGATAATAGACCTGTAGGCAAGCCTAGATTCTTACCCTCTTGACCATCTAGGAAGGTCTTCACAAAGTTTGACATAGTTACTCTCCTTTAAGGGTAGTCTGTAAAATTAGTAGTAGGGGTTTCCACAGCTTCATTGTAATGCTTTCTGCATACTATCTTTATCTCTGGCCCCCATTGTATCTCATACTTCTTATGACCTCTTTTACCACACATAAAACACTTATACTCTGGTAGTGGCTTACCATTGATAGCTTCTGTACTATCATCCCACTGGTCCATTAGGTCATCTCTTATCTCTCTCATCTCCTTAAACATCTGCTTTTCCATCTCTGTAGTTGGTGCTCTTCCAGGAGATAGCATACCTAGAAGCCCCATTAACCTACCTTTCAGCCAGTTTCTTTGTTGTGCTTCTTCTCTTGTCATTATTTAATAATTTTACCTCTCATTTGAGATTGTGGTTTACTCTCTATTTTCTGACAATAACCAAGTAGCATTGAGGTCTTTGTAGCTCCCCTACCTTCAAATATAAATCCTATTGGAGCTTTCAGATATTGTCCATCCTTTACTGTGGACAAGTAGTCATCTGTAGCATTCATCACATCATCTACCCTATACTTAGGATACTTAGAGAAGAACTCCTTCATGTGTAGTACAGCATCTTGCCAAGCTCCTACTCTGCTAGGATTTATCCTTGTAAACTTCTCTACCCACTCCTTTACCCATTCAAAATCTAATTCCTGCCCCTGAAATAACTCTACATTCCACTTAATAGTTCTTGTCTTAAAATCCCTCTCCACTATCTTAGTAGTATTGATAGCTTTAACAGCCTCTTCAGGACATACACTATCAACATCTAAATCAAAATAGTAGCCCAGCAGAACTAATAGCCCTGCTGACCTATCTATCTTATGCTTGCCTAGTATCTTAGGCACTTCTGGATTTATGAGCATGAGTCTACCTCTCTTTTCAGCCTATTAAGCTTATTTAGGTCTGCTGCATTATACCCAGACTCTTTAAAACCTAGTCTGGGTATCAGTTCTTTCAGTAATTTTACTAGCTTAGATGTAGGTAGTGATAGTACCTCATCTCCTACTACAATTCCATCTTCACATTCATCTGCCTCTGTTAGTGCCTCCTCCATAGTGTTGAATACCTTATTCTCTCCAGCTTCATCTGTGACTATGCTGGCAAACTCCCAACCACCGTGCTTTTCAATTACAATGAACATAAATTACTCCTTTATTTTTAATGGTGTACAATTCATTATCTTAATGGCATCTTCTTCACTTAACCCATAACCTATACATTTCATAGGATCTGCATCTAGTATGGATAAGTATGGTGGTAATGGTTCTGGTATGTTCTTACAACACCAGAACCACCACTGGTCACCAAGGGATTGTGGTGTGGAGTGCTGGAAGGTAATACCAAGACTTCTCATTTGCTTTTGTGGATGTGGCATAGCTTCATCTTCCTTATTATCTTCATTATATGCCCACCATAATAAATCATAGCGTAAATGTTTCATAGTTTGATTTAAAGATTATCTAATACTGTTTCCTTGTACATAGCCATAACTTGACTCTCTACATCACCATCCTCTCTCTCCCTTTCTTTGAAGTTAATAACATACTTGAATGTCCTTACATCTTCTAATGTTACCCACTTTATCTTATTGTGATCAAATCCTCTCATAGCCCTACTAGCCCACTCTACATCTATAGTACCATCAGCTACTAGTACTATTATCTTACCTGTTATATTAGGTCTAAACCTTATCCTTCCTGCTCTTTGAACAAAATGTAATTGCTGCCTGCTTAACTGGACTATGAATAAACAGTCAATATCACCTAGATTATGCCCTTCATTTATACTCTCTACACATGAGAGTCTATTTATATTTCCTGCCTTAAAATCATCATATCCTCTATCCTTCTCATAGTGCTCTAGTATCCTAGCTACTCTATCCCTCTTATCTATAGGGTCTGTTGGCTTACAGCTAGGCTTACTAAAATACCTTCTATCACATACCTCTATAGCCTGCTCTATACCACCACAAAAAATAAGAGTCCTTACATCTTGTGGTATTATATGAGATAGCATATTAACAGCAGCTCTTGTCTTAGACCTCAATACTTTAATAAACTTCATCCTATTTAATAGGTTCAGCTTGCCACCTACCATCAATGCTCTCTTTGCCAGATAGTTATACTTCTCTTGCTCTGTCTGATAGAAGTAGCCCTTTGTTGCATTACCTGACTTCACATACTTATCTACCTTATCCATAGGCACAGTTATCACAGTAATCTCATAAGGAGATGATATACCAAGCTTAATGGAATCTGGCATAGTTAGCTCATATACAGGTCTAATTTCTAGCCTCTTGAATATGTCTATCTTATGGAAGTTAGCTGGTCTAGTGGCAGTAAGTACTAATAGCCCTGTAATCTGATTGTCCCTAAAGAATGTCTCATTAGACTCTGTTACATTGTGTCCTTCATCCAACACCACGTAATACTTTCCACCCACCAGCTTGTGCATTGAATCATAGCATATTTTGGTGACATGGTCATTGTATAAGTCCAGCTTACCCCATTTATTAAATTCGTCTTTCCAGTTCTCATCTCTTAGTTTTATAGTAGGAACAATAATGATTATCTTACCATCATAGCCTTCTGCAACTAGTCTGGCTATCTTATCTATGGCTACCTTAGTTTTACCTGTGCCTGTAGCCATATAGACACCTCCATATCCTTGATTCCTTTCTACTGCACTAAGAGCCTCTTCCTGTATCTTACATCTTATCCTATTAGTGATGTTCATGTGCTCTATATCCTCAATATCCTCATCATCAAATAGCTTCTCTCTTATCTTTGCTATCTCATTAACATGTATCCTAATATTGGGTGCTGTTAGTATAGCATTTAACTGATTATACAGGTCTTCCCTTACCTCTAGCTTAGTTATAGCATTTGTTTTCATTGTGTTTGTTTTATTTAATTTCAAAAATGTGATATACTAAGCCCGTGTGGTCATGCACAGTAGCAATAAATTGTAGTAGCTTCTCTGGTAGTTCTTCTCCTGTATATACAGTAAGGAACTCCCTAGCTGTTATCCTCTTAACATCTGTTATTACCCATATATACATTTGCCCATCTTGCATACCTGCACTAATAACTGTAGCTCCTTCGCATAGACCTAGGTATGATATACCATGTCTCTCTATCTCGTACTTATATATTTTCATTGTGTTTTTTATTTACTTAATTATCAATGTATGTCGGCATATGAGTTTCCATAAGCCACACTTATCCTTAATTTTACATTGAGCTTTAGCTCATTGTTTGTTTCCTCTATAGCAGCCTGTAATTTAGCTCTTACTTCTTCTCTATGTTTAGGTAGTAGAGGAAATACTACTTCATCATGGAACTGCCCACAAATGCAGATACCCTTATTCCTTACCTTCCTTACCCAAGTATCAAAGCAATATACTCCTGTACCCTGATTTAAGGTACTAAATTTATCCTTCTCAAACCTTAATGAGTACCAAAATCTACTCACAGGGTTGAACAACCACATCTGACCATTAACTGTCTTTACCATACAGTTCTGTGATACCTTCTTTACAGCCCAGTTTCTCTTCCAATATACATTGAGCATCTTCTGTGTCTTATCTCTATGCCATCCTGTAGTTAATGATAGCTTAGTAACACCAACTCCATATACAGCAGAGAAATTTACCTTCTTAGCATCTCCTCTTGTCTTCTTGATATTCTTGTATCTTCTATTCTCTTCTTCTGTAAGTCTCTGCCCATTCAGATTATCTAGATCTCTTCTCTTCTCATACCATTTATAAAATTCTATATCATCCTCTGCTAACATTTTACCTTGTAGACCTACATCTAAATGAGGGTCAAAGCCCTCTTCTTGCATCTCTGCTACAAACCCTGGGTCATAGTAGTACATGTAGTGCTGTTTGGTACTATCTTCAAGTGCTGACATATCTGCTCCACAAAGGATATGCTTAGGTGAAGGAGCAATTAGACATTCTCTTACATAGCTACCATATCCTTTACTTACGGTAGGTAAATTAGTAAGTGGTGCCACATGCTGAAATCTTAGGGTATTAGCAAAGCCTGCTATTCCTGCCTGTAAGAAGTTATCCTTGTCTCTATGGTCTAAGAAGGCTTCAAGTATCCCTATCCTGTGCTTAATAACAAAGAAGCTTTCTAGTTGTTGTAGCTCTGGCTTTACCTCATATAGCTTCTTAATAGAATCACAAATATCAGAACCATCTAATAAGCTTATCTGTGGAATAGACCTTAGAGGCTTATTATAATCCTCTCTTACATACCTGAAGGTCTCTGGTATCCATCCCATACTAAATAACCATTCTTTTAACTGGTCATGACTACCTGGATTTCCCTTATCTCTCTTAACCTCAACTGTAACTCCACTATTATGGTACTCTGGTAAATGATGCTCATGTAATAATCTTAGCCACTTCTTACCTAATGCTGATACACTACCATCTTTAGTGGTGAATTTCTTAGGTTTCATCCTTACTGCATACTTAATAGCAGGTGGCATCACTTCTCTTAGGATATTAAACTTCTCTTCTCTCTCCCTTAACAGTACTTCCAGATTATCAATGACCCTTAGAACATCTAATCTCCACTTTACCTGTTCCTGTTCAGCAGCACACTCTAATTTCCATGTTAAATAACCCATAATCCTATCTACAGCAACTACATCATTGTTATACATCTTGAATAGGTACTCTAATTGCAAGAAGAATAGCTTGCTGTTTATCTTCACATCTTCAGTGCACCTATTAATGTAATCTTCTTCCTCTAAATTTAACCAATCATCTATCTGTGGTTTCACTACCCCAAGGTCATTTCCCCATTTATATAGGTTATGATCTTCTCTCTTTGGGTAAAGGTACCATGACAATGCCAAGGTATCTATCTTCCTACAGTTTACCTGTAGTCCTAGTATCTTCTGGAATGCTGGTACATCAAACCTCATTATGTTATGCCCTATGATAGTTAGATTATCTTGTGATAGTAGCCTAATAATATCCATGTAATCTGTTAGAGCTACTGCCTCTTGAGTATCTATATCATAATAGCACACACAATGTATCTTTGTTATAGTATCCAGTAATCCATCAGACTCCATATCTATTACTATTCTCATGTTATGTGTTTTGTTGTTCAATAATCCAAAATCTTCTAAACGATTTAGCTGATAGCCCCCCAAAATATAATACACCATTCTTTTCACTAACCGTTACTATTGGCGTTCTATCTACCTTAAACCCGTCTTGAAATTTAATATGCCCTTCCCCACGAACCCTATCGCCTATTTTTACTGTTCTGCCATTTGCGTCTTTAGGATAACTCATATCATGTGTTTTGTTGTTACAGGTATTTATAAAGTGGGTAAACAATGACTCCTTGCTCACCATCACCAGTCTCTACTATATTATCTAGTATATCAACTAGCATGGCTTCTGCTGGAATAGATTCTTCTGTTCTTAATATCTTAAACTTCTGTACCTCTGTTATAGTCTCCATCTCTCCAACATCAGTCTTGATGTTGATAGTAACTTCAGGCACAGCCCACCATCCATTGATGCCATCGTGAAGGATTTTTGCTCTCTGAAATATAGACCCTTTAGGAACTACTACCTCCATGATAGGTTCATACCCCTTACTGAAGTCTAATATCAGGTAATTTTTAAGTTTCATTGTTATTGTTTTTAACAGTTTCTGAATTATAATAAGATTTGATTATCTCCTTATCCTCATCATCAAGTGGAGCTTCTTGTATCTTCTTAGTTAGAATATTATCTAACTTTCTATTCTGTTCTAGCCTAGTAGCTTCTAAGTCTCTAGCTTCCCCCTTCTCTTTCTCCGTCTTATCATGTATCTTGACAGCTATTAATACAGCTATAACTACGGTAAACATTACTAGCATAGTAGTTACTATGATTATCTTTAGTGTGTCCATTACATTACATTGTTTAATATGACTAAATCTGATGCCCGTGTAACACCCGTATATAGCAACCTCTGTTTCTCATTAGCGTCTCTGCAATACCTCAAGACATTACCTATATTTATGATTGCTTCCTTATAGGTAGACCCTTGACTCTTATGAATAGTAAGTGCATGGTTGTACTTAATATCAGCGAATATCTTATCCCTAAAATAATCCCTAGCATTCCAGCTCCATCCATTATTCTTACAATGACCATTAAGCTGGGCTACTATTAGCTTAAAGATAGCCTCTGATTGCTCATGTACTACAGATATGCTCTCATTTATCCTATAATACTTCATCTTTATCTTATCCATCTCTGTAATAGGATTGTCATCTTTATCATATCTGGTATCTTCCTTTGGCACTGAAATGAAATCAGTAATTATGTCCACATGCCTTACCTTTACTTCCTCATTAGTATAGAAGCTACCATATGGCATATTAAATGTAATAGTTTCCTCTAACTCTATCTTCTTAGGATTACCATATCTCTTTACCCTCACTAGCTTATTCATTAGCTCTACCTCATCATTAGTATATGCCAGATATTTAAGGTCATCTGTACCATTTACCTCTGCTAGCCTATCTATCATAATATGCTTGGCATTACTATATAGATACCCTCTATTGTTTATTACATTAGGTTGCTTAAAGTATATCAAATCTAAGTCTCTTGATAGCTCAATAATTGGGTTAGGATTCTTCTGTCTAACTATCTCTGTAAGTTCCACTGTAGGGTAGCCCCTTGTAAAGACCGGAGATTCTGCCTCACCTACAGGATTGATCTGTTTGTTATCACCTACAAAGATAATTGGAAATCTATACTCATCCAAATATGTTAATAACTCACTATTAAGCATTGATGCCTCATCCACTATGGCTGCCTTACAAGTCTTAAACTCTTCTGCACTCTTACTCTTCCTATTAATTCTAATGAATTTTCTGATACCAGTCTTAGGGTCAGCAGGGCCTGGCCTTCTATGTAATGCAGAGTCTACAGTTTTAAACTCTACTTCATAGTCTATTTTACCCTTTAATACAGCTAATGCCTTATTTGTGGGAGCTAAAGCATAAATCTTCTTATTATTGTAGTGACCATTAACTCTCCTATCTCTAGCTAGGAGCTTAACTAACTCTCCCATCATATAGGTCTTTCCCACTCCAGCAGACCCTATTAGAAGTATCCTATTTTCTCCTACATATAGATGTGACAGTATTTCTTCTTGCTTTTCTTGTTGATGAAGTGTAAGTGCCATAGTATTAAATTTTGTTTATATTACCAGATATTTTTTCTCTTATTGCAGATAATAGATTATCTATAGCTCCATTGTAACTAACAGGTATATCATTATGCCCAATGCAGCTCCGTATAATATCTATATCATTTCTTAAGTCTAGTATCTCCTCTTCTCCTTCTATTATTATAGTGATGGTGATACTCTTCACTATATCTATCTTATTGAGTGTTACTGTAAGTGACATATTATCTTATTAATTGATGAAGTTATAGTAATTATAAAAAAAAAGTAGGCTAACTTGTAAGGTTAACCTACTATATGCAAACACAAACAAGGACAACTATCTCTTCCTTATAACGTCAGAGCTACGTTTAAATACCTTCTTTGCTGTGTAATGAAAGTATCCTTTGCTAACCCATAAATCAGCTAGCATCCTAACTGTCCTTATAACCTTGCCAGCTTCCTGTAATGTTTCTCCATTCTCATTAACTACCTTCTTGGAGATTATGGTTATTCTTTTACCCGGATTAATAAACTTATTCATTTCTTATAGTTTTAAGTATTGTTACAGCCTTTGGTGTAGGATCACCATTGTCTTTTATAAATCCATGTTCACGCATCCAATGTAAGTATCTCGCTATTGCAACCCATGAACCAAAGTACTTCAATAGAGATGCAGCGTTTTTATTGGAGTTACAACACTTCAGAACTCTTATGAAATGCCTGTGATAATACTTACCATTAGTCTTTAATCTTCTTGTCTTCATAACTTGTAGTTTAGGTTGTTTCTTACACTGAAAGTGTAAGGTAAAAGAAATCTTATTCAGGTATCTAGCTTCTGTACCATCGTAGAAACGAAAGAGATAGTTTATTCAAACCTCAAAAATGAACAACAACTCTCTGGAAATGTCAAAGAGCTTTGTACTACCTATCTTAAATAAAATCTCTTTCATTTACCTACAATATTGTCTATGGCTTCAAAACTAAGGTACTATGGCTGAAGCTTGTGCATCATCATTAGCCCCCTATCCTTCTTTTTGAAGCTCTATATACTCTCTATCTAATCATAAAGACTACCTTGCCTACTCTCATGGTAAACCATGATTTCAGCAAGATAGTTTACCTATGCTTGAAAATGTCAAAAAACTTGCATAGGAAAGTTTTAACAGAACCTCCTATAAAGTACAAGGTTTACCTGATACTGCTCCCTTCACTTTTATCTAAGATGGGCCTTAGATTAGCAAATGGTAATGTCAGGGCTGGCTTCTTCTTTGGTAGGTAGTGGATGGAATCTAGGTCTTATTCGTATTCTGCAAATTGAAGTGCAGCAACGAAGTATCTTTACGCTGTCTCTGTAGCTTTTCTCTTTTCTCTTTATCTGCCCTCTTGATTAACCTCTTGGTATCATTAGCTGGTAGTATTCCAAATAACCTGTATAGTATATATGTAATCTTTTCTTTCACGATTATGTGTTTTGGTAATTAAAAAATAAACTATATGCCATACCCTACATAAGTATGTGGCATATTTGTGATTGAACACAGGCATATAGTTTGTGGTTTTCTAGGGGACTAAGTCTGCTATGCTGTATGGGCATAGCTAGTTACAATATTTGGGTTCAGGAGTAGTTATTATAAGTAACTCCTTAAGTTCTGATTTAAGCATTAAGTGACCTGCACAGTCTTCATTACATTTAACTATGCATCTACGTCTATCATGGTTCTCCTTATAGGTACATGGGCTACCTTTAACTACATTGAATAGTAATACTCCATAGAGCATTCTTTTTTGACTATATTTTTTCATGATATAGGAGCTATCATCGAACTCTACTATCACCCTATTAAACATGTTCTCATGTGAGTATTCATTTTCCATGTTATAAGATTTAGATTATTGTAAAGGTAATCAAATTTTAAAAAAATAGCTGATACCCATATAGATATATGTGGTAGTAGGCTACCCTACAATCTAACCAATCAAGTATCTTAACAAAGAAAACTAATGCCGAAGGCATTAGCCTATCTTAGGCTTATCCTTATCATCATCTATAGGCTCTACCCTATAGTACATATTCTGCATCTGTAATAACTCAAGTAATGGTCTAGTATATAGATGATGTGGATGCCACTCTATTTCATCAAAGCCCACCTTCTGAATGAAGATGAGCTTATATGTTTTAGTACTAGTGTATATGTAGGATGATAGCAGCATAACCAGTGCTAGTGGTGTACACTTTTCCATACTCATATGCCAGGTTGTGTTGGTGATGGATATTGTACCCTAGGCTGTAAGTTACCATTAGAGTACACGAATTGCTGCATGTATCTTGGTAGTGGAACAAAGTTGCCATCAAACCATTCTTTTGGCCCATAATATACCTCATCATTATGGGTATAAGCTAACAATGCAGCAGACTTAGCTTGAAGCTGCTTACTTGACATTAACCTTTCCTTCACCTGTTCAGCAGTCCTAACAATATTCATCCTTGCATTCATAGAACCCTTAACATAGAAGTTATCTTCTTTCTTTGCTGGATATCTTCTGAAGAACCCATCAGCTAATTGCTTAGCAGTCATCATTCTTTGTTCAACTTCAAGTATAAGCCTGAACTCTCCCATCCAATTAGTGGATTCCCTGTCTGCTACCTTCTTGGCTTTCTTACTCTGTAAGTGAGAGGTAGGTCTCATTACATGGGCATTTTCATTCTTGCCCCTCTTATCTCTCTGCCTTACTACATTTTCCAGCTCTCTCTTATTATCATTAAGCTCCTCTTGCAGCTTGTTAACATTGAGCCTCATATTATTGTAGTCTGTTTCTAGCTCTCTTAGAGTAGCTATTTTGGGTGTAAGTTCAGTAGAGAGTGTCTCTATATCATCTTGCAAGATTTTGATATACTTTTCTGCCTGTCTTGGTGACATCAAAGTTTGAATAAGGTCTTGCACCTTTTTTGTTTGATTTGTAAGCATAACTGTAGTTTTTGTGCTACACTATTAGTGCAGCCTTGTGATTGATTATAATTGTTCTTTTTTCTGGCTGATGGATTCAGATAATAAATAACCTAGTATAATAGGTATTGAGAGTGGGGCTACTATGAGTATCCATCTGAATAGATTTTTATCTTCTTTGGCATCTTGTGAGTCCCACACATTAAGGACTATGCCCATAGCAAATAGATAGGCAAATATACAGTAAAATATGATAATGACTTGCATTGTAATTAGATTTTTGAGGTGATTGCAACATAAAATGGTAATTAAAAAAAAGAGCGTAAGCCAAATATACACTATACCTTACGGTATAATATAGATTCTGTCATACAAAGTATGACTTGGTGGCTTAACACTCTTTTTGGCTTATAAGGGAAACTGGATTTTAGTTCTGACGGTCTATGAAATCACAGGTCATTGCTATCCTAAAGCCTTTTTCAATAAGAGCAGCTTTCTTTTGTTCTAGCTCTCTTATTGTAGAAGACCAATCCTTATCCCAGGCTGGATAAGCAGATGATGGACTACCTGTATCTTCAAATGCTATCTTGACCATTTGTAGACCTAGTATTTCATCTTCTATGTCTTCTATTTCATCCTGAATTTCAAATGCCTGTTTAACTAGCTTTTCTCTGTTCATGATTTTTTGTGTTAGATTTTTATGTAGTCAGGTCAGCGTATTCAAACAGGTAACTGACTATTACCTGCCACATAGGGTAGTTTCCCTATTGCTGAGCAGTTGTCATTCCCTTTATATCAGCTTCATGCCTTGCATGGAATAATCTACTGACCTGACTACATTGTTAATTTACTTTTCTGTTATTGGCTTTCTTATTGTTTTTCCTTACATCCATTATATGCCATCTGATTACTTCCCAGATTGCAATAATAAATATGGCTTCAACTATATAGTGGAACCCATCTGCTATTGATTTAATAAGTTCTGACATTTGATTGATTTTTTGATTGTTAGATTATCGCAACTTTAAGAACAATTAAAAAAACCAACTGATTACTCTGTAACATTTCATCAGTTGGTTTGCTACTTATAGTGTAGCCTCCTATGTAAATCTAATACTGGTTCTCCCTGCATAGTTGCGCTGTCTATGCTCCAGCTTTTGCTACTACATGATTACTTATTATCATGCCTTGCTCACCTCTTTCCTTTGGGAATAGGATACTAGCTTTACATTAAGTTATAGGTCATCGTAACTATAGTCCAAAATTTTAAATGTAACCATAGTATGCAGTCTAACCTGCTATACTATGTTACATTCTTTCAGCTATGACTATATAATATTTTTGTTTCAAAGGTAGCAAATAAAACAACTACACCAACTGTTAATTGATGTAGTTGTTATGTGGGAACTAAAGGGTTTGACCTTGTACAGCAGATGCACCTTCTAATTCAGCTGCAATTTCCGGACTCATGTACACCTTGCTGGCATCTCTCAAATCCATGTCTGCCTTAGCTGTCTTCCAGAAGAATGTTCTCCGGTACTGTGGATTACCTGCTTTATCAAGTATAAGCTCATTAGGCTTAGTAGCATGATTTTCAGGATACCTGACAACCTGTGAGTTTGCGAACTGATCTTTAGTGCGCAATCCCTGCACAATAGAGTACTTCTGGTTGTCATCCAGTATTGGTTCATTTGAAAGAACCCTGTAAATAGATGCGCCATTTGCATTAGCAGCCGCAATTCTCTTTGCAACTTCTGCTTCCGGTGTACCTATTGGAATAATTATCCAGGCCATCCTTGTTTCAACGGATGTAAATTCCTGCTCATCATAACCAAATTCTTCAGTGCCGAACATATTGTCCTGCAAGTTACTGTCTATCCTCTTGCTAGGGTAGAAGCTTTTGGTTGTAACTTCCTGACGAAGTTCTGCTGTGATAGAACCTTCTTTCTGAAATTCAGTTACATACATTCTTGTAAGTGTAATAACTGACTTGCTCAATTCATGTCTGATTTGTTGTGACATTTTCTGTGATTTTAATACATGATTTAATTCAATTTTGAGACTGGCATACTATCCTATACTGCATGGCTGTTACACTATAGCTTTTGCAGGCTATGTGTGTATTTGCTACACGCAAGTGTAAGACATGTGATACCCTTCTCCATCTGAAATTAGTTGGGGTGTATAGGTGGATGGTCTATCTTTGACATGAAGGACACTAGGTGTCTTGTGAGGTGATGAGGTAGGTGATGAGGTATGTATCTTTTGGGTGTTCTCATTATTATCTGTATATTTGTGAATAAATCTATAATCACATGGCACAGAAAACAAGACCTGCTCTTTATACTATTAGACAGATAATGTTTGATTTAGTAGGTATAGATAATTATACTATCAGTGATGATGGTAAGTCTATGACAATAGATGGTAAGCCTGTTAGTGAGGTAGAATTTCTAAGGCTTGAAGAAGGTATTGAATATACAGATGTTAAATATAATGACAAAGCTGGAGTTTACTATCAAATCAACCTACTGGATGAAGGTGATACAGTAAAGCTGATTATCAGGTCTTATGATGCTGTATGGGCAGAGGCTATAGGGGAGCTGATATGATCTATTATATATCTATTGAATATAGTGGATTTTCTGGTTATCTATATATGACAAAAGCCCCTGATGGGGGCATAGCATTTACTTAGGCATCTCTCTAGGGTAATCTGCTAGGATACTGTTAGCGTTACTCTTATAGGGGGATTTTTGGGTGAGTTTTTAGTGGCTTTTGTACACCTCTGGCATTGCATTGCAACTTTAGTAATTTCAACTATGGAAATTTAAGGAAAATAATTGACATAATCCAAATATATTTTCTACTCTCTGATTATCAATATCTTATACATTTTTTTATCTTATAATTTAACATAATGTTACTACGAAATTACTCGTACATTTTCCAGAGACCATTTCAAATTACTGTATCAGGACACTAGATCATCTGTACCTTATGCTGTATTTACTACAATGTAGACAGCTGCTACAGAAGTTACAGATCATCGAAACCTTACAGCTGTAAATTAGGCAGGGTGATAGGTCATCGATACCTTACAGCTGAATAAAAATATAACACAATCTTCTACGTTAGTCTACCATGTGGGTTAATGGGAGTGCTAACGGAGAAAACTGTGTTATATAAGGTAGCTTAATAGCTACCATAGAATACCTGCCATTCAGAGTCTGTAGGTTCAGGTGTAGGTTCAGGGATAAGTTCCACTGATATATTACCCTTTACCCAACCACCATACTCATCATCAACACGCACAAACTTCCAGTTACCATCTACTATGGCAACTAGGTTCTTACGCTTGTTCTGGTAGATGACACACTCTAAGGTAGTTACTACAGAGTTGTCTTTAGTAATACCAGCTACCTGAATACGGAAATCATTGGCATACTTGAAGGCTTGCTCTAAAGCTGCCTCATAAGAATTGAAATTAGCCATAAGCCGAAATGCTAGTTGTACCTCTAGCAAGGTTAAGAGTTACTGGTAGGAATTGAACCTACTTATCTACCTAGGTAGACGCATTGCCATAATGCTACAGTAACTACAGTAACTTACTCGTTATCCTTGAAGATAAGCTCAGTTAAGTTACATTTGTTGTCTAAGGGTAATACCCCGACAACACGTTCATAATCATACATGACTACATACTCCCTGTTATTAGGTCCAACAGAGAGTTGAAGTTGATAGCTCCTAAGCAGGTACTCATCATCATACATCTTACGCCCTACCCACTCATAGTGTGGATATTGCTCTGCACTATCAACTAGTACATAGCCTGGAGGTGCAATGAATGGTTCAGTATCAGGTTTACCACTAGTGATGGCAAGATACACTAACAAGGCAATACATATCCCATTGATAGGGTTTAGATGCCACTTAACTTTATAATTAGCCATTAGCCGAAAATGCTCTTATTGCCGAGCAGGCATTTAGCAGTATATGGTAGCCTCGAACTACCTTCTCTAGCCGTAAGGCTAGCGCATTTCCTGTTATGCTAATATACTTGCAGAAGGGTTAAAGGGCTTCTGGTGGGTGTTGCCTGTATGCTTCTATATAATCACGCTCACCATATACAGATATGGCTCTATCACGCTCATCATACAGTGTAACCCTCTCCTTGTACGCCTTTGCAATCTTATCCATTTCTACCTGTGTGTAGACCTTTTCTACACCCTTAATGGTTAAGACTATGCAGTTGCCCTCAACACTATTGTACCTAGTGTAAAGCTCTACAGTACCCATAGAGTCCAGTGTCTCCATAACTTCTGGTAGCAGCATCCAGAATGATGGTACGAAGTTCTGTAAGTCTTCACGCCACTTATTCTCCATCTGATACCTCTGCTCATCCAGTATGGCATGAACTATTGAGTACTCACTGACCAGTGCCTCTATGGACTGAATGTAAGTGCCACCCCAATGACTATTGGTAGTCAGGAACTTGGCTGTTACATTAACTGTCTCATATGTATCAGAGTATTCACAATACACTTCTGTTGTAGTAGTGTATTCCATGATACTAAAGTTAAGTTCACGACTATACCCCTTAATAGTAAGGTCAGCATATGTGTCTTTAATATTAATATCTGGAAGAGCAGCTATTTCTTCATCCAGCTGCTTTGCCTTCACCCATAACTCTGACCCTGGCCTGTAGTTAGCTACATCTGGTCTGTGAGACTTCTTCTTGAAGTAAGACTTTATGTCTTCTTCTTTGAGATACCTATTACCATCAAAGAAGCCTCTCAAGAGGTACAATTCCTCTATACCAATTCTAATATCCTTTTCCATAGCTGAAATGCCATTTTACTGTTAGGCTCAGTTTAGCAGTATATATGGGAATCGAACCCATTACCCTATTACTAGAGCAGCATACCATGTGCATATACTACAGTACTTACCTAGGTAAGTACTTCTTGTATGTAGTGCCCTTCTTAGAGGTCACGATTACATACTTCCCTCCCCTACTGCCTATATACACAGGGTACTTGGCAGCCTTACCATTTATGGTAAGAGTGGTATCAGACTTAGATACCCTTGTAGTGTCCTGACCATAAGAGGTGAAGACAAAGAAGAGAGAAAGAACAAAGAACAGAAGGAAGGCATAGAGGAATACCCTAGCCTCACGAGTTTTCTTGAACATAGAGATATGTTTACAAGATGAACAATAGGTTTAGAACAAAGGGAAAATAGCCGGTGTACGTCATGTTTACACTATTAAGCACAAGCGTATGGCTGTGCAGCTATTCAGATACTAGCGTCTAGCCAGCATCTTAGTGGACATAACCACTACGTACCTCTTGTAAGACCTGATAGGGTCTTCAGGATGTACAAGCTGAACCTCAAGTGTCTTGAGAGTGTTCAGGTCTGGATTTGCTTCCAGAGCTAGGTGGGTATCCATGTGCATAACCACAGCGAGCCTATGCTCCTTGATGAAGCCCTTAACCCAAGGTAATGGGTCGCCGTCAACCTTCTTAGGGTCTAGGCTAGGGTCTACTGCAAGGGCAGCAGCTATCTGTGCCTCTGTAGGCTGTTTGCACTGCTGATAGATATCAAAGAAGAGTTCTTCTTTTATATCGCACTCTTTTGCGATAGCGGCTTTAACTTCTGTAAAGTTCATAGCTGAAATGAGGATTGTTAATGCCCCCATAAATTAAACTGGGTGTATAGGTGTTATACCTACCAGTTGTAGTTATATGAATGGTGAGATGTCATTGTCTCAATGACAGCACACCATGAATGATTAATATGAGTGAATAGGATGCAGCCCTGCCTCAGGGCTGCTACTACATCATGCCTCATGATGTAGAGAGCCTGCGATAGCAGGCTGCTATTGTAGCAGTATGTATATACTGCTGAGATTGGCTGCTCCTGCTGTTTAGGGCGGGGGTACTTTCTCTCCTGAAATTAACCGGGGTGTCTAGATACAATGGTCTGCACCCTCTCAATAACCATAAAAATTTTTAGAGCAACCTCTATAAATATACTTACCTAAGCAGGACACACTATAGGGTGTCTAGATACAATGGTACTCGCCCTCAGATTTACCACAAAAATTTCTAGAAAAAAATTTAGATGCTTTGCAAGATGCCCATATACATACTTATGTAGCCAGACCCACACGCTGCTAATAGCTGCTATGTAGTTCAGATTAAATTTAAGTTAGACTGAACTTCATAATGAAATATGAATTACATTTGTATCTGAATTGCATGTGCCTACGGCACATGAAAACCAGATAAAATTTGAACTGATGAATAAGGATAACGGAGTCGCAATTCCAGAAAATATCAAAGGAGATGAAATGGTAATAGATATTAAATATAGTGGTGAAGATATAAGGGAGCTAGTCAACTCAAGTATGATTCTTAGGTTTGGCTATGATGGTCAGAACGTATATCTATATCTTAGGGATGGTAGTATGATTCAGATAGCTCCTGCTATAATCAGCAATGGGAATGGTAATGCGACTTGCGATTTATCCTTCAACCATAGGCAAATCACAAAGATCAAATAGTCTACTACCCTTCAGGTAGTGGGGGAAACTACAGATAAACCATGCAGGAAATAAGAAAGGTTCTTGTCCTAGACAGGAGAAGCTATTATGTCACCCATCTCTCACTATTAAATTGCTTGCTACCAGTAACGATGACTCCAATGGAAGTTAATGTACTTGCAGAGTTCCTAGCACTAGAAGGAGAGATTACTACCTATAGGTTTGGTCCTACAGCTAGGAAGGTTGTTATGCAAGAACTTCACTTATCCCCCTCTGGTCTAAGTAACTACATGAGGACTCTGACAGATAAGGGCTTCTTGGAGAATGATGATGGGGTATTGACTGTAGTTGCTACTATGCTACCAGAGCCACTAGAGCAGTTCTTTAGAGTTAGGTTACTACGTAGCTTAGTACCATCAGTTCAAAGTAACAATAATAATGGAGCTATTATTGATAGCATAAACGAAGCAATAAACAATGGTGTACAAACACTTGCCCAGACTACTGAAACCAGAGGAATGCTATGAGTTTATAGTAGTAGTTGAGAATATCATAGACCACAAAAATGAGCGTGAATTATTCACGTTTAATATATTTGGTCATTCAGAGGAGAATTTCTATATATTGCATAAGGGAATATTATGCAATCACTATACAGGCAGGCTTAATAGTCCATTCAAGAGCTACTGTAAGGAGCTAGCAATGTACTATAAGTGTGACGTTCTTCATGATTTACCATGACAGAAGAAGTAATAAAACCAGATGAGTATGACCCACATGAGGTATCACTAGTTAAATGTGATATATGCTCTCATACTTGGGTAGCAGTTAGACCTTTAGATACTCCTAAGCTAGAATGTCCTAATTGCCATAACATTTGTAATTTTAGCAATATTAAGATATAATAATATGTCAGAGAAAACACTTGGCGAAATAAGAGTACAGATAGACTTTAATGCAAGTGGTTCATCCTTAGTAGATGAACTAAAAAGAAAGTCAGCAAGATTAATAGACCTATGTGAATCAATGAAGCCTAGAGATGGCTCAATGATGAATGGAGAGAAAGCAAGATTAATTTCATTAGCTCAAACACATTTTGAGGATGCTGCTATGTGGGCTGTAAAGGCAGCTACATTTTAGTGTAAACTACATACTATGATACCATATATGTTATATGATATACCTGATGAGGTACTTATTAAGGTTAAAGCCAAGAGGGGTAAGCCTAATAAGGACATTAACTCTATCAACAATAATGGAGTTGTAGAGAATGCTCCAAAGGTAGCCTCAAATGTAGACTTCTACAACAAGTTTCTTAGGAAGGAAGGACAACCTGTACTTGATAAGGAACAATATGATATTATGGTTAGGGAAAGGAATGATAGGTGGAAGAATATATTTGAGGCAATAGGAGACAGGGCACAATATCCACTTACTCCTGGAGATATGATAACAGGAACCATGATGGATGAAACTAAAGGAGAGAATATGTTTTATCCTTTGTTACCTAAGCCAGAGCCTGTTTTGATGCCACCACTAGACCCCAAGCTAGCACCTAAGCTAGTAGGAACTAAGGGGAAGCTAGAGACTAAAGGTATAAGTGAAGCATTTACCAATCCTGATGGAGCGTCAGCATCACCAGCTCCCCCTCCCTTCCTTTTGAAGCCACCACTAGCCTCGTATGTAATTGGTCATGACCCTGTAGACATACCTAATGACAGAACTAAGGCAATAGAGGATGCAGTAGTTAAGCTGTATGCTACCAAGCCTACTTATATAGCAGAGCTAAGTGAGCTTGAACTTAGGGAGAAGTATAAGGATCTAACTAAGGAAGATGTAGAGAAGGCATTAGTAGCAGTATTCTATGGTAAGGCGGAACCTGAGCTAGACCTTAAGGAAGAGAAAGAGAAGCTTAGGCAAGATTCTGTCACAGATGGAGTTATAGCTGATGTGAAGGAGAAATACATAGAGAAGGATATAGAGGAGAAGTGGGAAGATATGAAGGCTATGGAAGAGAGGTTACACTTTAAATCAGATACCTGATGAATAACTCGCAACTAACTAACGTTAATAAGCATTAAATAGATTATAGAGTATGCCAACAATGAACATGAATCAGCTAGTTGAGGAATACTACAACAAGATGAAGCCTAAGCTGTCACCTTCCTTTACCTTTGAAGCCTTTGATAATATTTGTAGAAGCTCATGGAAGTTCTTTTTAACCCAAATGGAGAGGAATGATACACCTGAAATCTATATGATGTATTTAGGGACATTCAAGGTATTCTCTGAATCAGTTGAGAAGAAGATTAAGACTGTAGAGATGCAATATAGGCTAGGTCTTATAGGAGAGGAGAGGCTAGCAGAGAAAAGGAGATTCTACTATGCTATACTAAAGAGGGTTAAGAATGAGGAAAGAGGGAATGAACAAATAGAAATCATAGATGATGTGGACTAATCTACGTAAACTCCTCAATAGCCGCAACCCAGTCAGTCAGGCTAGAGATTTCTTTGAAGGCACTTACAGGCATAATTTGTACTATAGCGAATATCCTATCTTTAGGAAGCTAATGCGGAAGCATATCAAGGAGCAAATAGAGTATAGAGTTAGGATGATGAGTGCAGATTGCTATAACAATGGTCAATGTACAGAATGTGGCTGTGAGACTATAGCTTTACAGATGGCAGATAGGAGTTGTGATGGGCATTGCTATCCACCTATGATGACTAAGAGGAAGTGGAAGAAGTACCTTAATCATGATTTAGTATTTGCTAAAGGTGGCTACTGGAGAGCTAGTACAGCAGATAATTCACCACAATATTATATAGAAACAAATACAGGCTATGTTTACCAAGACTTCTCAAAAGTTAGGAACTTTAAAAGCAAAGACGGAATATACGGTGGTCTTCCCATATGAAGCTATAGCTGAGATTACTAAGACAGTATCACCTTGTGATTGTACTAGAGTGATACATAGGACACAAGATAAAAGTCTTGTTATTAGTTATACTCCAAAGGCTATACCACCTCATCTATCTGATAAGGGTGGCTATGATACAAAGAAGACAGTTAAGGTTTACTTTAAGAGATTACCAGATGGAGTAGAGGAGATGGTAGAACTTGAGTTTACTGGTACAGTAACACGCTAAAATCACATATTATGGATATACTAATTAGACTTGTAATAGTAGCAGTAATAGTAGCACTGCTAATATGGCTGATTAACTATCTGCCAATACCACCTATGGTAAAGACTATACTTAATGTCTTTATTGCAATTATAGGGATAATCTATTTACTTAACCTCTTGCTTCACTTCATATGATAGAAGAACAACCACTAGATAAGTTGCCAGATAAGGGAGCTGAAGTTACGCGGGAAGGTGGTAGGTTTATCTACAAGCTATGGTTATCCCCTGCTGCAATGAAAGCACTTGATGAAGCTTTAAGAGAAGAGTTTGGTAAGTTATATAAATCAAGCTATGGAACAGAAGTTCAAAAGAGGGAATCTAGTTAAGATACTAGTAGGGCATATTATATATGACCATGTGGAAGGTGGATGGATAAAGAAGGATATATCTCCTCAAGATGTAGGGAGACTTGCTATTATCCAATACTCTTATGGTGAAATATATGATGGTCGTAACCCTGATAACTTTAAGCAGTATCAGGTTATCTATCAGGATACAGGTAATACTGTAGCTTGGAAGCATGACCATGAGCTAGAGCTGGTAGCTGAAGGTGGAGAACATCTTGTAACACAAGCTTTAGCTAGAAGAGAAGAGATTAACTATTAAAACAAATATTATGGCAGAGACATTGGATTACTTTAAAGCATTAACTGAACAGTATGCAAAAGATATAAATATAGTCTATGAAGGTTATCAGAAGGAATTAGAGGAAGTAGATGAGGCAATTAAGGATGATGTAGCAAGGATAGCAGTAGATGAAGTAAAGGCTATTGCTAGAGAGCACTTTGATGAGATGATAGAGCTAACTAAGACTTATCTTCAAAATCTTAAGGAGCTACCAGAAGGAGAACATCCAGAAGAGATTCCTTCAGATTCACCAGAAGAATAAGATAAACTACAGGTTATGGACTTATTTGAAATGAGGGATGGAGTAGTCTATCCCTCACTACATGCTTTACTCATTGAGCCATTCAAAGGAATATGGGCTGCTGATACTACAGAAGGGAAGTTTAGGACACTACGTAAATTTAGGTATGTGGAATTACTTTGCTCACCAAAGAAGAGTAATGTGTTCTACAACTATAGTGAGGAAGTAAGACCAGAGAAGGTTAAGGTAGAAGTATTCAATGACAAGGACTATGTACTTGGTGATGATGTAATGCAGATGACTATTAAGTATAAAGAGCTACTTAGTTCAACATCACCTTACTATGAGGAGTTACTTGTGAGTGAGCAGGCACTAGCTAAGATAAAGACCTTCTTGAAGAACTTTAATATGGACAGCCGGACTAACTCTGGTGGATTAGTTTTGAAGCCAAAGGAAGCCCTTAGTGCAATAGCTGAACTACCAGAAGCCAGAGACTCTGTAGAGAGGATAAGAGCTAAGGTAGTAGCTGACCTTAAAGAAGAGACTAAAACAAGGAACTCTAGAGAGGTAGGGTTCTTTGAAAGATAATATGGGTTTTGGTACACTGATTGAAATCAGAATACGCCTAGGGTTTCCACTCTGGGCTTTTGCTTATATTTACTACTGAACATATGCCACATGGATGATGTAGAGATTTTACTTGAAGCTCCTTCAATACCTAGACCTCCTGAAAGGAATAGGGATTATTCCATTAGGGGAGAAGATGGGCATTGGTATAACTCTGATGTATTCAGAAAAGAGGGGATAAAATTCAATAGGACTAAGAGCTATTGTTTAGACCCACCTGGGACACCTGCCTTCTTAGATTATTGGTCAGAGCAGCTTAGGAGATGTAAGGAAGGATATGAAGTAGGTGGATGGAAGGTTACTAATCACCACTATAGTTATCTTAACTTCTGTGAGATAAGGAAGGTAATTAAGGTTGAGGGGAGTAGTAGAGCTTCAAAGAAAATTACAGAGTGTCCTGATTTCTGGGATGGTGACTATGATTATTATTGGTGTGTAGAGCTAGCTAAGAATGGAGTATCTTCTGCTGATAGCTTGATGACTACTCCTGAAGAGAAGAAGTGGCTACAAAGTCTATCTCCTGAAGAAAGGAAAGCTGAACATATCAAGGTAGTTGAAGAACTATGTTTGAATGTAAGACCACATCCAGATTACCTAGAAGGTGGTAATCACATGATAGTGGGTAAGTCAAGAAGGAAGGGATATTCGTATAAGAATGCAGATATATGTAAGAACATATATAATACAGTTAGAGAATCAGAGGTTCTAATAGGAGCTTTTGATAAGAAATACTTATATCCGAAAGGAACAATGGCAATGGCAAGTAACTACTTGTCATTTTTAAATAAGCATACAGCTTGGGCTAAAGCCAGAGAGTATGTTGATAAGGTAGATATTAAGGTAGCTAGTTACAAGGAGACCAATCCTCTTACTAACATATCTAGTGAGGTAGGATATAGGTCTAGTATAATGGCTCTTAGCTTTGGAGATAATGAAGCTGCTGCCAGAGGTAAAGACCCTATGTACTGCTTATTTGAAGAAGCAGGTAAATTTCCTAATCTGAAGGAAAGCTTTAATGCCACTGTAGCAGGAGGTACAGCAGGTAAGTATATTACAGGTACTATCTTGATATTTGGTACAGGTGGTGATATGGAGAGTGGAACAGTAGACTTTGCAGAGATGTTCTACAATCCTATAGAGTTTGGCTGTATGCCATTCGTTAATATGTGGGATGAGAATGCAGAGAATAGCTACTGTGGCTTCTTCCATCCTGTGTACCTTAACATGGAAGGTTACTATGATAGCCAAGGGAATAGTGATATTGAAGGAGCTAAGGCAGAAGAGTTAGGGACAAGGGATAGGTTAAGGAAGAATGCTTCTTCATCTGCTGTTATACAGTCTAGGATGCAGGAATACCCTATGTCTCCTTCAGAGGCATTCCTTACTGTTTCAACTAATGATTTCCCTATTGTTGAGCTTACTCGTAGGAAGAACATTATATTAAGAGATAACCTTCATATCAAATTAGGTCAGCCTGTGAACCTAGTAAGGAAGTGGACTGGTGATGAAGGTAGAAGGAAGAGTATAGTAGTAGCAGAACCTATACTACATACAGATGTAGAAGGATTATGGACTTACAGACCTAAATCTGCTGATTTACGTGGAATACCCATCATATATAAATATCCTATAAGCAATCCACCTAAGGGCTTATACAAGATAGGATTTGACCCTTATAGACAAGCTAACTCATCAGCTATTGTACCATCTCTTGCTAGTATCACAGTATATAAGGGATTCCATAAGTTTAGTTATGATAGGGATACCATAGTAGCACAGTATGTAGGTAGACCATATAACCCTGATGATGTGAACAGGATAGCAGAGATGTTTGCTGAATTGTACAATGCAGAAATAATGCACGAAAATGAGGTAACTCACGTTAAAAATTACTTTGAGAAGAAAAATAAGCTACATTTGTTAGCAGCCCAACCTGATGCTGTCATATCTAAGAACATCAATAACTCCAAGGTAAGTAGGATATGGGGGATACACATGGTAGAGAAGTTGAAGGATGCAGGTGAGAAATACATAAAGAGATGGCTACTTACGGAGAGAGACTACGATGAACATGGAGAAGCTATATACAATCTAGATACTATCAATGACCCAGCTTTAATAGAGGAGCTAATACTATATAATAGGAAGGGTAACTTTGATAGGGTAATGAGCTTTATGATGTTGATGTTCCAGATAGAGGAAGATGGAGCAGATAGAACCTTCGGTGATAGTAATGATGATGAAGATTCTATAAGAGAGATAGAAGAGCTTCTCTCTAGGCAGTTTAGAAAGGCAGCCTAAAAAGTGACCTAAAATGAGGCTAGAATTTCAACTTGTATGGGAAAAATGGAAAGCTCTATGTGTGTGTGTGTGTGTGTGTGTGTGTGTGTGTGTTATATATGGTGTCGTCATATA